TATTTTATTGAATTTATTATTTTATTTAATTATTCAGGGTATATTATTCTATAAGACGAAGTCTCGACCGCGAAGCGGCCTCATCCGTTAAACGAGGGCCTATGTACCGAGTAGGATGAGGAGAGACAGTGTTATACTCCACGGGCTCAGGTTCTTTCAGCTTCAGATGAAAGGTTCTGTGGCTCCGGGAGGGCGTGGAGTATATTCTCATACCTTCATTTCCTTCCTTTCAGTCAGTCATTCCAGAGTTATGTCTTTCTAAGACCCTCTCATCCAGACCTATTTTGTATATTTTGCTGTTTTTAATCAACTTTCTTTTTTTTTAAAAGTATCAGAGAGGGTCTAAAGAAGACATAAAACTAGTAAAATTGTATTATTTTTTAGCCGCCAGATGTCATTTACTATATAGACGTTTTTGTCGAAAAAATAATACATTTATATTTATATTTTATTACAATTATCAGGGTATATTAATAATCAAAATGTCTATTGAGATCCTCTCAGCCAGATACATTTTCGCCCAGAACAGGAATTATAGCCAAATTTCAATATTTTTCTCAATTCGAATCCAAAACACATAAATCCCCCGAGAATTTTTCTCACTCATATCTCTTTGCCTTATTAATGATAATAGATTTTCAGAGGAGCGTCCAATGCAGTATTTTAGTTTATTGTGAGCTTTTTATTCGATTAGGTTATTTTCGCGGGATCCTCCAGTATCTTTTATACTGTATTGGCCTTCTTTTGATTTGGCAATGTGACTGAAGCGTAATAACCGCATCCCCTTAGTGTTTTATATTGAGGGGATTTTCTTTTTGATCATTAGTTGTGTTATATGTCTGATCGGTTTATTAATCAATTTGATCCGACCAAAGACTTATCACGTGAGTTACAGAATATTACTTTAGAGAGGCAGTACAATAGTTTGACGGAGGAGGAGAAGTTACTAGTTTTCCTCAAAATCAATGGTTATAATAGGAAGCCGCCCAGTATTGAGCAATTATATACTGATCCTTATTATTTAGGGGGTATTGATTTTTTTGATGGTGGCAGCAATATATATCAGTTTTGGAAAGACAGTTTGAAGTCTATATTTCCAAGTCCTGTTACCACAAAGTATCCATTTTTGATTCTCAGTGGTGCTATTGGTATTGGTAAGTCAACAATATCCAGATTATGTATGGCGAATACTTATGCCAGGATGTTGTGTATGAACAATCCGTCTAAGACTTTACACTTGGCTCCTAAACCTTTTTCATTTGTAGTATCTCATCGTGACGAAGAGGTTGGTAGGTCTGAGTTTCTTGGCTGGTTTAAAAATGAGGCTCTAGTAAAATCTCCGTTTTTTAAGAATATTAAACCTCGTTTTAAATTACAGTTACTTAGTTCTGGCCCTTTAGGTGGTAAAATAGGTCTTGGTAGTGATGTTATTTTTTATGTCTTATCTGAGGTTAATTTCTACCCAAATCCTCAACGTGCTCAAGGGATTATTGAGTCTGCTTATGGTCGTATGACATCTCGTTTCAATCGCCAATCTTTACAGATGGTTGGAAACTTGATTGTTGACTCGAGTGCTAAAGGTGACGCTAGTGCTACTGAGTGGTTTGTTGATAATACTCCCCCTGATTTAACTTGGAATTGTCACCCAGCGCATTTCGAGGTAAAGCCACAAGATTATAAGGAGAGTGGAGGTAAGACTTTCTCTGTTTATATTAGTGATGGTAAATATCCAAATCAGGTTTTAGCAGAGGATTATAGGCTAGCGGATGATCAAGATCCTGAGCGTGTTATTCAGGTTCCTATTCAGCTTAAGATAGAGGCGAAACAGAATCTAGAGAAAATGCTTCAAGACAAATGTGGTATTAGTACCTCAAGCAGCGATAATTTCTTTGCTGGTTCAATAGCTCATTTATCTAACTGTATGAAGTATACTACTAATCCTGTTCCTGAGATCCTTCATGTCGACTTTTATGACAAGACGGATAGATTGATAGATAAGCTAAGACCGGCTATTGAAAGGATTCCTCGAGGCACTAGTATTTGGATTGGTTTAGATCTTGCTACTATTGATGACTATACTGGTATTTCATGTGTTCAATTTGATAGGTGGATAATACAGGGTGACACTAAGATTCCCAGGATTAAATGTTATTTTAGTGTTGCTGTTAGTAGGAAAGAAGGTCAAGAGACTAGTTTATTCCATATTTTTGACTTAATAATGGGTCTTAAGAAAGAGGGATATAACGTTATTGTTAGTGCAGACCAGGCTTACTCAAAACAGATCCTCCAGGATTGTGAACGAGAGTTTATAACTACAAATGGTCGAATTAGTACTGATAATGTTCCTTGTGAGCCTGCTTTATATCTGAAAAACCTAATAATGCGAGAAAGTATAGAGCTTCCAGAGAATAAAAGGCTACTTAGGGAGGCCTATGACTTAAAATATGTTCCAACAAGAAAAGGTTTTAAGATAGATCACCCAAAGAAAGCCACCAATAATCCTACAGTTTTTGATAGGAATGATGGAAAGGGAAGTAAGGACGTCTGGGATTCTTTAGCAAGTGCTTGTTATAGTTTAAAAATGAGTATTGATGCTGGTGAGGAAGATGGTTACAGTAATGGCATTGATAAACAGCTTGATATAATAGGAACAATGGCTAAGAGTGATAAGGAAAATTCTTATAAGGCCCTTCAAGATAGATTAATTAGCGCTTTTGATTACTGATGATTATATTAAGAAATAAACAATTTATAAATCTTGGTAAAGGAGTTTCCAAAGAGTTACCGAGTGAGGTTCTTGCTATTATCAATAAATCTATAAAGAATGGAGAATTTCCAGTTAAACTTCTTAGATCAAAGAAATTTAGCAAGATAGATGATAGAGAGAATGTTCCCCCCGATATTCTAGAAAAAGCTAAGGTAGAGGGTGTTATTCAGAAGGATCACGATGGGAATTGGAGAATAGTAGCTATTAAGAAAAGAAAGTTTTGGACCCCTAAGTATACCTCAAGGGCCAATGCTGAGTCTGCACTTAAGGCATATCAGGCAAATAAACACTAAGTTATGATTATACTAAAAAACGTACTATATAGCGAAAAGAAGAAGAAGCGGAAGGCTATTAAGAAAAAGTTAACTCCGCTAGACGCCCAATATCTTCAAGAACTTCAAGGTGACTTGGAGAGAGACAAACAGGTAGCGGATGCCACGGCTTTTAATACTAAATTTGGTGCGGGTCTTGCTGGTGCAGGATTAGGTGCAATGGTTGGTAATGTTGCTACGAAGAAATCTTTGGCTGGTACTGCTATAGGCGCTGGTTTAGGCGCTGCAGGGGGATACTATGCTGTCAGAGGGTCCGCAAATAGAAAGAAGGATAGAGATATTGAGGAAGCAATAAAGAGAGAGGCTGACAAGAGAGGCCTTTATGTATCTAGCTCTCCTAGTGATCGTGCTGAAGTTCGTAGAATTCGTCAGGATGAGAAGGATAGAGCAATTCAAGCTCTTCAACTTCAGGCCCAACAAAGAATAGCGGACGAGATGAGAAGAGCTAGATTAGAAAGAAGATATGATAATTCTAAGAAATAAGGAGTTCTCTAATAAGAAAAGTCGTAGAGAGTTAGAGGATGAATACAAATTGATCATACTAAGAGATAAAACTTATTCATTTAAACCTGTAGCTTATGTTCCTGTTGGACGTAGACTAAAAGATGCCAGTGCTTTTGGTGCCCTAGGTGCTATATTAGGGGCCTTAGGTGGTTCAATGGTTGGTGCAATTTTTTGGATCTGCCAAGTATGGTGCTTTAGGAGGGGCGGTTTTATCTGCTTATCTTGGAGGAAAAACTGCTTGGAATACAACTTCTAAGAAGAGTATTGATAAACGAAATCAATTCCTCAAGAAACAATATGAAGCAGCAGAGAAACTGAAGAACCTAGCACTTAAAGATCCTCAAAAGTATCTTACTGATTTATATACTGGATCTATCCAGGATTACAAGAAGTTAGAAAAGAAGTATGGCATACAATTTCCGAAAGACCTTTGGAATTATATAGAACTTCAAAAGAAATTTATCTTATCTCACCTAGTTAAATTCCTGAAAGATAATTCGGACTGTTGGGCTTCTTTAACCAATATAGTTAGACCCATTGACCAAGCTCGTTACCCAGAAATGTGGATACAGGAAGATCTTCAGCTGAATCGTAGAGGAGATACATCTTTACACGAAATTGGTCTAATAACCGACCCTGAACGAGCTGATGATACTGTAGTTTGTTGGTATCCACAGGCTAAAAGTGAGCCGTTTGGTTGGGGACCTCAAGGAGGATTTCCAATAGAAGGAACGTTCACCTCATTAGGGGAAATCTTGATTGAGTGGGTTGATCGGGATTTAGAGGATATCGAAAATCCTGCCCTAATTCAGCTAGCAAAGGATTGGAAAGCTGAACTTAAGAAATTATAAAATATAAATCCCATAGTTGAGATGAAATATGTCTCTATGCACCAAAGCAACTATGGGAACTGTCAAACGCGGTTATTATTCTACACTAATATGATTATATTAAGAAACAAGGCCTTCGCATCGAAAATTGATGAGGCTAGATACGACAGGGAAAATCTTTTAGACGGTGCAGCAAAAGCAGAGGGCATTATTTCTTTAGGGGCTCTTGGTTATGGGGCTTATAAAACTGGTCAGGCTGGAAAAGAAGTATACAATAGAATTAGTGCCGAGAAATCAAAACTTGGTAAACTCAAGGCCCTGAAAAAAGTTGGTGGTAAGGTTCTTCGAGGATCTAAGAAATCTTTAAAAGATTTAGAAACCAGAAGAAATGTGCTGGAGGGTGTTGAAGAAGCAGCCAAGCAGGAGATTGCCGGGTCTAAGGAAAAGCTTAAGAATATTGAGGAATTTGTCTTAAGTAATAGAGACAAAACAATAAGTACTGAGAACTACAACCGAATAAAGGGGGCAATTACCAGAGAGAAGAAAAATATTCAAACTAATAAGAGAATAGTAGATTCTGTTAAATCAACAAAAGCTCTGAACACTGCCTCTAAAAACCTCAAGAAAGGTAAAATTGCTGGCGGGATCGCCCTAGCGACTGGAGTTTCTGCGCTAGCCCTTAATGGTGCTGCAAAAGCAACTAAAAAGAAAAGGCGAGAGAAAATTTTCAGTATTCAATCCGGTCATCCTGATAAAGAAGGTTCTTTAAGAAGAGAGCTTATTAATAAAGCAAAAACCGGCGCAGGTCTCGGGGCTGTTGCTGGCGGTGCTGTAGGCGCAAGTGTTGGTGTCTCTACTCTTAATTTAAAAACTCTAGGTATTTCTACTGTTGTTGGACTATCACTAGGTTCCCTAATGGGTGCCCTGGGAAATATGTTTAAGGCAGTTGGCGCAGATCACAGAATGAGTGTAGCTAAAGAGGTTAATATGAATCAAGTTCTTGATTATTTGGAAGATATTATATCAGATTCCAGAAACAAAGGGCTTGATGTTAGAGGCAAAAACCTAGTTAGTCGATATATAGGATTAGACCAAGATCCTAAGGGGTTCAATATAGTTCTATCAGTTAGAGATGGAGTAGCAATTTTTATAATTTACGACTCCATAGGGAATAAAACACTTGACGAACTAAGTAAAGAGTTTGAGTATGTAGTAAAAGATAACAGAAAGGCTACTTACATCTCTGAAAAGGTTAAAGGTGGCTATATAGTTCAATTAACTATTCCTTCTGTGAATGCTCTAGCTAATCTAATTTATAATATCTGCTATAAACTCCATCAACGTATAAACTGTATAACTAAGACTAAAATGTAGAATAGCGTGTTGATTTCTAAGACGTGCTGGCGCTGGAGGAATTACTGCAGTTAAAGGTCTTCTGAAAGACTTATGATAGGTTGGATAGACAGAGGCTGATGAGATTGATGTAGCAGAAAGAGTCTAAGAAATAAGTTTTTGAAGCATCTGCATAAATATTATAAGTAAGGAAGAAATTAATACCCTTATTACTTAAAACAATAAAACTAATAAGAAAACTATGTTGGTTAAACGTAATGTATATTTCTCTGCTATTGATGAGAGTGGCGAGGAGAGACTGTATTCTACAAATGAGGTAATTAGTGAAGAGGATTACCTGGAAATGTTGTTCAGTGATAATGAGGACGACGAAGACGAAGATGAAAAGAAGTCCGATAAGAATTTAGCAGAAAAGGTTGGTAAAGGAGCCATGGTTGCAGGTGGTGCAGGTACGGCTGGGGCTGTTTTGGTTCCCGGTACAAAAGCGTCAGTTCGGCCATATAAGGAAGCTATTTCGAAACTACCTGGTGCATTGAAAGTGATTGCGAAAAATAAGTTAGGAAGAAAACTTACGGATAAAGATATTAAGAAGGCTCAGGATTATCTTGATGCTCTTAAAAAGATTCACAAGAAAGCTGCATTACAGGATATAGATACTTATGCTAGACGCGCCTCGAAAGTAGTTAAGGACAGTGCCGTCAAAAATGCAAAGGGAGGCCTCGCTGTAACTGCAGTCGGCGCAGGACTTTATGCTGCTGGTAAATTAGCAAAGAAGAAGGAGAAGAAGAAGGAGGATTGATCCTATCCTAACTTAGTCAGAAAACTATAATCCCATAGTCGAGATGAAACATGTCTTTATGTACCAAAACAACTATGGGAACTCTAATACCAAACTAAACTAATAGGTATGATTATATTGAGACATAAAGAGTATTCGGAGGATCAGACGAAGCTTTTCAGTAAGAAGAGCAAGCGTAGAAAGAAATTGGATGATGATACCATTTCTTACTTCGATGATAAAGTCGGTACAGATAGAATTTTAGCTGGTGGTTCTAGCTCTTTAAATAGAGCTACGATTAAGGCGATTGATAATGATGATTATGAGCCCCTTAAAAAAGCGCACAAGAGAAGTGGTGCTCTGACTGGTGCGGGACTTGGGGCTTTACTAGCATCTCCCTGGGTCGCTGATGCAGCTATTAAGGCAAGCGAGGGTAAGGCTGTTCCGGCTGCTATTGGTGCAGCAGGTGTGGCTGCCGGTGTAGGTGCTAGCTCTTATCTTGGTTATAAACTTGGTAAGAAAATCGGTGAAAACGAGTCAGAGGAGATCGCGAAAAGTAAGAAGTTTGATCGTCGAGGATTGCAGAGATATTCTGATATCTTGAAATCTATAGAAGATGAAGATTATAAGAAGCATCTGCATAAATATTATAAGTAAGGGAGGAATTAGTACCCTTACTACTAAAAAAAACAATAAAACTAATAAGAAAACTATGTTGGTTAAACGTAATGTATATTTCTCTGCTATTGATGAGAGTGGCGAGGAGAGACTGTATTCTACAAATGAGGTAATTAGTGAAGAGGATTACCTGGAAATGTTGTTCAGTGATAATGAGGACGACGAAGATGAAGACTCAAAGCTTGCTGCCGCTATTGCTGCCGCTAAGGGCGCAGGTGCTGGTTTAGGCACTGCAGGTCTCGGCGCAGCTGGTATGTATGGAGCAGGTAAGCTTGGTGAGGTCATTAGAAATAAGCGACTTAAGGCTAATGGGCTAGCCGCTCAGGAAGAAGCTAAGAGTAGCTTAGAAGCTCTTGTGGGTGCCGGTAAGACGGTAAAGGCTGCTGGTAGTAAGGAAGCCGGTCTTGTTGAGAAGAATCTGCTTAAGGCTGGTGAGCTGCTGAGGGGAAATAAGAAGATCGCTGCTGGCGTAACTACTGGCTTGGGTGTTACAGGTCTCGCTACTGGTTATGGCGTGCATAAGGTCAAGAGTCATAAGAAGCGTAAGAAGAGCAACGATTAATACCCTATACTTCCCGGAGAACATTATTAAGTTCTATCTATTTGATTAGACCGGGAAGACTAATTAATTAAGAAGAATAATACTATGATCATACTACGCAAAAAGTCTTTTTCTACTGAAGACTGTAATAATCAAATAGTAGAGCAACGGGAATTTAATTCAAAAGCACAGAAGGCTCTTAGAGCTAAGAAAGATCTAGAAATTGGAATGAAAGCTCTTAAAGAAAATACTAATTTTGGATTTACTAATGACCAGATCCGGTCGGCAGGCCGGAAACTTCAACGAGGAAAGGCTCGACATTACGATCCAAGAATTAATCATACCTGGGATGTTGGAGTTTTGAAGCAGAACCAGTCTGCTAAAGATTTGGTTAATGAAGGAATAAATGAAAAAGCTCGTAATCAAATTGGATCTGCCTCAAGAAAAAGCATATTTGGTGGAAAAAGACAGAGCTATGGTAAAAATAATGGTCCTCTTACAAAATTAACGCAGAAAGACTATGACCACCGAGGCTGGGCATTACCTAATGAGGCTAGATTAGGTAATGCCAAATATCAGGAACTTAAGAAAATCCGTGACAACAAATTTAAACAAAAGATTCACGATCTTGCAGAAAAAGGAGAAATTCTAGAATTCCTATAAAAAATATAAAATTTTGTATATAGAAGACAGATTATTTTCAGAGACCTCTTCTGAGGTTTTCTATAGTGTAGTTATGACAGAGGATGAATATTCCTTAGCCTTTAGATACTAACAAATATATATAAAAAGTTAGGATTTAGAGTAGTTAAACAAATTTAGTGTTTCAGGTGATTTCTGGAATAGATTAATGAGGTTATGAAGATATTGCGGCATAAAAAAATTTGTTTCTTAAATGGTTTTATGGCATATGAATTAGGAAAACTTGAAATATCCGAATTTTTTAAAAAAGAAATCCCTAATATTCAAATTCCCGTAGTTCATAGTGATCCAAGATTAGGTTTAAAAGATTTACAGAAATTAAAACAAGTAAATTGGGATCTTGTAATTGGGCTTAGTATGGGAGGTGTATATGCTACTAAAATAAAATCTAAGAAAACAGTTTTAATTAATCCAGGTTTTGGTATTTCAGAGGGTATAAAAACTAAATTTCCAGAGTATAGTTTAGGATTCAAAGAACTTGAAAATCTTCCTGACCAAGCTACGAATGTTCTTGGATTTATTTCGATGGAAGATAAGTTAAGATCAGTAACTGAACCTATATTTGTTAGAAAATATGGGAAAAATAGTTTAATAAATATTCCAGGAAAACATGTTCCAACAATAGAGGAGCTCAGTAACTATATAATACCTGAAATTAGAAAATTTGCTAAACTATGATCATACTAAGACAAAAGTACTATAGTAAGAGTACAGGGGGGGGAATGATAATGATCAGTCCAGGCCAGGAAGTCGTTTAGCCGCTATAGGTAGTACACTTACTTTGGGTGCTATAGCAGCTAATACTGGGCTCTATAATTCCGCTATGAGTGATGAGCCTATTTCAAAGGATAAAATAGATCAACTCAAGAGAATTAATAAGAAACTTCAAGAAGAGGTAGAAAAAGGAGGTACTAAAGTAGTTCCTGGATTTACTGATTCTTATATTAGATTAAAAGAGATTAAGAGGGAAAGCCTGAAACATCCAGAGAATCTGGAGTTACGAGATTTAGTTGAAGCACTGGAAAAGGAGGGAGTGAAGGATTGTATTTCTAAAAATACTAATTCGAATTTTGCTCATGAGGTTGGTCACAGTAGGCACACCTTTGGTCGTGAGGGTGCTAGTAAAATAGGTAAAGCTGCTCACAGTATTTACTTAAATCCTACCTACCAGAAAATTGCTCTTCCCGGAAAGAATGCTCCATCTCTTGCAAGTTTATCTGCTGGATTTGCTAGTGGTTATAACTCAGTAAAAAAGGAGCGTAAAGGGGAAAAGGAGAGCAAATTATCTAAATATGGACCCACTGTTGCCGCTGCTGCTATTTCGGCACCGATGATACTGAGTGAGGCCGCTGCGTCTAAAAAGGGTTTACAACTTCTGAAAGAGGCGGGTGCTGACAAAAAACTATTATCCCAAATGAGAAATCAGTATCTTAAAACAGGAGGAACTTACGTAACAGGTAGTTTGATCAATCCTTCATTGACTCTGGTAGGTCGAGGACTAGGTAAAGCTGCTGCCAACAAAATAGAAAAGAGTAAGGACAAGGAGAATTAAATATCATAAACTCTCATACTGAACATTCAAGGTTCTATGGTTCGATCTAAGTATGAGAGCTAATTTTAAATGGAATTAAGATATGAAGAAAGAGGACAATAATGGATTTTTTCAGAAGATTTTTGGATTTGCCGGCAATATAAACTCCAGAGTACCGTTAAGAAGTAATATTTATCGGGGCGGTAGAAGTGGATTTACTCAGATTGGCTCTGGCGGTAAGTGGAATAGCTCTCAAAGGGAATCTCCTTTGTTAGGCAATGCTTCTCCCAGCAATTTAATGTCAGCATATTACTCAAGGATCGATGAATTACATGGATATCAGCTCATTGATGTTTGTAAATTAGCAACCAACTTTTTTGCTGATTATATAGTGAATTTTCTGGAGGACTCTGGACAACAGATAGTAACGATCCTCGATCCAGAGGGTAATACGGACGAATCAAGAACTGAAAAGATTAATGAGGTCTTAACTAAGGATCTTAATATCTTAGACTATATAAGGGACCACGTTAAGGATGTAGTTTTCTATGGTCAATATACTTCTATGATTTTAAAGACTCGTGATGAGTTAGGGCATTTGAAGTTGAGGTTTGAGGAGCTATATGATCCTATATCAGTGATCACTAAGAAGAAAAGGAATAAGGATGGTGAAACGGAGGACTCGTTTTTGACCAGAGGTGAGGATGGAAAGATATACGAAATTCCTCATAATAGTGCTTTCGTGCTTGGAAGTATTAACCTTCGCCTGGTTAACGATCTTAATGAGACTTACAAAGCAAAGAAAGATAAAACTGTTCAGCCCTCATTTGGTAAGAAGCTTAAGGATGATAATTTAGATAAAATTTTAAGAACCGAAGCCTACAGTACGGGTGAACCTCTGTTTTACTCCCTCATTCTGAAAGTTAAGGAGCTAATTATAAAAGAGTTACTTGTGTCTCTTATTAGCCTTCGCGACTTAAGTAGTGTTCAGATTTTCCTTCTTCAATTCGATAAATCTACTCCTAAGGAAACTGCTACAGAGCTTTGTGCTAGAACGACTAAGATTGCCAATAATACAAATGAGCTAGCGTCTTTCTTAACTAGCCAATTTGATGTTGTTAGTTTTATTGAAAATACCTTATCTCAGAGTGCTAAATTTGTTCCTGACTATAATGCTACTCTTGGTAATAAGAATAACTTATTGCCTCTTGATAAATTGTCAGATAAATTATTTGAGATAATGCAGAATTTGGACATGTGTAAGAACAATGTCCTTAGTCCTCTTGGTATTCCTTCAACAATCTTAGATTCGACATCAGGTTCAAAGTGGGCGATTCTACAACAATCAGAGAGAGCTAATAGTAGGGTTAGCGGATTTATGTCGGGCATTAAGACATCAGTTAAGGATCTTGTCTGTTCAGTTTATGAAATGATATATGGAGAGAAGATTGATCCCTCTTTGATTAAGCTTCACGTATCAGAGAAGACTAGTGTTGAATATAATAATCAGATTAACCAAAGTGAGTCTATTAATGGTTTGATGGGAGGTATAACTAACATCTTATCTAGTTCTTTGCAGATTCTTGAAAACTCTGCACCTTTAATAGATACTGAAGCTTTTATTAATTATATTCAGAATCTCATCAAAGACATTGATCCTGATACTGAGAGTATGATTAATGATGAGACCAAGAGAAAGTATATTGCTTATCTCCAGGCTAAACAGTCAGTAATGGCCGAACAACAAGGCATAGATCCGGCTGTATTCAATAATATAGAAGATCGGTAATAGTATTATGGAAGATAACAAGAAGAATTATGATTATAGTAAGGACGCCTTGATTGGTGGTGGAATTTCAACAGCATTAGGTACTGGCCTTGGAGCAGCCGAATGGAAACTTTCAAGAGATCTCAAGAAGGGGGAGCTTAGTAAACAAATTAAAGCACTTCAGATTTACGCTCATGAGAAGGGGATCCCTGTATCGGAGCTCTTAAAAAATCAAAAGAAAGCTGCCATAGGTCTTACGACTGCTGGTATTGGATTAACCTCCCTTGGGGCCTATAAACACTATAAGAATAAAAAAGAGAAGAAATGATAATCCTGAGAAAGAAGTCATTTGCTGATACTCCACAGCAATCTTCTCCCCAACAATCATCTGCTGGAAATAATGACGCTGCTCAGGAACCAATGTCCGCTAGAGAACTTCAGGAACAACAGCTTAAATTACAAAGACAGTTGCTTCAGATTCAGAACCAGAAACATATAATGAGGGTTCGTGAGGATATGGCAAAAAGAAAGCAGATGACACAGATGATGAAAATGGAGTCTGAAGAAAAACAAACCGAACAGAGGAATCAATTAAAGGCGAGAAGCTTAGAGGTTAATAATGGTCAACCAAATAATACAAGCCTCTATAAGACTAGATCAAGGATAATTGACCCTGTCCCTATGAAAATCTAAGACTATGAAAAAAGAAGAAATTAGTGAGAGAAGATTTACTTTAGGAGTAGAATCGAGTGCTGGAGTTGAAGAAACGCCTGGTATAAAACTGAAAGAAAAATGATTGTAATTCGACAAAAATACTATTCAGAGGGCTTAGTTCCTGTTGATCAATTACTTGACGAGACAGACTTGCTGATGGATAAGGTCGGAGACATACATCCCGTTGTAGAAAAAGCTACTAGACGCAAAAGGGGTCTAATAAAAGGAATTATTCAGGCATATAAGGATCTAAAAAAAAGTAAGTCTAAGTCTGATAGTATCAAGAAGTGAATCTTATACTATAGGAGGGTGTTGCTTAAGGAGCACTCTGAACTTGCTAAGGATCTTAGCAAACTTGGTAAATAGCCAAGATAACTTAATTTAATTTAAAACTAACTATGATTATTAAGGTTGATAGATTTTTCTCTGATATTGATGAGAATGGTGAGGAGAAGTTGTATTCCTACTCTGAATATATGACTGAAGAGCAGTATCTTCAAAAAGAGTTTGGTCTTAAAGACAAAATTATTAGTGCAGGTAAAAAGCTAGCTGAAACTCCGGAAGGCCAAAGAATTCTTGCCCGTATGAGAATGGAGGGTAAGAGAAATGCTGTTAGATATAAGCAAGCAATGCAGGAACTTTACGCAGGTGCAGCAGAGCAAAGTGCTAAAAATGCTCAGCCTATTGCACAAGATCTTAGCAGCTTGGTTACTCGTGGTGCTAAGAAATTAAGTAAGGGTATACGTGAGGCAGGTAAGACGTCTGAGGCCAATGCTAATACTGTTGCAAAGCAGATAAGAGGTCTGAAGGCCCGTGATATGTTCGGATATTAATCAAAGATGAAAGTAAAAAGATTTAGTTATGTAAAACCCGTACTAACTGGATCTGCAATTGGCGGTATTACTGGTGCAACAACTCAGCTTATTCGTGGTAGGAAAGAGAAAGACGGAAAGCAAAAGTCAAGAGCAATAAAGGGCGCTATTGTCGGTGCTACTATTGGTGGAACACTTGGAGCAGGTAGTAAGTATGCGAAAAAAAGATATAAAGCCTATATTGGAAAACCTATAAAGGCTGATATTGAGCAAGTTAGACAAACAATGAGTCCTGGTGATATTGTTATTGCAGACCGAGGAGCATATCAACATTATGGTATCGTTGGTAAAGATGGCAAAATTATTGAATATGGCTCTGAAAAGTTTGATCCTCGAACCGCTAATGTAGGGTATACAAGCTTAGATCATTTTTCAAACGGAAGCGCCCTCAGAATAGAGAAAGCTAAAGGTCCTTATACGCCAGAAGAAGTAGTATCAAGGGCCGAATCCTGGATCGGAAAAGATCGCGGTCAGTATAATCTCAGAAATAATAACTGCGAGCATTTTGCTAGGGAGATGGTTTCCGGTAAGGCTAGTTCAACACAGGCGGATAGGTTCTCTGAAGGAACTTTTAATAGAGTAGTCAGGCCTGTATTAGATCGTGTAGATAGTGTGGTTGAGGCTGCTGCTAGGACTAGAAATTACTCTGCTTTTACTGCTGCCAAGGGTGACAGAATCTTAGCCCAACAATTTAGACACTTTGTAGGAAACGATCTCTATAACGTAAGGGGTAAGCTTACTAAAGAATTAGGTGGGCTCTCTCATTTTAATAAGCATCAGACTGAATACTTGTCTGGCGGCGGATCTGTGATTGGGTCTTTAGTTGGTAGAGAGGTCGAAGGCAAGAAGGCTAAGAAGGCCGCTATTAATAAATACGGGTTGGAAAAGGGATCTTTAGAGTATGATAATTTCGTAAGATCTCGGAAAAATGCCGGAATGATAAAAGGAGCTGCTACAGGAGGTCTCTTAGGCGCTGGTTTATCTAAAGGCATTGATGCGGCTAGAGGTAAGGTGATTACTGATAAAGCTCTTGTTAAGTATGGAAATAAACTAGATCTAGGTAAGAACTATATGTCTACAGGAAAATCATTACGAGGGATAACGTCTGAAAAGGATATAGACACTATCATTAGTAACTATAAGGAGACAGGGGATTACCTTAATGGTTTAAAAAATATGCTTTAAACAATAACACTTCCCGGAGAACATTATTAAGTTCTACCTATTTGATTAGACCGGGAAGACTAATTAACTAAAATATCAAAATTATGGCTAAAATAAAGGTACAAAGACCTAAGACTTTTGATTCAGAATCTATTAAGGTTTATGACGATGGTGGAGTGTCAAAAGAGGTCAACCATAAATATTCAGACTCTACTCCGACCAGTAAGGTAAGGAGTGAAAGTAGTTCTTACGAGTACCATAAGAATTTCTCTAAGGCAGAAGAGGACCTTGCTAAAGCCTATGAGAATGCTATTGCCTCTGAGAAGAGGAAGGCATTAGGACACGGAACTGTAGCAACCCTTAATGGTATTTTAGCTGGTTCTTTTGGTAGAGGACTGAAAAAAGGTAGTAATAAAGGTTTTAATGCTGTTGGATTAGGTATTACTGGTTTGAATACAGCTTATCATGGTGTAGAGGCAACTAAGGCTGGTATGAAAGTAAAACGGCATAAAAAAGCCCTTAAGAATCTTCAGGAGGATTAATCTATGGGGAAAATAATTAAATGGTTTACAGAAAGTCATCATTGGCTTCATATTCTCATTGGCTTGTTAGTGGGTTTTGGATCAAACTCTGTATATTGTGCTGCTTATGTTGGCATAGGTATTAGTATTACCTCTGAATTAAAGGATAAGCTATGGGGAGGTCTATGGGATTGGGTAGACTTTACAATAACTCTGGTTAGTGTGGCCATTGGTTACACTATTAGGGGACTAATTTTTGGATTTAGTTTAGTATAAATTATGAAAATTTGGAGACTTGTTTTAAACATTATTTTGGTCATTCTTGCTGTTGGTGGTGTAGTATGGCAGGAGTCGACTATTGATGGTGCCACTATTCTTGGTACTACTGGTATTTCTATCTTTGCTTCTTTGGGTGCAGCCTTACTTGGCGAGCTTTTAGGTATCATTATTGGCAAGGATGATTTTAATAAGAAATCTTACTTTATTAGTGCTGGAGTTGGTGTAATTGTTGCGCTAATTCTTTCTGCTATAGTACTGTAAAGATATAAAATCCCAAACTGCTACATTTTGGTAGTTACTATTCGATTAGGGTTTGGGATCTCACTCTTAGTATCATATCGTTGTCTCCTAACGGTTTATTATTGAGATTCAACTTCTCAGAGGAGATCTAGTATTAACATTTAAATATAACGATTATGATTAAGATTTGTAATTTTGCTAAGAAGACAGGCCACTATCTTGCATGGCCGATTAAGAAGTATTTTGAGATGTCTGCAAGAAATTTTGAGATTATGTACGGTAAAGACTTTAAGAATATAAAGTTTTACATGTAATCTCAGAGTAATTACAAAAGACGTAAATGAGGGAGCCTAGAAACGCTAGGGTAACTCTCCCTCTCGTTATAAGGAATGTGATATTATTAAGACGATATTATTCAGACTTTAGTTTAAAAGACGGGGCCAATTATGCTTTATGCGGTGACTCTTAGGTTAGAAGAAATACCAGGTCCGAATAAAGTATAATCCTGTCATGAAAGCTCTGATAAAGAATAAATTTGTTAATAAGAACTTGGATAAAGATTCTGTCTATTTAGAAAAAAATGTCCAAGGAGGGTTATAATAGTGGGGGTAAGTAAAATGAAAACAGTAAATCCATTCTCGGATCCTGAGTTTAAGAAGGAACTTCTTAAAAAGGAAGGGAGATCACTAGAGGATACCGATGATTATGTCTTGCTGGGAGATGAGAATGATGATAAGGCTGGTTTAAAAGAGATTATCCAAGGATCTCCGAAACTTCCAAAACAGGCATCAAATATAATACTTGATGCTAATCTCCTAGCTAAAAATGAAAGGGAAGAGAATGTTAAACAGATGCAACTTAGTATCAATAAGATATTCTCTGACTATAATGAAAAATATGGTACTGACTTACAATTAGATCTTAGTAACCTATCAAGATCATTAGTAGCTGTTAGTACACCTGAGAAGAGAAAGATACTTCAGCTCTATGTGTCTGAAATGTTTGCATCCTTAAAACCGCTGATGATTCTTCACATGCTGGAACGTTTAACGGTTTGTATTAACTATCTCCTTAGTCCTGAAATGATGTTTAATAAAAATGAGATGTCTATCCCGGATATCTGGGTAGCATGTCAACAGATTATGAACATGATGGACCAGCTTAATGAGATGAAGGATGATATTGAAATTAAGAATTCAGATCTCGAATTAAAGAAACTAGCTGAAGAAAATAGTGATATAGATTTTGAAAGCGAGGAGACTAAAGAAACAATAGACTCTTTTATGCAGTTGTTTAACAAAGAGTTTACAAAGTAATGTACACATCCCTCTCCTAAGTAACACTAGGCCTAATACCGGGGGGGGGGAATAATTATAATTTTCCGGTGTTAGGAGGTATTAAATTTAACTATGATTATTAAAGTTGATAGATTTTTCTCTGATATTGATGAGAATGGTGAGGAGAGATTGTATTCTTACTCTGAATATCTGACTGAGGAGCAGTATCTTGAGGAGTTGCGTCAATATACTAAGTGGGATGATACTGATAATCTGAAAAAGATGAAGGATTCTGATATTCTGGCTGAAAAGAAGCGCAGTAATGCTGGTAACTATGCTAAGGTGGGTGTTGGTACTGCTGCCGGCGCCGGTATCGGCTTAGGTGCTGCAAAGATTGCTCAGAATCTTGGCTATCTCGGTGGTGGCAAAGGCGCATTAGGATTGGGTGCCGCTGCTGGTGGTTTGATTGGTGCAGGTAGTACATATCTTGCCAATCGTAATAAGATCAAGGATAATAAATTTTACAATCAGCGCCTTGGGTATGCTCAGAGACAGGCAAACAGACGTGAGCGCAAGGATTTTGTTAGCAATAATACTAATAGAGAAGGCTATTCTTATTAATCTAGCTAGCAGTGGTTGTATATCGCGCACTCTCATACCGAACATCCAAGGTTCTATAGTTCGATCTAAGTATGAGAGCTAACTAACTAAAAAATATTAAAATTATGGATGTAAGAGTAAGATGTTGTGGGTTAGGTCCCAATCATTTTGCTGCAGATGGATCTCATATTGGTGAAACTGTAGTAAGAAACTATCTTAACTCTGAGGAATATGAGCGTTCTATGGAGACGAGGGAGTGTCTTGGATATCTTACTCATCGTGGTAGGGGTCTTACTGCACTTCCTGATTCTATAGGCAAACCCGAGCTTCTTCGCAAGCAGATTGGAGTTGATGATGCGGGTTTGTGTGTTGGTGAAAATGTCCCCACATATACTCATTACGTCAAGGAGTTTTACATTGAGAATGTTCCGGGAGAAGGTCCTTTTCTTTGTGCCTTGATTCATATTCTAGATGAGAAGGATTTTGATAGTCTTGCTGCCGAGAATATAAAGAGATTGAAGGGTTTAATTAAATCTGGTGTTCAGGTGCCTTGTTCTATGGTTGTTCTCGCTTATTGGGAATCGAATGGAAATGGTATTGATGAGTGCAAGAGAATTAAACTTTTGAAGGGTGTTGATTTCACAAAAAATCCCTCATTCGGTCCTTTAGCTCGAATCACTGATGTTTACTATGACGATGAAGATACTAAGAGAGGTGAGAAGACTTTTTCGATTAAGGATTCAGATATTCGAGTAAAGACCTTCTCTAGTGTCGATGAAGTAGGCGTAGATCCTGAGATAGCAAGATCCTCAAAGATTGATGGTAAGTACTGTATCCTGAAAGCTAAAGAGTACTCTATGTTGGCCGATACAGTTCAGATCGAAGAGGATACTGAGAGAACATATTCTGTTGCTACTATTAGAGAGCGTGTTAGATATGCTAAGTTCTCTCCCAGAATGAGAATGCGTCGTCTGTTTTTAGAGTACAAACAAGCAATTAAGCAAGCAGGTGGCGCAGAAAAGATTGATCCTGAGACTTTGAAAATTATGAAGTCTCTTTTTATGACGGATCTTCTTGATATTTTCGAGGTGCTTACTCCCGAGATCCTGGCGGGTAAGACCATTGCTACTTTGACTGGTGCAGGATCTCTTGGAAAATCTGTTCGTGTAGCCAGTCAGAAATTACAACAACCGGCCCGCCTGGCTTATATGGAGATGTCCAAACGAGGCACTTTAACTCCGATGCGACTAAAAAATCTTCAGGAAGCTTATATTGAATTTACTAAGGCAATGGAGGAAGAGGTTTTTGGACCAAATGAACTTCCAGAGGGCCTAGAACAGTCTATTATGGAGGAGGAGAAGAATGTTAAGTAGTAGAATCAAATTGTTCCCACGAAAGAAGCTTTTCTCTTCCACTTCTGATAATAGTCTGAGAAAAGTCATTTGTAAAGATTGCGGATGTGTTTTAGAGACTGCAGAATCGACAAGTAGTATTATTTGTCCTGAGTGTGGTGGTAAGAGATTTAATCTTGCCTTATTCCCTAAAGCAGATAAGAAGCAAGAAACTGAAACTAGAGAATCTTTATTTGATATTCCAAAGAATGAATATGAGATGAATTTGAAGCAATTCTCTGGTGAAGTATTGGAGTGTGATGAATTTGAGAAGATTTTCTCTGATAAGGGAGAGGAAATGATCGAGCGCGGTTATGCTAGGATTAGTGATAACAACCAGGTCAGTATTAGTCCAATCGCTTATGCCACAGAGCGTTTATTCTCAAAAATAACTATTTCAGTTACCAAGACCTTAGAGTTGGACCCCGAAATCATGAATCACGAGGTTTGTCCGGAGGAAGTTATTGAAGGTTTAGAAAATCGTGGTGCTCTTCCTGAGAAGGGTATTATGATTATCAAGAAGGCTCATGGTATTATGCCTAATCCTAATACGAGAGTTTTTAGCGAAGAAGAGAATTGGCTAGAGGATTCTCATATTTGTGATGACTTGAGACTTGAGTATCCCAATAATAACTGCTTTGGTATTGAAGAGTTTATCAAAATAATTAGAGAGCGCTATCCTGATGCCCCAGAGGACATTATTGATCTCTTAGCAAAGGAGGGCGTAATCAAGCTATCTGGTAGTCAAGTTACTATTCAGAACTAAAATACATAATTAAACAAATGAAGAATACAAGATTGATGGAGCTCATGTTTTCTGAGGAGACACCTGCTGAGCTCAAGGAACAGGTAGGTAACGACATCAAAGCCGCTGAGAAGGATGGTGTTGTTGATACCGAAGAGGTTAAGTATGAAAAGCAAGGTAATGGTGATGTAGCTATTACCGATAAAGAAACTGGTGAGATCACAGTCGCATCACGTAATCCTGAGGAAGCTGAGACTTATGACCTGATTGCCGTTCCGGATGGACAGCTTGAGAGATTTGCCCACCCGTCTGATGATGGTGTTACTCCTGGCTCCGCTACTGGTGCTCCTGATGAGAAGGCTAGTGATCATTTTGATGATAGTAAGCTCGGTGTAAAAGCTGAGACCGTAGCTGATCAAGCTTTCGGTGAGAAGTGTCCTAATTGTGGTGCATCTCCCTGTCAATGTGAGGATGAGGGTAAGCAGTTCAGCATTAGCTCTGAGAATGACGCTTGGCAGAAAATTTTCTCCATGCCTCAGGAGTTTGTTGATTATCTCTTCTCTGAAGTTATTGAGAGTGAGGAGACTGCAAAGGTTGGCGATCTGAAGGTTGAGAAGTTGGCCGATGAAGATAATGCCGTTGTTGTTACCAGTGAAGCTACTGGTGATCAGGTTAAGGTTAAGCTGGACGATAACGATATGGAAGTTACTGAGTTGGATAGCAAGGCTTTCTGTGAGGGCCAGTATCTTCCCTATATTATTGTTGGTGTTCAGCCTTATGATCACGTCATTGTAGAGGCACAGGAGTATGATCTTGAGTCTGCTCAGGCACTTCAGGCCCGTCTTGAGGCTGATGGTGTTGAGGCTATTAAGATTTGTGACGACCCCGAAGCTGCTCGTGACTACGCTTATCATCTGTTGGTTAGCCTTGGCGCTAATCCTGAGGAGGGTGAGGTTGAAGAGTCTCAGGAGCAGAAGGAGTTCTCTGCTTACTATGATTGTCCTTGTTTCTATACTGCACGTTACTATACGGACAATACTGTTATGATGTCTCGTATGTTCTCAGAGACAGAGGCCGGTACTACTGATACTGTTGATGCCGTCTATGATGCTATTCGTGGTGGTCATGAGGTTGAGTTTGAAGGTGGTGTTGTAACCCCGATCGATGCTCTTACTGCTATTGTTCAGGATGGTGTAGAATTTACCAAGGCTAAGATTTCTGGTGAGGATGTTATTCTTGAAGAGATGGATCCTGAGGATGCTAAGGAAGTTCTTGATGGTGAGGATCTTATCGTTGTTGATTCTGATATGAATGAGGCTATTGAAGAGGCCGATGATTATGAGGATGAGGCACCTGTTGATGAGGACGAGGATGAAGAGAAGGAATTCTCTGATTATTTCGACTATTCAAACGAAGATGGAACTAAGTTCTTCTCTGAGAATGAAGAGATGACCGACTATATGGCTCGTCTGTTCAGTGATGAGGCAGAGCAGAGTGACATCGAGGAAGCTATTGAAGAGGGCACCGAGATTGAGAATGACAATGAAATCATTACTCCGGTAGATGCTAAGAGCGCTATTGTTGAGGATAAGGAGACTGGTGAGCTGTCTAAGGTTACTATTCTCAATGATGATATGATTGTTGTTCATCCGATTGACGAAGATGATGCTGATGACCAGTTTGAGGATGTAGTTGTAGCTCCCAATAAGGAGTCTGAAAATGCTCTTGCTGAGGAAGAGGGTGAGATTAAGAACTACTCTTATGTAAATGACAAGGGGACTAAGTTCTTCTCTGAGAGTGAAGAGATGACCAATTATATGGCTCGTCTGTTCAGTGATGAGGCTAGTGAGGACGAAATTGAGGATGCTATCGAAGATGGTCAGCAGATTGAGAACGACAATGAGATCATTACTCCTATCGATGATACTACCGCAGTAATTGAGGATAAGGAGACTGGCGATTTCCATAAGGCTGAGATTAAGGATGAGGTTCTCGACATTAATCCTATCTCGGAGGAAGAGGCTGATGAGCTTACTAAGGACCTGAAGGTTGAGAAGACTCGTGAAGAGGAGATTGAGGAGAAGGGTTACAGTTCTTGCGATCCTATTGCCAAGTTCTTCACTGAGCAAGTTATTCCTGCCGCAGCATCTCCACAGTCTGCTACAGGTCAAGAAATTGCTCCCCAGCCTGCTGCCACTGCTCCTGCTGCCCAGCCGGTAGTTGCAGAAGCTCCCGTAGAGGAGGAATCTCATACTGTTGAGGAGATTGAGGATAAGGCTCTTGCTGCTGTTCAGAGTATCAATGCCGCAGCTGCTGAAGCTGTTGCTCAAGTTATGGATGCTAAGGCTCAGCCCGCTCCCAATATGGAGCCCGATATTAAAGAGGCTCAGTTCTCCGAGAGAACATTTAGTCAGAGTGCCCAAGATGATACATTGATCTCTTGGCTTCAATATAAATAAACATTAACATACATAATATTATAAAATGAATCAGTTTTCGAATTTCATGAGCACACCCGAGATGAGTGTTGCTCTTCGTAATAGCTCTGTTTCTGCAGAGGATGCTAGACTCCGTGGTATGGAGTATGCTAAGACGTTCTCGCGTGCTGCTGACATGTTTGGCAACAACATTATGAACGGTAACCTGCTTCAGAAGAACTTCTCTGGTTATGCAGAGACCCCGCTGCTGAGCACTCAGTATTTCAACGCTTCTGTTGCTTCTTATGTTAGCTCTTTCGCTGGTTACATGTCGATTGAGCGTGACTTTGATCAGCCGAACGGTCTGTTCTATTGGTTTGACGTTCTGGGCGTTAGTGATTTGCGTCCTGTTATCCCCAACCTCGGTCCGGATAACTATAACGATGTTCAGACTATGGGTCACTTTGAGTCTGACCTGACCGTTGATGGCACTACGACTGCCTATTCTTATCTGATTGGTCGTAAGCTGATCCCTGGTACTGTACGTGTTAAGATCCAGGATGCTGGTAACGTTAAGTATGAGCTGGTTGATGATGGTCAGGGTCATTTCCTGTCTGTTGCTGGTGTTATTACCGCCGGTACTTTGAACTACCTGAACGGTAAGGTTGACTTTACTCTGACTAATGCCGTATCTGCCAGTGGTAAGATTACGATTGTTGGTAAGGAGGATGCAGTTGGTACTCCCAGCTGTACGACTGGTGCTGACAATAGCCATGCAAATGACAAGCGTTTCCTCGCTAAGATGCAACAGATTGGTCTGAACACTGTTCCCGATATGCTGATGGCTGAGTATGACATCGCTGCTCTGGGTGCAATGAAGAAGGCTACTGGTTCTGACATGGCTACGTTCCTGTTCAACAAGCTGCGCGAGCTGTATACCAAGTGCATTAACGGCGCTATGGTTAAGACTCTGGAGAATGGCTATGTTGGAGATACTATGCAAGATCTCGACCTGAGCAGCACTTCTACTGGTCTGAGCTCTCACTTCATGGACTATCGTTCAAGAGTTGATTTGTTTGATAGCTACCTGATTAATGTTGAGACCGCTCTGGCTAGCAAGGTTGTTAAGGGTGTTACGACCACTGCTTATATTGCTGGTAATCAGGCTGCTAATCAGTTCCAGAAGGCCGGTATTATTGGCAAGTGGGAGCGCAATGACAAGATGAGCTATATCAGTGACCTGCTTGGTTGGTATAATGGTGTCCCCGTTCTGCGTTCGACTGACGTAGTCGAGGCTGCTGGTGAGGGTACTTTCTATGCTATCCACAAGACTGCTGATGGTCAAATGGCTCCTCTGGCTCGTGGTATTTATATGCCTCTGACCGATACTCCTACTGTAGGTAACTACAATAATCCGACTCAGATGACGAGCGGTATCTACTATCAGGAGGGTCTTCGTTACATGGCTCCCGAGCTGGTTCAGCGCGTCACCTTTAAGGTTGGCTTCTAATCCTTGGAATAATCTTCCCTTAAGAAACAGGATTAAATAAATTTAGGAGAGGATTTCATTGTGTTATATGATGATTTCCTCTCCACTTTATTATATTATCAAGATTATGATTATAATAAGAAGTAGATATTACTCAGATCCAAATCTAAACCCAAACCAACAGAGACAGTCTAATGAGTCTCATACTGGTAGAAACCTAGCTATTGGTGCTCTTGGTACTGCTGCAACTATTGGAGGTCTCGTGGCAGGTAAGAAAGGTATGCTCGGTGGCGGTATTCAGAAGAGTATTAATAGTGCTTATGCTGGAATAGGTAAGACTGTAGGTTCTAAGGCAATGCAACAGTCTGGTGCTAAGGGTTATGCAGAAGGTCAATTAAGACAAAACTTTAAGAACGAGGCCTGGAAGAATAAGCATGGATTTGGAGGACAAAACTTTAAGGATCTTTCCCAAGAGACAAGGGAGCAGTTGGTTAATAAGCAGGTTGTTAAAAATGAGAATGCTTATAAAACTGCCCAGGATCTAAAGACGGATGCAATGAAGAAATTAGCTGATGACAACCTTAGTCTTACCAATAAGCAGCGTAATGTTCTTCAAAATCGTGTTGATTCGCAGAGGTTAAATTCGTTTGGGAATTTTTATTCATAATTTTAATGCGTAACGAGATTATATACAAGGGCCTTCGCTTAGTAACAAATAAGTGTAGATATTTTCAGGTTAAGGAGGGTACCACTAATTCTATAGTTGAGGATCCTATTACGTCAGTTCTTACACTTACTTATTCTCCAGGAAGCTCGCCTAAGTCCTTGTCTGAATCTCTAGGAATTCCACTAATCGGTTCAGGAGGTCTTAAACTAACCTCAATGTTAAGTCCTCAAAGATTCAAAACCGTAACTGTTTCTTTAAATGGGCTTACGCTGGAGAAATTAACATACGATTCTCATATAATAAACGTCGTAATTGTGGATGATTCTGAATCTAGAGTTGTTCAAAATTACGATAGTACTATATTTGTAGTTTCTAAAGATGACTACAAGAATCCAGATTTCATAAATTACTTGTTCTATTCTGGAAACTTACTCTACTTAAGACCGGTAGGGACTAGGATCTGTGGTTACGAAATCAGAAATTTTCCTAAGATCCTGATAAGTACGGAGAGCAAGGACCTAACTTCTGATAATGAGGTTTTTTACTCGCTTAGAAGAAGATATAATGATTACTTAATACGTGAAATTGACTATCAAGATCAGTTTATAGCAGAGCTTGGAAGGATTTTTGAAGATTATGGTATTGAATTTACAAGACAAAATAGAGAGAGAACTTTGCTTAGTACCTCCTATGTCACTTATCAATTCAACCAGACTCCGACCAACTATGCTCCTCCTATGCATGGTGATATAGAAAGAAATATTGTAAAACACAGACAACCAATAGATTTTTCTCTTCACACTACTGATATGGTCTTATATCACGATTTCAAAACGAAGTATAATAATGTAGACTTAGTAACTAATTTTACTCAGTTTACAACACCAGACAAACTAGGAGAGAGATATACTGCTGCTGTTAAATGGGGTCCTATAACTGAGGATTTCAATCATACATACGGTCAAGATGATAATTCAAACTATTCTCTTCAATGTCAATTTAGGTGTGAACTGTTCTTCTATGAGGTTCTTGATCGCAGATTTGAATTTATCCAGGAAATAGTAACCAGACTAGGCGAACAAGAGAACACATAATATGGTTACTTTTAGAAAAAAGACCTTAACTAGTGACTTGATTGATGACGCCATTGATCATCTCAAGTCAGAAGGGATTGATTTTAATATTATATCTTCCAAGGATGCAGACAAAGTTAGTAAGGTTAATTCTAAAGCAATGGTCTTAATGAGTTTTATTAAGAATGAAAGAGGGGTTTACCAGATAACAGTTAAGGACAAGGAGTTCTATACTTATACAAGAAAATTACTTGGTGAGTATTTAGGTCTTAAGATCATCGAGGAAAATAAAAAAGATAGAACGTTCACTGGTGAAACTAATCATCTAGGTATTGCTTTAGATCTTATTGAAGTACTTGGATTAAAATATAATCTATCAATTGTAAAAGACAATGGTAAAATTTAGGCAAAAGACGTTCTCTGAGTATGATGCAATGAGAAGTCTTTATATCGAGCTGATGAAACGTACTAATAATGATAGGAGCAGATTTCCCGTCATTAATACTAGCGCTCTCTTGCCTATTCTCAAAGGAAATAACGTAGTGATCGAACGTTTTGTTATCTCTTCTTCTATCTTTGGAAAGGATACTTATCGAATGTATATTAAGATTGGTGCAAAGGCTAAACTACCCGATGATGTCAGACTTCCGAGTGAGTATCATGACGAAAGATTTGGAAAATTGAAACTTATTATTGGAGCCGGAGTATTTGGTAAGGATAGGAAGGATAACGGAGAGGGCAAGGGTAAAGGACCTGATCCCTTGATGTCTGCCCTCGCCTACCCAGAGGAAGTAGAGATTAAGAGAGAGGTCGGTCGCTTATTGGGCGAGGCTATTAAGTACGATAAGAAGTCCAGACAGCTTGTTCTGGAGTTTAAAAATATGAACGATGCTATACGAGCCTTAAGTATTCTTCCCTTTGGTATAGACTATAAGATTTACTTACTTGACGCTTAATGATCCTCTTAAGAAAAAATTATTCTAGAATTGGAACATTAAATACTAATGCCGCTACAAATCTTGGTTTTACAAGGGGAAGGAAGTATGATGAAGATTTTGATCGTCTTGGTAGAATGTCAACTGCTCAAAGAGAATTACATCGAGTAGGAGACATAAGAAAAGAGCAGAAAGAAATGAATTCAGAATTACGTAGAGGTATTAACGTTCAAGATATTATGAAGGATTGAGATATGGCAAGTATTAAGATAGAAAGAAAGAAATATTTCAGCCTGATGGATGGTGTTACAGATACAGCTAAGGGTATAGCTTCTGGTACCGGTCAGGCATTGGACTCTCTCCCTGGTAGAGTTACCGGCGGTTTGATTGGTGCAGGTACTATGGGTTCTGCTATCGGTGGTGCTGTGGCAGCTTTGGGTGGTCCCATTGGTGTAGCGGTAGCTCCAATTCTTGGTCCAGCATTAGGATATGCTGCAGGATCTAAGCTAACAAAGGGACTAGGCCAAGGACTTAAAGACGCTGGGATGTAAAATAAAAATAAACTGCTATGAAGTTCAAACAAAAAAACTTCTTCTGGCCAGCTATTGGCGTGGCTGGAACGGTGGTAACTGGGGCGGATTTGATTAATTCCTCTGTAAATGCTTCTGAACAGGAAGAAAGAGATGAAAAAACACAAGAACTTATGAGGGAACAAAACAAAAGACTTGAGAAGATCAATAAAGCTATCAATGCTCATCCTGCCGCCGCCACGAACTTCAGTCAAAGGTCTTATAGTGGAGGTCTCTTAGCGGCAGGAAAGACACTATTTCAGGCAGGTAAATCAGCTTTTGGTAAGGAGATTACAAATACTGCTATTATGGGTGGTTCATTGGCTGCCGCAGGTTATGGGGTCAATAAATTCATCCAACACGATATGAAAAAGAGTGGTATGCAGTTTGATGAGGCAGGCAACTTGATAATGAAGGAACAACAGTATGCCGACGTCCCTGTTTCAGCTACTGCAGCGGGAAAACAAGGTGGAGAATCTGTCCTAAAGAAAGTGGGGGGCAAATTAGCAGGTAATGCAGTTATGCCGACTCTCTTTGCTGCTCCAACTCTTGCTGGTTACTATGCCGAGAAGAATAATTTAAAGGATCAGATGGCCGCTACTGGTGGAGAGCAGAGATCCTACTCCATTCTGTCTGGTATAGGTAAATTTGCTAAGATGGCTACCAAACCAAAAGAATGGCAAATTTTCAAAACTCCTGGGCAAACGATTTCAGGAACCGTTAATAACCTCGCTTCATTAGGACTTGGTGGAACGGAGAGAGTTAATAAGTTCGCTCAAGGATTACAGAAATTTGGTGAGGAAAACGGTAGTACCTGGTTAGCTGGTCGTGGTAAATATTTAGCCGAGAATAAGACAGCGGCAAACCTTATTACTGCTGTTCCTTTGATGGGTGTTAGTACTCTTGCTTGGTCTGGTGCTGAAAATACTGCGAAGAAAGTCTTTAATACAGTAGATAAGAACGCCTATCAATATGAAAACGCAAAAGCTGGGCAAGTTCAATAATTATGGCAAGCATTAAACTAAGAAGAAAATGGTTCACTGAGAGTGATGATCTTAGTGAACTGATGGAAATGAAAGATTCTGATGTTCTTGCCGAAGAGCCCAGAACAGAAGTCAGGGGTGGTGATATTGCCCTCTCTGGAACTCTTGGTGCACTAGGTATTGGAGGTTATGAATCTCTTCGTGGTCTTATTAAAGGGGCTATTAAGAAAGGTGCTTATCTTAAAAAAGGCGAAACAAAAATATCTAGACTTAAATCAGCAGGAAGAGGGTTTGGACGAGGAGCTTTAAGAGGGTCCCTTATTGGTGCTGGGTTAGGTTCCGGGATAGCTTATCTTGTTGGTAGAAAACAAGCTAAGATAAATAAAAAGTATAATGAGAGTTTAGAAACGGCAAAGACTGGGGCTAGACGAAGACTCAGAAGATCATTTATCGATAAAACTTCAAGAACAGATGATTATACGGATTAAACGATTCTCAGCAGCTGACGTCTTAAAGAAGCACCCAACTATCCCAATTTCCTTAGCTACTCTTGGTGTTAGTGCTACTAATTTGGCAGTTAATTCTAAGAGACATAAGGCTGCGACTGAATATCAGAAGAAACAACTCGACGCAATGGGTAAATTAACTGACGCTATGGCAGAAGTTAATGATTCTTTGATCGAGGAACAACGATTAAGAAGAGAGGATCTTGAAGATCGAGTTAAATTTAGAAAACTTGAAAGAGATTCTCTAAAAAATAAACAACAAAAGAAGAGACTATTATTAATAAGTCGGCTTTTTAACTAACAAATAAACAATAATTTTATAAAATTATGCCTATTACGAATGATTTTATTACCTCTACCGATTGGGAGGTTCTTGGTGAGAATAATATTTATACTGGTAACAGCATCATGACTAATCCTGCATCTACTGACGTTTTTCGTGAGAAGGTAGTAGCTGATCCGGATTTCACTGTTCTGGTTAACAAGGATCTGGTCGGTGATCGTACTCTCCTGTCTCAAGACGCTCAGAGTGTTATCTATAATGGTGATGCTGAGTATAAGACTGAGATTGAGTATAAGTATACTGCTGTTTCTGCTGATGACCTGGCTGTCGAGGGTACTAATCCCAAGAATAACGGTTGGTACGAGGAAGGTGAGTCTGAGGGTACTTATGTTCCGACTGAGGATGAGACGGTTACAGAACAAAAGAACTACTACATTCAGGAGATTGTTGACTAATTCAATTCTGACGCAATATGAAGTTCAAGTATAAAAGTTTTAGTAGTTATATTGCGTCTAGTGCGTTAAAGGGGGCCACTGTTGGTGCAACATTGGGAACTCTTGGTGCTGGTGGATTAAATCTGCCATCTAATCTGAAAGTTCCCAAATCTGGTCCCGCCTTCTTTAAGAAGGGTATTGAAAAATATAATGATCTGGCTAACACCGAAACAAGAACAAAGATTTCAGGTTCTGGAAAGGATAGGAAAGAAGAACAAGAGACTACATATAAAACTTCTGCTCTTCAAAATATGGCCTTTGTTGGGACTAGTACTATAATTGGTGCTGCTCTTGGTGCTCTTGTTGGTGCTGTTAAAGATATTAATAAAAAGATTTCACAGTCTGATGCAGATAATCGCTTAATGAAAGGCGTTATTAGTGATCTCTCTAATGCTGGTTATGTCGAAGATCTTGACTATACTAGAGATCCTAAGAGGGCTAACATAATGAAATGTACTGTCTGTATTGTTGTCACTAAAAATGGTGCCGACTTCAATATGCTTGTGAATACTATTAAAAATCCGAAGCTACAAAGATTGACTGATAGGATCTTGAAGGGCTTGTCTGGTAAATATCAAATCAGATCGAACAACGCATCTAACAAATATAACGATATTAACATATCCACTATTTCCAACGCAAATCAAAATAGGAGAACAATTGTGGAAATTGCCACTGGATTCCTCAAAGAGGGTTACCCTGTTTATCTTGTTGAAGTTGGATAATAAAATATAATTAAAAAAAAACACATAACTTAAATGGCACAATGGACCGAAACTCTTGAACCGTATATAAAAGTTCAAGAAAAAATTAAGTCGATGCCGGTCAATCCTACTGCTGGTGAGAGCCTGATTATTGGTTGTGTTCTCATTAGTGATGCAGGTCCCGGTATTCCTACCTTGATTTCTAGTCAGTCTGAGTTCCTTTCTACTTATTCTTCTAAGGATCTCACGAAGGATTATATCAAGTCTCTGAATGGTCTGTACGATGGTGATATTAGTGATATGGCTGAGACGATGTGGCTGAATGCTTACCGTCTGGCTGGCTCTAATACTCTCCTTTGTGTTAGAGCTTCAAAGGCTAAGGATATTTTCTTCTCTAAGGCACTGTCCAAGACTGACAAAACCAATACTTATCTGTTGAGAGATGGTCAGCTTCTTAAGAAGATCTCTGCCCCTGTAAAGATCGTTATTGATATGGACAAGGATAGCGCAGAGCACTCTTCTGATGGTTGGAGCATTAATATTAGTGGAATTGGTATTCTTGGTAATAGAACTACCGATGCTGGTGCTCAATATGACGTCTATGTTGATGATCTGGAGACTCTTGTTGATACTCTTAATGAGTCTTCTATGTTCTTCAGCCCCGACTATAAATTCTATTCAGATGAGAGAGGTTCCCAGTTGATTACGACTAAGAGCGAGTATAAGAATGCTGTCTCTGTTGTATTCGAGGAGCTGTATATTGGTGCTAACCTGATTGATACTACTGATTCTAGATGTCCAAATGGACTGGCTTATGTAGTTACTTGTGAGCCTGACTGGACCCCAGCTAATCCTTCTCAGAAAATTTTGGACCTCAATGGCACAACGTTCTCTGGATTTGATGCTCCTGCATTCTATGCTTCTAACTCTTACAATTCTTCTACGCCTCTTCGCGCAAGAATTCGTCGTTTCAACCATGATGCAGTAGTAACAAAGGAACTCAGTGCTCCTGACTCTTATGCAGGTGGTCAGTCTCCCTACACAGTTCTCAGCTCTGTTCTGGATACTTTCACAAACGGCGGTACTGCTACTCCCTCAGAGGATAATCTGTATCGTGACTTCTATGAGATTGCTATTCTGGATCCTAGTGTAAATGGTGAGACTGTTTACTTCAATGTTGGTAATATCCTGGGTCGTGGTGACATGACTGTTACAGAAGTCAACAATCTTCTGAACATGATCAGTCTGACGATGCCTGATGACCTGACTGAGCTTGGTCTTGGTTATTATGGTTATCTTCCCAGCACTCAAACTAGAGGTTGGGCTCTTAGAAAGGCTGAGGATCTTACTTCAACTCAGAAGGAGAATGCTATTACGACTGATGATGACAGCAATCCTTTGGAGTCTAAGGCTGATCTTGCTAATATTGCTACTCCCAGCGTTGGTAATGTAGCTGTTGTTGGTAAAGAGACTGCTAAGTACTACAAGTATATTGTCACTACAGTTGATGAAACTGAGACCGCTGCTTGGACTGAGATTGAGAATACTGGTTCTCTTAGCGTAAAGTACGTTGAGAAGTCTCTGCAATTCCTGAATGCTCATATTATTGCTCCCGCTGCCAATGAAATCGCTAAGATTGGTGAGGACGTCGAGGGTACTTACTATGAGTATGTTGATGGTATGACCGTATCTGACCTGGATCCTGAAGAGATCTTTGTTAACTTGAGCATTGATCCCACTGACTGTGCTATCCTGAACGTCACTGATACTGATATTCTCAAGGCCTTCGATCAGATTGCTCTTGATGAAGTCTATACCACCGAGGGTCTTGCTGACCTTGGTTGTACTAGCCCAATGGTTCAGTCTTATATGGCTAATCTTGCTAACAATGAGAATTACTTCTACCCCATTTCAACAATTAATAGTACTAACTATCTGGCTATTGGTAATTCAATTGCTAGAGTAAGTCAGGATTCTTATAAGTTGTATGCATCTGCTCCTTGGGATATTGATACTGGTACCGTAGGTTGGAAGTACTATGTATCTCCTGGCACTATGTACTGGGAGACCGTAGGTCGTAACCGTCGTCTTGGTCGTGAGTTTGCTCCTATGCTGGGTCAGACTAACGGTCTTGCACAGTTCCAGCGTCCGGTTGCTGAGTTTAATAAGAAGACTCGTCAGTTGCTTCTTACTAAGAAAATCAATACTGTTAAGTGGGATACTCAGATTAGTGCTTGGACTTGGAATGATAACTACACCAAGTATACCAGCAAGGACATTATGAGTGATGAAGCTAACAGCCGTTTGTGGATTCGTATCAATAAAGCTATCCCTTTGCTGCTTCGTCAGTTTATTGGTCGCCATATTGGTCCTGCTGTATGGGCTGATATGACTAGCGTTATTGATTATTGGTTTAAAAGTACGATTATCCCGATGACTTATACCATCAATGCTTATCGTATTACTATTGACGAAACCAACAACACAGACGAGGATGCTAGAGCAAATCGCGTTAATGTACTGGTAGAAATCAGATTCAACCGTGCTCTTAAGTATATCAAGGTTTATAGTAATGCCTTTGATATGGGTATGGAGTTTGACGGTCAGGTCTAAATAAACAACTTTAAGTAGAGAGTATTATTGACATGAGTTCAGTAGTATTCTCTACTTCTTTAATATAAGTAGAATGCAGAAGACTAAACTTGTTGATCTGAAAAAGAAGGTTTTTATAAGATCTACACTAATTGGCATCTCTGGGTTAGATGAAATCTTAGGGCTAAATGATGGTATCTCAGCGGATGAAATTCTACTCGAAATTTTTAAGAATGCCCTAAGAGAATTTGAGCTGACGGAGCCTCTAGTACTAGAGATGAGACTTAATACTGGCGCATCATTAGCTACTTGTTATGGAAGGCCTGGTTGGTCTGAAATAAAACCAAATTTTACACTGTTTCTTAAGTGTCTAATTGGAGAGAATGATATCGTCTTACTTCCTACTTCTTTACCTTACTGGAGATTAGGGGATGGTTATGGTAATTATACAGGAGGATATTATGGCGCTACACTTGGAGTCACGCCTACTTTCGGATCTTATCAACCATTTTCAGATTATCAAGCACCCTATCTTTATACTGGAGATTTAGGAATTTTCAACGGAGATACAACAAATCAAAGAAGCATTTATATTAAGGGTTGTGTTGCAAGACCTATAGTACCTTGCTGGACCTCTGATAAAAAATTTGATGAGAATGATGAGAGTTGTGCTATCTATTGGATGGACGTAGAGACTGGTGGTGCAAGAGGTAAGTTCTTTATGGATCTTGTCCTTGTCTACCTTCTTGACTATATTCGACAACTTAATGCTTCCTTATCACTTCCTAACGGGGCTGTTCAAGTATTTAATAATGTTGACTCAGCTTATCAAGAGTTGAAACAAAGATGTGATCAATATGCTATGCAGTCTGGATGGTATGGAGATCTATTACTATAAAGCTATGGTTAAATTTAAAGAAAAAGACTTTGGAATAAAAGAAAGATCCTTAGTTAAAGCAAGGGGAGCATTAAGAGGCTTAGTTAGTGGAGCAGACCAGGTAATGACCCAAGTTAATCAAGCTGGTTTAAAAGTTGGTGATTCTATTCTCTCAACACTTGGTCATCCTACTAATCCTATTGCTCAAAGGTCTTTTAGACCTCAAAGAATTCCTTCTAGGACAATTAGGGAAGTAACCTCAGATATTGTGCGTAATCCGGTCACCAAAGCTATAGAGGAAGGCCATCACCTAATTACTGGATCGAGAGCTAGTGAGGTTGTTCAAAATGTGGGCCAAGGAATAAGAAACCAGGCTGAGATCTTAGCAGGAGTTCCAACAACCGCCAATAGGAGAGTGGTTAGAGTTCCGAGAGCTAAATCAAGAAAAGTAGCTGAAGAGGCTGTACAGAAAGGTAAAGAGGGGGCTAGAATGGCTTATGAAAATACAGGTGAAGTAGCTGATAATGTTATCCATTACGTAGCGCAACACCCAGTATCTGGAGTTGCCCAAGCTGCTAGTTTTCATCCGTTCTTTGTTCTTCAACACCCAGAATTGATGGTTGGTAAGGCGGGTATTGCTGCGGAGATGTATTTACAAAGACCTGCTGAAACAGCTAGCCTCTTAAATAAGCTTGTTAGAAGACCTTATCAAAGTGCTACTAAGAAAGCCGGGGAGATGTATGCTGGTTCTGGGTTTAGTAGAGATATAAGACAAAGATCAATTAAGAAAGGCCTTCAGAATATGACTCAAAGTCCCTTAATGACATCAACTGGATTTATCCCTGCGACAATATGATTAAATTTAAAAGAAAAGATTTTACTATTCCTGAGGGACATTATACAGGCCCAAAGGACGTAGTTAGCCTTCCAGGAACACTTGAGACAGTATCAAAAACCACTGTTGCAGGATCCTTAATTGGTGCAGTAGCTGGCCACTATATGAAAGATTCCTCTATAATTGAGGGTGCTTTTAAGGGTGCAGGTGCTGGCATTTTAACAGGTATTGCTACTAAATTATTCTTGAACTATATTCACAAGCCTATGTCATCGGCTAAATTCCAAGACATAGACAGAGGTATTAGAAGACAGTTTAGCATGTATAACCTGGGGGGTGTGATTATTGGAGATTCTCTTAAACATAGGGCTAAGTTTGATGAAAAATTCTCCACTAATGACAGAGAAGTAACGAAGTATAAAGTTACTGTTGCCGTTCATAGAGGTCAACTAACACTATATACTTTTGGAATGACACGAGAGGAATTAGATAAAACCTCTAAGACTCTAGATTATTATTGTAAGAAGTATTATGGTATGGAATATACAGCGAGAGCAGTTAATCTCAAGCTAAATTCTTATGCCGTTAATATAACATTCACTAACACCCAGGTTATTTGTTCGTTTATTGTAGAGCTTAGTGAGGTTCTTAATACACCTATTAATCTCTTAGACCACTTCGCTTCTATTGAGGGAAGAATTCTTGAGGCAACAAATAAGATGGATGAAGTTACTGAGGAAGAGGAGAAAGAGTTTTCTGTATCGGCTTTCAGTAAGTATGATTTAATTAAGATGTTGGGTACTAGCGGAGCTAAGGTCATTCGTCTTGTTGGTAGAGGACCTTCTGCACTCCCCGCTATTATGATCGATTCTATTCTTCAAGGTATTAATGAGTTGACTAATAGGGAGCGTGAGTCTCTTGCTGCTCCTGGTATGGCCAAGTCTGAGTATAGTAATAGATTTCTTGAGGCTGCATTAAGTAAGAACCGTTATGTCGAATCCTTCCACTTCACTGTTGGTTCTGATAAGAATCCGGTTAATTTCTCTATGAACTCTGGTTTATTTATTGTAACCTCCACAAAGAAAGAGGCTACTAAGATTGATAAGGGATGGTATGGAAAGTACTCAGATGAAATCAACCGAAGTGATACTGGTGAGGTTATTGTCTATACTTACCCCTTAAAGAATGTTAATGCTTTCGATGAGATCCTAAAAAGATTTATGGATCTTGGTTTGAAGCCAAATCTCTATGATAAACCTGCCTTAAGAAATTCAACATTTTCAAACAATAATATGATAGATATGATTGTCGATAAGCTAGACCGAGATGGGGAGGAAGATTATGAGATTAGTAGTAAAATTCCGAAGGATGTAATTAGCATTACAGCAGATCCTACTAATGTTAGAATCTATATTCCCAGAAGTTTAGATTATTGCCAGTACGATATTGACGACGAAGTTAGATTGATTTCTAAATTTATAAGAACCAATACTAACTACGAAAGAGGAATTAATGTAATGAAGTTATCAGGGCCTCTTACTTTCCAGCAATATTATAAGCTAGTGAAAAGTATCATTAAGAATCAAGGGTTCTGTACTTTCTTAACAAACGACTAAACTATGGCTAATGAGAATATGGCCTCTAAATTACTAGATAAGGCCCAGAAATTTTATAAGATAGGATTAAAAAATATTAATCTGCAGTTAAAATTGAACGGCACCCAGTTTGTTGTCCTAAGACCAAAGGATAATTCAAAGTGGAAGAACGTATTTGGGGGTTCATACTCTTCTAGCAGCATCCTCGAAAACGACTATGAACAACTATCCTGCACCCTAGTAATTAATATGAGTGATATGAGGGATGTTTGGAATAGAAACCGTGACACTTTGGATGCTTGGTCTAACGACGGGACTCTTCAGCTTGGTGATGAGTTACAATTTACAAAAGAGGGAAGAACATACAGATTTAAGATCTCACAAAAGATGGGGCTTACTGAAACCGCTGACTCTCTCTTTTATTATGCCTTAATGAGTATTATTGAAACACTTGATACCTAATTATGCTCGATACTGATATTAAGAGGGAAAATATGGTCCCGGGTAGTGGATGTGATACTTACACCAGACCAGAAGAGATTAAAGCCCTTTCAAAGTACTTAAAGAAAAGAAAAGACTACTACGACTCCCTTACTGAAAGTCTGAATAAAGACAATATAGAAGTACAGGGAGCCCGTTTTTTGAAAGATCCTGAACTTCCAACCAGGGTAGAGGGATTGATTGATGATAGAAAAAATACTCTACCTGACCAAGTTGAGACAATAGAAAGAGTGGGTGATTTAGAATTAAGAACCAACCTAGAGACTATTGAATCGGCAGGAGATATTGAACTTCCTGAAGATCTTGACACTTTAACAAACGAGCTAGAAACAGCATTAAGTGAGTTAAGGGAAGAACTAGTAGATACAAGAGAGAATATTGAACTTGAGGACAACAAAGAGCTAATTGAAGATACTCGGGAAGGAGAGCTTTCTAGTATTATTGATCAGCTTGAGTCTGGAGAAGCCTTAGAATCACTTGAAGATTACCGTGAAGAGATTCAAGGGAACGAAGATCGGGTACTAGAAGATCACAAAGAAGTAATTAAGGATTCACTTGATGAAAGTCTTGAAAACCACAAAGAGGTGATTGAGGATAATCAAGATGAAACCTTAGAGGATCACAAAGAGGAGATAAAGGGGAATGAAAGTCAGGAACTTGAGGATTACAAAGAAAGAATAAGTGATAGCCAAGACGAAAGCCTAGAGGATTATAGGGAAGGTCTTAAGGATTCACTTAATGAAACTCTAGAGGATCATAAGGAAGAACTAACGGATTCCCCAGATGAAAACCTAGAAGACCATAAAGAAGGGTTAAGTGATAATCCTAATGAAACTCTAGAGGACTATCAAGAAAAAATAAATGATACCCCAGATGAAAACCTAGAAGACCATAAAGAAGGGTTAAGTGATAATCCTAATGAAACTCTAGAGGATCATAAGGAAGAACTAACGGATTCCCCAGATGAAAACCTAGAAGACCATAAAGAAGGGTTAAGTGATAATCCTAATGAAACTCTAGAGGACTATCAAGAAAAAATAAATGATAACCAAGATGAAAGCCTAGAGGACCATAAAGAGGGATTAAGTGATGATCCTAATAAAACTCTAGAGAACCACAGGGAAGAACTAACAGATTCCCCAGACGAAAGACTAGAGGACCATAAAGAGGTAATCAAAGATTCCACTAATGAAAAGTTAGAAGATTACCAAGAAAAGATCCAAGGAAATGAAGATCAGGTCCTAGAAGATCATAAAGAAAATCTTACAGAAAACCAAGATGAAAACCTTGAGGATTATAAAGAAGGCTTGTCTGATAGCCTTGATGAGAATCTAGAAGACTATAAAGAAAAGCTTAGTAATTCTCTTGATGAAAACTTGGAAGATCATAAAGAGAGAATAAGTGATAGTTCTGATGAAGAGCTTGAGAACCATAAGGAAAATATTCAGGGGAATGAGGACCCAGAACTAGAAAATCATCAAGAACTTATTAAGGATAGTCAGGATGAAGCTTTAGAAGACCATAAAGAGGTAATTAAGGATTCACTTGACGAAAGTCTTGATAAGCATAAGGAGGAAATAAAAGATTCTCTTGATGAAAAACTAGAAAGCCATAAGGAGGAACTGTCTGATAACCAGGAGGAGAAACTGGAGGATTATAGGGAGAGTCTTAAGGATTCACTTAATGAAACTTTAGAGGATCATAAGGAAACGATTAAAGATTCTCTTGACGAGACCCTTGAGGATCACAGAGAAGAAATTAATGGGAATGAAGATCAAGAGCTGGGTGATTTCTTAGATACAATAACAGGAAATCAAACAGACATACAACTTGGAACCTATAAAGAAGGTGTTATTCCTAGTGCCAGTGATAACTCTGATGTAGATAGCCTTCCCTCTGACTCTGAAAAGGGTGCTGAGAACTTTAATCCTTTCTCTTGGGATGGATCAAATCTAAGTGACTATATCGAAAGTCTTAGTTATGACTCTGAAGAGAGTCTTGTTGATTATAGGGATGACCTCACAGATAACACAGACGAAACTCTTGAAGACTATAAGGATGAAATAGAGGGAACCACTGATAAAGATCTTGAAGATTATAAAGACCAGATTCAAGGTGCTTCCGATAAAGAACTAGTTGATTATCAAGATAAAATTAGTGATTCTCTTGATGAAACCCTAGAGGACTTCATTGATAAAAAAGATAAAGCTGAAGATAAAGAACTAGTTGATTATCAGGATAAAATTAGTGATAATCTTGACGAAACCTTAGAAGATTTTATCGACAAAAAAGATAAAGCTGAAGATAAAGAACTAGTCGACTATCAGGATAAAATTAGTGATAATTCTGATGAAACCTTAGAAGATTTTATTGACAAGAGAGACAAGGCGGAAGATAAAGAACTCTCTACCTTTATTGAGAAAGGGGAGAAGGGGGAGGATCAAAGCCTATCAGACTTCATTGATAAAAAAGATAAAGCTGAGGACAAGGAGTTATCTACCTTTGTTGAGAAAAGGGATAAACCTGAAGATCAAGACCTATCAAAGTTCGTCGATAAAAAAGATAAGGCTGAGGATAAAGAACTATCTACCTTTGTTGAGAAGGGGAATAAGGGAGAGGATCAAGACCTATCAGACTTCATTGATAAAAAAGATAAAGCCCCTGATCAAGAACTTTATCCAAATAATGTCCTGGTACCTGAACCTGGCTCAAATTTCCAACCTTTCTTAAATCCTGAAGAGCTTGACAAGAACCTAAGATATAAGCTAGTAAATAGAGTTTATAAGTTGGCTGGTAAAATTCACAATATCCTTAAGCTAACAGGAGACCCCTCGAAGGATCCTAGATCTAAATGGGTAGAGCAGATAGTTAGTGTTGTTACTGAAGTTGCTAAGAGTGTAGAAGGGACTAATGAGAAAGGAGAAGTCATTGAAAATACCCTAGATTCAGCCAGAGATATGGCCTTAGAAGAAAAGCTTTACAAGGTTATATTGGAGAATGGTGATGTCTATAAAATGACTTACGTTGCCAGTGATGATCCAGGCCAAAAGAAAGTTGATAAGCTAGACCTCGCTGAATATGGCAGTAAGATTCTTTATGGTGGAGATGGTAATCCTAATAAAGTAGAGGATTTTGAAACTGAGGATCTTAAACAAGGTGAAGAGTCTATTCCCACCGCGAAACATGTCCAAAATCAGTATCATACAGGTATTCTAGACTTCGGTGTTCTAGCACATCAGGCAGTCAGTGCATTAAAGGTTGGCAATGCAAAGGTTAAAGCTAAGCTGATTGAAGAGGCTTTGGCAGGTATGGTACTTGCTAGAGAACTTGCTGAGGTTAAGGCTGGTTTAAACAGAGATAGACTTCCTGGAGAATCAGATGAATTCTTAACTGGTAAAGCTAAAAGTAAACTCCGAGAAGTAGCCTCTGCAGCTCTTTATAATAGCAACGATCTTCAAGACCTGGCTAAGTCGGCTGTAATTTCTGCCGCAAAATGTCTTCTCCCTGATACTGTAAGGCCTCACAATAGACCGGATGAAGATTCTAATAATCCCACCGAATTACTTAGTGGTAAAACTACTTGGTATGCTATGAGTAATAAGCAGCTTGGGACAGATGAAAAAGATGTTGATCCTGGTAATAAAGTTAAGTTTACTAATAGGTACCTGAAAGGGGAAGGCATTAAACAGACCTTTGTTGATTTAGTTAAAGTTAGTAGAGTCAATGAAATAAATACTGTCGAAGATATGTTTGATAGTATTAAAGAGAGTCCTTATATGACTTCAGCCAATAAGTTTACTTCCAGCGAATTTAATTCGGTCAAGGTAATAACCTTAGATTCTAATATGTATTGGGAGATCATTCTTGAACCTTTTATGGGAGCTGAGAATAATGAAAAGACTTATTTACCATTAATACACGAAATTAATGTCTGGAATAAGTACTATCATAACGTTAGAACTGGCTATACAACTTACTTACCTATTACTTCTTTTGAATTAGCAAAGGGAAAGCTTACTACTAAGAACCTCCAACTTTTTGATGGTGAAATTGCTTATCCAACATCTATGGAGTTTACAAATGAGTTTAAATTGACTTTTGTTGATGACCAATTTAAATCATTAAGAACTTATTTTGAAAGATGTCTTGATTCTATGATCTATTATAGTGAACCCAAGAAGAAAGATGAGGTAACAAATATTAATCCATATGAGGATAACACTCTTACTGCTGTAGATAAAAGATACCAGCTTGTTGCCCCATATAAAAATGTAACTTTCAGGTGTAGAATTTATTCTATGACTCCTCAGCTTTCAACTATCAGTAAATATGATCTCTTGCTAGTTCTTAGAGATTTTGTTGAAGAAAGGTCTGGAGATATTGAGGGAGACGGCGGAGATCTTAGTGTTAACTTTAGTATTGTAGGTGAGAATCCTAAATCGGAAGAGACTATATACGATCCGGAAAAAACTTCCTTGAAAGCTAAGAACAATGACTTTGAAGCTAAGATGGCAGCGGATAGGAAAAAGGCTAGTAAAATTATGACCACTGCTAAGTTAGCCTCAGAAGGTCTTGATTTATTGTTTTAGTCATTATGTATATTAAGTTAGGAAAAATATCAACAGTCTATGGTAGTTCAGGTTCTTCTGATCTTATGATATTTGCCCAGGTTCCCGAATCTCCAATGACTTACGAGAAACCTATTATCATAAGGACTACATCAGCTTTAGACATCTGGTTTGGTAGGAATTTTAAATCATATTCTTTCCTTCACGAACTCATAGATACAAATAACTCTCTCTGGTTGATGGGACCTGTAGATTTAGATCAATACTCTGATACAACTGATTACATAAATCTTTCAGAATATACGTTGGATGAGAGTAAGATTTATACCGAGGAACCAGAATTTACAGATGAGGGAATAAAAACAATTTACCAGGTAATAGGTGAAGATTCTATTGAGAGATTCATCTGGTATTATGACTCTACTTCTAATGGGTGGATTTTTGTCAATATAAAAGACTTACCCCAAAATATTCAAAATCCTGGTATATATAATAGAGACACTTTAACGCTATTCAGGTTGGGATCTCAGATTGAATATACTAATCCAGAGTATCGCCCTCAGAATAGTCCGTTAAGCATTATAAATTCACAATCATCATTCTATTTCTCTTTGAAGGGCTTAAGTACTGAGAGAATAGATAAGGGATATCAGACACTTGCTTTTGATGTCTCTTTCGATGGTCAGCAAGTACTAAATCCTGGGGAATATTTAGTATTACCGTTTTGGAATGGCACTAAGATGGTATATAAAGTTTATTATCCAAGCACAGACATTGATACTATTAATGGAATACCCTCTAAGTTTAAGACAGGAGGAGCAATAGGTGTTAACTGTGTTGGCGATATATTTCAATCCTTCACGACGTCTGGATCATATACTTATTTCTATGACCGTGATAAGAATAAACTTTATACTAACTTTCCAACTGAGGTAAATTACTTCAGTACTATTCCTAACTTCACAATGGCTCCTTCAGCACAAGATTCTTATACGCTTCTTGAGGAGGTTGCTGAAAATGAAGACTTTGTATATAATCCTACCACGATGACTTATACTAACGGAACGAAAGTAGATACAGAAACCCTTCCTGTACCAGCACTTAAATTCTGGAGTAAGACGATAGGGTGTGATAGGAGTGATGATGATAACTATATAACAGTCCAAGTAGAAGAAATTAATTCTGATTCTGTTGGATATGAGTATAGAATCACACTCAGAAGGTATGATTATATTGAAGTATTTGAGGGATGGTTAGTTGAGAAAGAAGGCTTAGTGAGATTAGATCTTGATATTAACTCTAGGTCAAACCTGGTAGGATGTGATTATGTCCTTGATGGTATTGTTGAGAGATTGCCGGTAGGAACTTGGAAATTGGCAGGAGCAAAAGAAAATGTTTGTACTCCTAAAGCTACAAACTATGCTTTGTCGATGATGTATAAAGATGAAGAGGATTTCATAAGACCCGATTTTCACCTTGTACCAGACGTTAATCAGTTTATTACAGTGAATAATAGTGAGGATCCCGAACCTCTAAGCATCTATAGAACTTTCCTCAATATCTCCAATGCCTGCGGATGTCAGTTTTTGATTGAAAATGGAGACAGTAATAGTGGAGCCAAATGGTTCAAAAGAAATTATATCTTAGATTCAGAAAATAAACTAGTCTACTTTTATTCCAATATAACAATCAATGACATTAGCCGACCAGGATACTATCTATTCTTAACTGGGATCTTAAGGGATATCTACTCAGTTTCAACAAATACTGTATTTTATCCCAGCCCTGTTGATGGTATTGATAGAGATCCATATAATTTTGATGACACCGATTACAGAACTTATAAGTGTAACTATCTGATTGATAACAACCAGAAATATTACTACCGAGAGTATTTCAGTGGTCCAAATCCAACTTGTACTGCCTTGATGAGATTTTCACAAGCCAAGATAACAAGGGAATTAATCAAAAATAGATGGAAATTCTTAGGACAAACCTATACTGTTGATATTCAGGGCTCAATCTTAGGGATCCTAGATGGAATAAAAAACCGCTTCACAATAATTAAGCAGATCAAGATGGAGAATTATAATACTAATCTCTCTGAAAATGAAATCTCCTTTACACTTTGGATAGGAGTTAATGATTTGGTAGAAAGCAATGTGAAGTTAGACATCATAATAAATTATAAAAATTAATTAATACTATGGCAACAGTTGCTGAACTTGTACGTCCAGGTGGTGAGGCTCTTAGTGGTATTAACTTTATTGACTGGGAAAAGACCTATAAAGATAATAACCGTGAGTTCCTTCGTGGCGATATGTGGAAGCTGTCTTTTACGCAGGCTCCCAAAATTGTTTATTATCCGGGTGACGAAATCCTCAATGGTCGTCTGAATGCTGTTAATGTAGGTATTGACACCTCTTCGAACGGTATTACCAAGCGTATGAGAGGTGGTTGGGATATCTACCAGCAAACTAGTCAGAATACCAACGGTACTCTTAGCCTTCAGTTTGTAGATCGTGAAGACCAAGCTATTACTTATTGGTTGGATGACTGGAGACAGAAGATTGCTGATCGTGATACGAGATATAGCTTCCGTAAGGATGACTTGGTAGCTAATGTTAAATTGGTTCTGACCAACTCTTCTCGTATTACAGTTAGATCTTTGGAATTCTTCAACTGCGTAATCACCGACGCACAGATTGATGAGAACGGTGCTACTGAGTCTGAGACCGATCGTGCTGATGTTGTTCTGAGCATGAAGTTTGAGCACTACAGCAGAACTTTTGATAATCTCACATAATTATAATAAACTTCTTCTGAGGATTAGGGTTTATTCCTTAGTCCTCAGATCTTATACAAAGTAAGTTATGAACTTTACTCAGAAATATTATTCGAGAGAGGAAAAAGAAAAGTTTCTCCGTTTCTTGGGTATTCTTAGTGGCCTCTTAGTTAAGTGTAAGGAGCTTCATTGGGCTGCTCCTAAGAAGAATATTCATGTCTACCTCGATGAGTTTCATGAAATCTTGGGTGATATTCAAGATACCATTGCTGAAGGTTATATGGGAATTCTTGGTAAAATGAAGCCAGGAGAAGTACCTTTCTACGCTAATAATGCCACGGATGCTATAAGTTTTATTGAGGATGCTATTAAAGAAACTAAAGATTTTTATGAAGATATCCCCCCTGGCACGGAGTTCAAAGGCCTAACAAGCGAGACAGAAACTTTCATTAACAACTGCTATAAGTATCGTTACCTCTTCTCTCTTTGCAGTAACGATTATGATAAGAATTGAAAATGAGTTTTTTCCTCAGATTATAGTAGGTCCTTTTGTCTTTACTGGAGGTAAGGAAATTGCAGAACATACGATTAGACATGGGGAGATACACTGGAGACAACAAATAGAATTGCTTGTAGTTGGTTGGTATATTTGGTATGTACTAGAATACATCTATAAGTTTTGGATGTTTCAAGATCCTTTTGAAGCCTATAATAAACTTTCCTTTGAGATAGAAGCAAGGGGTTACGAAAATAATCCCTACTATCTTGGATATAGAACTTTGTGGGCTTGGACTAATTATATTTAGAATATGAAGATAAGAATTTCGAGACCACGTTATTTTTCAGAGGAAGACCCTACCGACGAATATCAGTATAAGAAAGTAGGTCAAGATTCTGAGGGTATGTATGTTGCTGATGCTAAGATGGGAGCTAATGGCAAATTAGTTGTAAAGAGGGGTAGCAAAAAGAGACTTTAATTTATGGAACTAACATTAAGAAGAGTTGCTAAGAAGGCGACTTATACGATTGGGAAACTCTACATCAACGGGGAATATTTTTGTGATACAGTAGAGGATTGTGATAGAGGGCTCAGTAGTGATATGCCCGAAGAGGAGATACAAAAAAAGAAGGTATATAGCCAAACTGCTATTCCGACTGGTACCTATCCCATCACTATGAATGTTGTTTCTCCTAAGTACTCAAAGAAATTAGCTTATAAGTGGTGTGGAGCAAGATTACCCAGACTTCTCAACATTAAAGCTTGGTCTGGTGTATTAATTCACGCAGGTAATACGGCGGCTGATTCTGCAGGCTGTATTTTAGTTGGAAAAAATACGGAAGTTGGTAAAGTCACTAACTCTATGAACACTCTTAAAAAGCTTTGGCCTCTCCTTGACGCCGCTAGTAAGAAGGGTGAAAAGATTAATATTACCATTAAGTGAAATTTTACTGTTCAGAGACCTCTAGAACCTTAAGTATAGAATATAGAAGTAGTCTATAGTGATTTTGATATTACTGTAGACTACTATTTTTTAATGATTTTAATAAAATATGAACATTGACGTTAAACTTCTCCCTAGTGGAGGTATAGGCTATAATTTTCCTTCAGTCAACATCAATCCTATGACCTTTAGTGGTATTTGTGATTATATGGCTAGAGTTCCAAAAGATGATAACTTAGGAAAATACCTGTTTGACATTGATATGTTAAAGTCTGAAGATCCTAACATTCTGAATTGTTATATTATGGATGTTGATTTCTTGATCTTCTACAAAAAACTCATAACAGTTAGTGAAGATCTGAGTTATCAAATTGAAGTTAAGTGTCCAGAATGTGGTAGAAAGATCAAAAAGACGGTATCGTTTGAGCACGATATTCATTTTAAACAGATTGACCCTAAGATTATGAATGGGGCCAAGATAGAATTGGGAGGGCATTCTTATGAAACCATAGTACCAACAGTTAGGGAGTTTGGTAGAGTTTTTAGTAAGTATTTGACCTACAGAAAAGTAACTGACCTTAAGATGATTAAAACTATAGCACTCATTAAGGATTTTGAAACGAGAGCTAATCAGGTTGAAGAGGATGTCTTAGGGGCAACGCATAATGACATTACCCTCCTATTAGCTTTAAGAGATCTTTATTATGATCAACTCGAACCAATAACCCTATATTGTCCAGAGTGTAATAAGGGATTAGATAAATCAGAAAGGAGGGGAGTGACAGTAAGTGTAGAATCGCTTATTGTCGATTTCTTTCGAGACCTCTATGTCAATTGCCCGATTGATGGATCTAAAATTCTATTTAAATAAGTTCCTGAAAGTTGACAATATTGAGGGGTATACAATGGAGTTCTTAAATGAACTTAAAAAGGCTTATAATAATTTCCTCGACGAAAGTAAAGGTACTGATCCTGACTTCCCATTAATGACTTTTGGAGATAAACAGGGAAGTAGTGGAAATATGAGGATAACTATAAATCATCAAGAACCAGATGACTTTGTTGAGGATAATATCTTTAAATAATGTCAGCAATTACAGATGAATTGAATAAGAGGACGAATAAATTAGCTACTAATAGAGCTGAGGATCCTTCACAAGATGCCGCCTTAAGAGAACAGTATATGAATCAAATAACTGCACTTCAAGGAGAAAGGGCTAAGAATCTTGCTGTTGAGAAACAAGAAGCTACTAATCAAGGACAGCTAATGAACGCCCTAGGAACTGCTGGAGCTATGGCGGCAATGAACGAAGGTGGTGGTGGTCAGCAAGTATCTCCTCAGACAGCGGCTATACTTGGAAAGTACGGTGTTAGTGCGCCACAAGTACAGAGAAGCCAGAGAAGGGAAGTACAGGTTAAGCCACCCAACATAACAATAAACAATAACTATAATAATGTAACTACCAATAATAGCGTCCCTGTCCCTGCTAACGCTGGAGGTCCAATTCAAGGTAGACCTATACAATTTAAGGCAGCAGACAATACGGAAGGAAAGAGTCAAGCTAGATTTAAAACTTGGCTTGAAAATATGTTCTCCCACCAGAAAGCTGCCAATGATAAAAGGATAAGGGAATATGATAGAAAAGAGTGGAGCTTGAGTAAGTCTATTAATAAGATGCTTCAAAAGATGGAAGCCACAACAACTAGACTTGCTAAAGCTTCAGATCCTAGAATGATTGGCACAACTATTGGTAGTCAGATAAGAACTCTACTCTTAATTTTCGGTGTTCAATTCCTCGCTAAGAACTGGGATAAGGTCATCAATCTCGGAAATCAAATTTATGACCGTATTACTGATTTTCTTGGTTTCTTTGGGCTTGGAAGGAAAGCCTCACAATTAAGAGCTGCCGGTAAAGACCTTAGAGGATCCCTAATCTGGTTCCTTACCGGTGATATGTCCAAAGCTAAAAATCCGAAAACATCACTAGCCGGAGAATTTAAAAATCTTTTCATTAATTTCGGAGATTATATTAGGCTTTGGTTTGAAAAGCAGATGGCTATTCGTGGAGAGGCAATCAAGAGCATTCCTTTCCCATCAATGGGTGATATAGGAAATAATATTGCTAATCAAGATTATGGACTCTTAGGAAACCAACTAAAAGGTGTTCTGACAGGATTTAGTAATATAATTTCCTCCACGTTCAGTAACATCAGCTCTTATCTAGGAACTGTCTTAACTACGCTCGTTGATCCTGTTAAGGGTGCTAGTATTGCAGCTAAACAGAATATTGAAAAAAGTACTCTTGCTAATAAAAATATAAATCAAATTAAAGAGGGTATTGGAAGACGAGGTAATAGCGAGTTTGAGAGTTTAGGTGTTGGAACAAATACTTCTCGTGGTGACTATGTTCTTGAAACGAAAAACGATAAAGGCCGGTATGCTTATGCTCTTCATAGTACAGCTCTAGATGGCAGTGGTCAATTGACAGGATCTGTTGCAAGTACTGTTGCTCAGGGTCGTGACATCATGGGCGCCTACGTAGATGCCGAAGAATATGGTCACGTAGATGCTGGTAGAGTTCTGGCAGGTCTTAGTCGTCTTAAGAAGGCTGCTAAAAAGAATGGTTCGGTTTATGTAGATAGAGAATTTATAATAAGATTCTTCAAAAATCCCGCCGATAGAACGAGACTCTTAGCACACCCAGTTAAGATGAAGTATGTTCGAGAAGAATATACTGCTGATCAACAACTTCTACAGTATTCTAACAATCATAACGTTGACGGCTCCGAGAAACTACCCATGGGTCTTAATGGTGAATCTTGGGGTGACCAGGTAGGAAGAGTAGTAGGCGACGTTGCGGGTGCTGCTGTTGGAGGTGGTATATTTTTAGCTACTGGTGGAACAGCCAATTTTTCGGCCTTGGGTGCAGGATATGCTACAAGACAGGTTGTAAAAAGTGGACTCACTTCATTAGTAGATTGGGCTGAAACTGAAGACTATAGACTAACTCTTGTTCCAGCAACAGATCCTAGACCAGCGGCTAATATTAGGGGTCAAGGCACGGGCACCTATAATTACTATAAACTCTCTGAGAACGACCTAAAGATCCTTGAAAGAACTTTATATAAACAGGAAGATGAGGATGATGTAGCTCTAGTTCTTAGCGGTATCGAAAATAATATTGTTAAGGAGAGTGGTGGTCAGACTGGAGTAAGAAGAGCCTGGAAAAATAAAGGTTCCAAGAGTCAATGGTTTAAAAGTCAATTCGCTGATTACTCTAAATATACAGACAAAATCACTGATATTATTAGTCAAAGAAAGGCTTACGAACAACAGCAAGAAAACCACCCATTCGTTCAGCAAATAGAAGGAATGAAAGAAAGGAGTGGGTATGTGTTCGATAAGGCTGGTGACTTGATTGGTGAGGGTATTAGATCAACAGCTAATCTTCTTGGTATTACAAAATCAACTAAAATTACTAAGGCTCAAGAAAGATCCAATGTAATTTTTGCTATGGACTATCTTACTAAGAAAGGTTTGACTAAAGAGCAGGCAGCAGGTATTGTCGGTAATTTACGTGCAGAATCAGCTGTAAATCCAGGAAGAGTTGTAAAAGATAGTAATGGCTTATACTCTGGTGGTATTGCTATGTGGAATGGAAGTAACTTGAGGAGTCTTAATCAGTATGCTTCAAAGAAAGGAAAGAAATGGAGTGATCTTGGAACTCAATTAGATTTTCTTCTGGGTACTTTAGATGGATCAGTACCATATACAGGAACTGATACTAGAGATGTACAAAGACGATTAAGTTCTGCAAAAACTCCACAAGAAGCCTCGGAAGCTTGGGCATACTATGAGAGATACGCAGGTTATGATGGAACAACGAGAACCGCAAGACAGGCAGGATGGAGCCAGAGAAGAGTAAATCAGGAACATGAGAGTCGAATAAAACTTGCTAATGGGGCTTATGAAACCTATAATCAAGCCGCTGGAGAAGAAGGCACTATAGATACAGCGATATCAAGCGGAGGATATACAGGACAAGAGGTCGATTCTATTCCGGAACAAGTTTCTAACGCACCTCAGGAAGCTAGTGGAGAAACCAGTGAGCGCGTTGGTGGCGGCCATAGAGAGGAATGTGTAGAAACTGGTCTAGGGGAAGTTGCATCTGACGTTGCTGATTTCATTGCAGGAGAGCCAGCTACTATCGGTGATACTAGGGTTCCTCAAGAAAAAGTTAAGGAATCACAGATAAAATACGAAGCCGGTGAAATCTGGAATAAAGCCTATGAGAATAAAATAGCATTACACAGGAGTGATGGTACGGCCTTTAAGAACTTCGATGATTTCAATGATTGGTATACAAATAAGGCAGGATCCTATAGCAGAGAACACATTAAGAAAAAACTTAATGATGTTTTTGTATCTCGCGATATTACACATAATATTTCTGATGAGCTATTAGACAACTTATTAAGTCCTGAAAATAGAGTTTATAGATCAAAAACTGATACCTCCACTACTACTCTTGGAACTTCATTTCGGCAAGACTATAAATATAGAGACCATAAAGCTGAAAGGCAGAACTTCAGAAAGTACTATCAAGAGTTAGACCCCAAAGCTCAAAAATATCTAAGAGATTATGTTGATTATAATACATCTAACGTAGACGAGAGATTTAATGAGTGGTTAGGATCTATGTCTGATGAAGAACTCCGACAATTTTTTCCAGAAATCTCCTCTTCTTCAGGGAAGGTTAGAGAAGCCGTTGCCAACAGTGACCTAGTAAAAGGGCTTTATAAAAAGGTTTTGGCAGGTAATGATTATAATTTTGCTAAGAAAGGAGTAACTAAAGCAGATTTTGAGTCTTCTATTTATAACCAGGAAGAAATGGCTAAAAATCTTGAGGAAATTAGAAAGGTCGAGGCTGAAATGAAGGCTCAGGAGACTCCTAAAGAAAGAAAAGATGAGCTATATTTCCAATGGAAACTCTTGAAGAATCAAAGAGCAAGGATGGGAGAAAGACAGGTATCTCTCAGTTCTGGAAAGAGTGCAGAAGATAAAGGTAGACTTATTGGTGTTAATAAAGGATATAATGAAAAGATTGGCAAATTAAGTGATATTGAGTATAAAAGATCCCATTTTGATGAGTACTTTGATTCTCTTGAAAGCAATGAAGGTCTTACTGATCAAGAACTTGCTCTTAAGTATGTCAAAATGAGAGATGCCGTTGAAGATGAATATACTAACATCATAGAAGAACTTAAGTCTTTTGGAGATCTTAACGAAAAAGAGGTCAAAGAACTAGAAAATGCCGTAAAGGAAGCAAGAGTAAGAAAAGAGAAGGCTGAGAAGTTAAAAAATACTAAGACAGAAGATCTTGATGCTGAATTGACAAAGTGCATTGAAAGTGCTGGTAGTTTCTGTGGTGGTATGGCAGAAATGATCAAGAAGTACGGAAATGGGGTTGTTAAAGCTCTAAACTACTCTTGGAATGATATTACGGAGACATATCTAGAAACTAGGGATGTCTTATATAGTAAACTTTCTGCCTTGGAGAAACTTGCTGCTATTGAAAACGACTTCAGGAACGGTAAATTCAAGGACAACCCAGAAGAATATAACCGACTGCTTAGAGAAGTATTCGCAAGTGAAGAATGGAAAAACACTAGTAGTAGCAAGAAGAAGTCTGCTGTATCATATATAAAATCAAAGAATTTAAGCTCTGACCTTAAGGGTGAAATACGTGAGGTTGCCAAAGAAGGATGGGAGGATAATCTTGTTGTAAAATCAGAAAACGTTGTCGATAAAAAATCTGGAAAACTTAAAAGTATCTTTAATACCTCTAAGAAATCTTATTCAGAGACAGCGAAAGAAACTCCGTTAGTGTCACTATCTGGTTCGAGCGGGTGGGGAAGTTCTGGTACTACTGTCACTAAAGCTGTTGGTGGAAGAATTAAGGGTAATCCAAATCATTCTCAACATGCTACTGTCCATGGTGGTGAGTACGTTATTCCTAATTGGATGAGTGATGAGCCCCTCAGTAGTGTATTGGAAGGATTTAGAACTGACACTCTAAATAATATGAAGATGAATGATAAAAGCGGTAAGACGGAACAAATCTTAGCTAACTTAATTTCAGTAGTTCAGAATGTTCAACAGACTATCGTAGCAGTGGGCGTTCAGAATAATAAAGACATGGCAGCCCTCGGTACTATAACGGGTTCTGGAAATGATAGGATTATTAGTGCAGTAAAATCTTCTGCACCTATTCCTACGCCTCAACAAGTTCAACCTAAATCGATGTATAAAGGAGGATAATTCATGACAGAGCACAATATAAAACTAAATTATGGTTCTAAGGCTCCAGAAAAAAATCCCTTTAGTATTAATGGCTTCTACTACGACAACCAGCTAAATAATCCACTCCTATCAGTAACGCTCCATCCAAGTAGCGAGTATGATGGTAGTAAATTTGTAGAGACTTCAAAACCTAAGATGGCAGACACAGGTAGTAAAGGTCTTGGGTATCAAGAAGAGCCTATTGCTAGAGCAGTCCTTGGTGAAGATTTCAATATCTCAATAAACAATGACTTTAGTGGTAGAGGAGGTGACCCTTTAGGGAGTTTAATTACTGATGTTACTGGGTCTTTATCTGGTTATATTGGCTATTTTAGTACAAAAGAAAATGCTAGGATGCTCGGTGAATTAACAAGCAATACGCAAAGACTAGTTAATAAAGCTACAGAGAGTGTCAAAGGGTTTGCCAATAGAATCTTTGGTGAGGAAACTATGGATAGTGTTAGCGAGTTTTTCTCCCCAATAACAGACGCTGCGGGAAGATTAGCTGACGAATATTTTGGTAAAGTTAAGCAATATGCTAATGGTTTCGTGAATAATGATAATGGTATGAGAGATGAAGCCTTAACTTATCTTAACTCAGCTCTTCATCTTACAGGAACTCAGTTTAGTTATTTTAAGGGGACTAAGACTACTTTCGGTAACTTGGTAATGAAGTATACTGTATTTTCTGGATATGATGCTTCTGGTAAGTGGAAGGATGTTCATACCTATATCAAGGAACTAAAGAACTATGCTGCAGGACCTCATGTTGCTATCAAAGCTGGAGAGGCTCAAGGTCAACAGTTTGCTTTTTGGCAGCTACCTCCTGGGGGATACAGAACAGGTATTGTAGATATCGATACTTGTAACTTTGGATCCTTAAGACTTGTTGTTGGTGGTTATTACTGTATTGATAACTTAGTAATACGTAGTGCAGCCTTTAACTACTCTAAAACAATGTGTAAGTGTCCAGATGGTGATAAACTGAGAGCTCCTTTATCTTGCGATGTTATTCTTAATCTTGAACCTGCAACTGAGGTAAGTAATTCATTGCTTTGGGACTTCGTTGATGGTACTAATCTTAAGACTAAAATCAAAGAGATTGATGATGCAATTAAAGGATCTTATCAGGAAGTTAAGGGTGCGGTTAAGGAAGCCTCTAGTAAGATTTCTAATCAATAATATACTATGTTTACGAGAAATAAGGAAAATTTCATCTCTAAGGATGATGACTTATCAACTTATATTGATGGTGTCGATGTCTTCAACTCTGTTCTTCTAGATAAGATTCGTGATGCCCATTCAGAAAGAGTACCTTATGAAATTAGAACCTTTGAGTATCGCCCAGACCTAATCTGTGAGGAATTATATAATGATGTCGACCTTCTCGGCCTCTTTATGCTTTCTTGTGGAGTAAGTCTGAGCGATCTTAAGAAGGGTGCTATTATTCAGGTATTACCAAGAGATGTATTAATAAGAATTTTGAAAGAATGCTAGATAACTCACAGCTATGGACCTCAGGCTTTCATGATTCAAGAGACTTATTGGTCAATCTTCAACCTTGGTTTCAAAACTCTTTTAAACTAGATTGGATAAAGATTCATGAGGAGCTTGGTGGAAAGCCGGCAACGGGAAGAATGGGATTAACTTACGTTGGTGATGGCACTAGTATAGAGTTCTTTAAAGAAAAATATAAAACTGGAGATTTGGAGATTAGACACGTAGAGAGTGGTATGAAAAGAATCATTAAACTATGTGTCTACTCCTATGTCCAGTTTAGTAATAACTACTTTGAGGCTAAATTTTGTTGTATAAATAAGTTAGACTTCTATAACGAGAAGATCACTTTATACTACGACGACCCAATAGCTGATGTCATTAACAGCTTATATCCCTGGAAAAAATCAATAAAGATAAAGTCTGATATCTCTAAGGATCCTAGATATTTTCAGAATAATGAAACTAATGCAGATTTTTGTACTAAACTCTGCTACTCCTTTAAGAGAGACTGTATATTCGCTTATGGAATGGAAGGCCTATTGTTGAAAGATACTATGGGTGAATTTAATTCTAGAGGTGAAAAAGATGAAAAAGACAAGATAACGTTAAGCTTAGGAACTCCAACACTCTATAAAATTGATAAAGATCTTTATAGAGAGGAGGATACAAGTAAACCTGATCTCTACGCCCAAGAAATTGACCTCTGGAATGACACAGAAAATACTGAGGCTGTTCTTGATTATTCTAATTGGGAAAGTAAAAATTTGAAAGTCTATCAGAAATATAAGAATTATTACTACTTCCAAAAAGACTATGAACCACTCTATCAGAATGGTGTCTTTAATAGAAAATATCAGTCCTCAAATTACTTCCATCACATGACTATTGTTAATAAACTCTTTCCTAAGTATGAGATTGGAGATGTAGTAACAATATATGAACCTGCAATCGAGGAAGATTATGCAGATGGAAAAACAAAGACTGTGATTCAGAGACTTTACCTCATCAAAGAAAACTCACTAGAAATCTCTTGGGGAGCTAATGAGGTTGGTGAAGGAGAATTTGACTATTATTCAGTACTCGTTGGCCTTGAGGATAAAAGCGGCTATAATGTGGGTACTGATGATGATATTACAAGGGGCGTTTCAATTTAATAATATGGAAACTTATTTTGGTGTTATTTCACAAGTATTAGACCCCGATCTTTATACGATTGAGGTAGATATCCCTGGTAAAAATCAGAAACTCAATGCTTTTCCTTTTAGAGGAGAGGTAGATGAGCCAAGAGTAGGGGATAATGTAATGTTGTTGGAAGTAGACCCAATTTATCATTCATACTATTTATATAAAAAGCTAAAAGAGAACGATTTTATAGGTATTCGATCAAGGGGTAAGAAGATTTGGATAAAAGAGGATTTTATTCAGATTGGTATTATCCCTGTCGATGCCAATAATTCAAATAATGGCAAGGATTTAATTTTCCCAGATACAGATAAGGGAGAGTGGTATGACGATAAAGAAGACTCAAAACCAACACCAGATTGTACTTCCTGGATTAAAATAGACAAGGAAGGTAACTTAGAGGTAGAGATGGAAGGCGCTGGAAAAGTGCATATAACTAAGGACCACGAAGTTAATATCGATGGAAACTTTACAGCCGTAGTTAAAGGTAACTCTGACATAACGGTAAATGGAAACACAACGATAAAAGTTGATGGTAATGTTGACGCTAAGGTTGGAAAATCTTTGAGTGCTAAAGTAAGTGGATCATGTACAATAGATTCACCTGATGTTAAAATTACTGGAGCTTCAGTAACAGTAGCCGGAACCCCAACTCCAGAAGGACGTGGAGCTTGGTGTGGAATTCCTTTCTGCTGCTTTACAGGTGCGGCGCAATCATCATCCAAATCACTAAATAACTAGGACTATGATACTAAATAATATAGAAGTAAACATTTTATCAACAATGAGCCTTCTTGATGCCTATGATAACAAATTTCCAGAAGGTTTTTTGATGGAAAATGTTATATACTGTGTACATAACAACGTAAATGGTAAAAATTATATAGGTCAAACTGTCCAAGTAAGAAACAGATTTAGTAAAACCTATGTAGGACATTTCAGAGACTACAACAGATTTGTTTCTGAAGAATTAAATGAGACACGAGCTTTATATAGGGCTTGGAAAAAATATGGTCTCGAGTCGTTTATCGTATATATAATAGATGTAGGAAAAAATCGAGAAGAACTAAATGAAAAAGAAGTTTACTGGATAAAAACTCTGCATACTTGTGTCAAAGATCCAGACTGCTTCGGATATAACCTAACATGGGGCGCCGATGATATGAGCGTAAGTTGTCGAGAATCTATTGAAAGATCGCTCGAAACTCGTAGAAGACTATATGGAGAAACTTTTGTTAACTGCCATACACCAGAAGCTTTTGCAAAAGGAAACAAAACTAAAGAAGAACGATATGGTCATGGAGGTTTTATTAATGCATTCACTCCAGAAGCTAATGAAAAACGAAGACAAACTAACTTAGAAAAATATGGTACTCTTCATGGACCAAATGCATCTAAAGAAGCAATTCAAAGGATGGTAAACAAAAATATAGAAGAGTACGGAGACCCTATGGGAGTATGCAATACCCCAGAGAATAGGGAGAAAGCTGTTAATAACCTTACGATAACTAAAACATTTAATCAGCTCGAAAAAAATATGTCTAAATCCAAAAAAGATATAAAATCTTTTGATGAATACTACGAGATAATATTATCAGCTTATAGTGATATATCTGGCGCAGAAAGACATTTTTATCGATTAATGAAAATACTTCCTAAATTAAAAGAAGATAGTCGATGGACACCACAACTGGAACTTCTTTTTGGAGGTCTAACTATAGAATTTATTGATAAAAAATTTGAAATCAGTAAAAAACAGAGAAAAGAAGAGGCAAAGAAGAAACTTTCCATTTCAAATAATTCTGAGAAAACTACTGTTTTATCTATCATTAGATCTATAAAAACTAACTTGAGGTCTCAAGAAAAAATATCAAACTGGGAAGATTACAAAAATTTAGTGCTTAAGTCATATTGTTCTATAACCAAAGGGAAAAATCATTTAAATAAATTAATAGAATTTCTCCCAAAACTAAGGTTAAATGATAATTGGAAACCAGAATATGAAACTATTTTTGGTGGACTAACAGAAAAAGATAGATTAGCTAAGAAAGGAGGTAATTGATAGTACTATGGCTATGACAGCAGAAGCGATGGCTAACGCTATAATTAGTCGAATCAATAAGAGTACTGATGCCTCTGATGCTAACAACAAATTCTATGCAGCTCTTTGTGAATATGTAGAGGGTAATGCTGTAGTAACTTATGCTTGGTCAGCTGTTGACCCTGAAGCTACTCCAGATCCAATGGTCGAAATTATTACTAATCTGAAAACAGCTGGATCCTTAAGTCCTAGTGGTGCTTCAGATTGTTCCAGTGCTTTAGCTAAATTTAGTTCAGACTTAAATGATAATGCTAAAACTTGGGAAGTTGTATGGCCGACTGGATTTGCACTACCCCCTGCTTACGTAATTCCCACAATCAACATTACAGCAAGTAAGGCAGATAACCAGCAAGATGCCATGGTATCTGTCTGTAAAGAAATTATAGCAGGAATTAAGAAAGCTACAGACACAGTTCCAGGATCTCATGCTACCTATTCAGGGGCAGCTACATTTGTATCAATAGAATGAAAACTAAATATTTACTTAGTACTGGAGGAAGTACTGAAAGAGTAGAGCTGTATATCTTAGACTTGTTTAAACTCTATCTCAGTATTTACCCAAAGGATATCCCTGGGTCTAATATGGGATTTGATTTTATCTTAACAGACACTAAAAAAGGTGACTTGAAAAATGAAATAAGCAACAGGATTGATTCTTTAGTTAGAACAATCAATAGTAAGTTTGCTGATAACGATAACGTTACCTTAACTTTAGACAGCATTGAACTACTTGACGCGGAGAAAGCTAGGTTGACAGTCTCCGTTAATGAAACAATAGAGACCTTTACTATCGAATTATGAGAACAGTACAAGATTATATAGATAGGTATAATCAGGTTGCTAAAAATATTGGCTTAAAGGGTGAATCAGTTGAGCTCCTTGTACAGTTGCTAAGTAATGCTACCTATATAAATGAAGTAGAAAATATATCCTATCTTAAAGAATCTTCAATTGAAAAGGCAGCTTTGATAAACTCTAAGATCCAACACTGCATGGATAATATGTACTCAGTTTTTAGAGGAAGTTGTCCAAGAGTTTTTCTTAAAATCAGACCCACTAAATATCTGACTTTAAATCCTTATGATACCCTTATTGAATCTCAAAATTTCAAAGTTTATTATCTTGGTTATTATCAAATCAAGAATATTCTGAACGACGAGATTGTGAGAGGGGGAACAACAACTATGGGATCCTCAAGTAGTAGTTCACAGGAGATCTCATACGAAAACGAAATGAGGAAAAAAGGCTATAGTATTATTTGTATTGATGATGCCAGCCAGAATATGATTGTTGATAATGCTGCTGGAACTATTTATAAATATAGTAAGCCAGGCAAAGTATCAATAGATCAACTAACTCTTGACTATAGATTTTCTGGAGATTGGAATTATAATACTGCTACCTTTTATCCAACTCTTCTTACTGATGATGAAAATACAGAGGAAGAAGATGAGTCAGTATCAGGAATTCAGCTTATTAAGTGCCTAATAGCCCCTAAAAGAACGGGCGAGTCTCTGGAAATTGATAATGTTGACGTAGATATAAGTAATACTTACTATGTTGACTGTATATCTGATAATCTTTCGTCAGATGTTTTTGTAAAGCTTGGCCAAGTTGTAGAAAGTGGTAATAAATCAGCTCTTCTCAGTGATATGAAGCCCGCCAATGTAACAAGAATATTTTCAGAGCATATCTTAACAGGTAATGTCTTTGATCTGACCTTACCATCTTTTGGTTCTAGACTTTATATTGCTAATTATTATAATTCTAACAAAGCAAACAGAGATTCCAACTTTGATCCTACTGCCACATCGACAAGGGTTTACGCTAAGTTCTTCGGTTTCTCTAAGCTGGAACAATACAATAACAATGAGCTGAGAAGACTTAATCTTCAAGGTGCTGAGTATTTAGATTATGGGAATATTACTGACTCATTAGGAACAATACATCAAAATCCCTTTCTTAGAACAGAGTGTTTGACTCCGTTTGAAGGGACTACTGGTATGTGTTTTGTTGATGGAGTAGATCCAGATGACCTTAATACTATTCACTATAAAGCTTCTCGTGATAGATTCGTTAATAGTATTCTAAGAAGTAATAGTGATATTGGTACTGTATTAGAGGAAATTTACCCAGAGAAAATTATGGCTGGAGGAACAATCTACAGCTTTGAGAGTAACAGTAATAGTACGAGACCAAGTGTAATCAGCATCTATTATATTCCAAAAGGTTCACAACTTTTGACAGACGAAGAGATTAATACCTTTAAGCAGAATAACTTAGCTTATTACGTTATTGATGATATTAATATTAATCAAGGACAGGCCTATATTGCTAACTTCGATATCCACGTTGAATTGTTTAGAAATGAGGCTGAGAATTATGAAGACTTGATTGGAACAAATATCCTCAAGAAATATTATCAGCAAAAGTTTGGTATTAAGTTTGATGAGTCTACAATAAAAGAAATTGAAGCTTATATTGGAAAGCTTGAAAATGTTAAGAAGATTAAGAGGATTTCAATAACCTATAAGACTCCAGAGGGTAGGTCCGTGGATGAAGAGTCGATTCTTAATACTCATGGGATTGATGCCTATTACTCTATAAATTACACAATAACTACTAGCGTTGTGAAATGAAAATCTATATAAAGAAAAATCTTAGGGAAATACCAATAGTAAAGCAGCTAGTCAATCTATTGGGGGCTTACAACACAACCTATTCATCAGACCTCAACGACCTTGATTCTCTGTATGAATGGAGAGTGAAGAATGATCCCGTATATAGATTTTTAGATTACGCTATCCCTAATGAGAATGAGAAAACAAGAGAGGGAAACATAAATTACCTGGCTCACTCTTTCTATACAGTCAAGGGAACTTTTACAGTCTTCAATCTCTTAACACAATACAATATTATAAATCTAGGAAGCTTAGAAGAACCCCTATTTTATAACGGAGGTGTTTGTACTATTAGATTAACAAGCACTCCAGAGGGAATTGATAGAGATAGGTTCTGTAAATATTTTGAAGAATTCCTTGGGGCTCTTCTATACTTCCTTCAAATCAATATTAATATAGATGAATCTTCCTTTAAGTTTCTTGACAATTTTTCAGGACAACTTACTTTTGGAGGAACAGCCTATACTACACGAACATTAACCGTAGATACAACCAGCTTCTATGACTAATAACTTAAATATTACTGCCTCTGGATCTCATATAAGTGACATTAAAACTGTTGCTATAACAGGGGGAAGCTCTACTATTCTTCAATATCGAGGAAGTGATGAGAAGTTACTGGGGCGAGTAGCTGATCTTGGTGAATATAATTTAGAGAATCTCCTACAAAAAGATAACTACAACGATACCTTTAATCTCGAGTATTTAGAGAACGCAAGTGAAGAATTTAAGGATCCTTGGGAAATAGACAAGATTTCTAAAACCTTCTTTCCCACTAATACCGTCGATGAAATTAGGATGGTGACCCTAGATTCTACAGCTCTTTATGAGGATGAAAAGTATATCCTAGGGGCTTCATTACCTGACTTTAAGATTGGTGATTATATAAAAATTATTGTTAAGAAAGATAACGACTTTTTGAACACCTGGGATTATACTTTTGAAACAGATGCCATACAGGCCCATGTCAGTAAGGAGATTCTTTCTGAGAATCCTAGAATGGGGATGTCAAGCGTTACTATAGGTAAAGAGAAAGTATCTGATAAAGAAGTTTATACAATCCTCATAGATGAAATAATCTGTGAAAGACTTAGAAAAATAAAAAGAGAAAATTCAAATTTCTTTAGACTCTATGAATTTCACGGCTGTTCATTAGAAGGCGTATATTGTTGTGGTAACTATGGTGGGTTTGAAAGATTAGAGGCTCAATTCTTTAGTCTGACAAATATAGGTGATCAGAGATTAGTTATGATTGATGTCCCTGAAAACTATAATAAGGTATATCTCGTCAATGAAATTATCGGCAAAGAAGACTTAGTTGAAGACATACCTGGTCAATTTGAATACGAAATTGAGATCCTTAATAATATCCACGCTAGAAAAGTACTCTGGTTTATAATTTCTCCAGAGGGTGAAGTGGTTAGTATTAATATTTCTTATCAAAACTGGCTTAGCTCAAATAATCCAGAAAGAAATAAAAATACTTACCTCTTAAGAGAAGATGACTTTCATAAAATCGGAAAAGGTTCTGGAGAGTATCTAAAACGAGATGGTCAATATACCTTTGATGGTAATTCTGGAACTTTACTTGGCAATAAAAGATTTACAAGAACCTACGAAGATTATCCTGGCCTTAGAGAGTTAATTAGGAATTATGCCGGACTTCAGACTTTTGTCCCTAAGAGCGAAAAAGAACGATTCTTATTAGGACAAATAGTAGAAATAAACGGAAAATATAAGGCTGTTGTATATGAATCTGGTAAAGTTTCTACTCAAACCTCTTATATCAGGTATGTAGGAAGCTCTGATTGGACAACTACAACAACAGGAAATATAATCTTTGAGTGGATTAATGCATCTCTTAATGTACACCCTGAAACTGATTTAGGTGTTGCCCGAGAGGGAATAGTACTGAATAATAAAACTGGTGTAATTAGGAAAGGTGACGAGGTTCTAATAGGTGATAAGTCTTATATTGCAACAAGAGAAGATTCATACCTTCATAGGCCCGGAGAAAAGCCTGAAGTTGAGCTATCAAGAACTATAAACTATAGTCATAATTACGGAATCACTTATACAGACTATCTCTACTATTGGGTTGAACTTTATGATACTTGGCTAGTTTCTAGAGTTTATTCTTCTGGTGAGCTTGTTAGATATAAAGGAAAGTATTATATTAGTGTTGATAATAATAATGTCAATAGCTTTCCCGATATTTCACCAAAGTGGTCAGGCTTAGATAATATGAGAGCTTGGAAAACAGATACCATAAATATTGTTGTTTCAGAGGGTGGCGAGATCCTAACACCAAAGAAATTGACTGTTAATAGCGATACTACCCAAACATCTATAGGATTTAGAGCTGCGCCTGGTTATATACTGAAGAGAGTCTATACAGAGTCAAGAGAGTTTAAGGAAGATCCAATTAGAATATTGAAACTTGAACCTTACACAAAAAGTAATGAGGCCCTACTTAATACTATTGCCTTTGATGTTAAGAAAAGTTCAGTAGTTTCGTCGGTTGCTAATGTAAAAGCTAGTGTATCAATGGAGAAGAGCGTTGCAACACTCGCTAATAAGAGTAGATTTACCGTCGATAAATCTTATCTTGATTCAGCTCAATATAAGATTATTAATAAAGCCTCCACTAAAGAAACTAACGTTCTGCCTAACAGCACTATCCTAAATGCTAGCTCTGCAAATTTTAGTAAGCTCTATAGTAAATTTAACGGTATTGTTATAGCTACTGCATCCAATGTGGCCAGCAGCATTAAAGTTGCGAAAAGAGCAGTGTTGTGGGATAAAGCTGAAGTACTAAAACAGGATGATAAGATCTTAATAGTCAATAGAGTAACAGATAAAACTCAGTATACAGCAGCCACTTTAAATAATTATGATTATAGAGTGTCTGGAACAAAATATGAAGAGGGCACTATAACACTGAAAGAGTTTATTGAGACTAGATCAACCAACCAAAGTACTGATAACCTGGTAGTAAAAAGTAGAGAATATGATCTTTGGGATACCATTAGAGAGGATAGAACTGTTTATGTAGAATTTGGTCCTTATGAAATGGCTCCTACGTTCCAGGTCTATATTGATGGGGGAAAAAGACAAGAAACTGTTAATTTCAGTACCTCTTATAGTGAGGCCTCTGATAGAATAGTTGCTGGAAGGTCTTACGCTATCACAATCTCAAGTTTAGAAGGTAGATCTATATTGACCTATAGAATAAACCTCGTTAATGTCACCAGAGAGTACGTTTCTAATATTAATGTAAGAGACGAAGAAGACACTCTACTTGGTTTTGAGCAGACTAGTAATGGTAATGTCATAATAACAGACAAACTTTATCTTAATGCTGCCCCAGTATATAAACTTTACTTTGAGAAGACCTACACTGTTGAAATGACATTTAGGTGCATCTTCAATGAAGGCTTTGATGTGAAGACTCCATATTTTACAGTTCCAAAGTATAGTGAAATAGCTGTACCTGTCGATGTCGCTGACCCAGATACTTATAGAGCTAACCTGAGTAAGGCTGAGTTTAAAATCTATACTCAGGATCTCAATATAACTCCTAAAATCTCGTTCAGACCTGCTGGAACAAGTACGTGGTTTGGGCCCTATGAAGGAAATGAAGAGGTTCAGGTTTTTGGTACTCTCAGAGATATGACTGTCTTTGGACCTGTTGAAGAAACTAGCTTATATGGTGCTTCAGGTAATCCTGGCGTTTACATTGTTAGAATCTTTAACGTAGGCAAGGGAAGTTTTACAAGTAATTTAAGTGAAATAGAGTTTAAGATACACAATGATAATTAATAGTGAAAAGAGTATAAAGGGTATTTTTGCCTATGCTCCAGATACTACTTTTGAGAAGGGTGATTTTGTTGTGAAAGGTGGTGAAATATACAACGTCTTAGCCACCGTAACAGGTAAAGATCCTTCACTCCCGGCTAATAGTCTTTATTACAAGCTATATCTTGGTAATAATGTTGCCTCAATAGAAGAATATCTGAATTTTGATCCTAATAAAGATGAAGATAAAGAGGTATCACTTCTAACTTTGAGTAGAATCCTTCAGCTTTATATGAGTGGATTTAATAGCAAAGGACTAATTAGCAATAAGATAACAAAGGATAGAGAAATTATTCTTAGTGAGTTCTTTAATGGTGATGAGTCTGAACAAGAAGACAAAATCGTCTCAACTACACTAACCCCTCTCGATACTGTCCTTGAAACCTCCGACTTAAATAATGCCATTTTTAGAGTAGATAGAGATGTTGTAGCAAATTTCTTTATCACTAAGAATGAAAATAATTCTGATTGGGTTCAAGAGCTTGGAGAAGTAATTCTTAGACAATTTACTTATATAGCTGACACCGATAAGAAGTATGTCAGAGTTCAAGAATTAGTCGATCCTACTTATGGAACCACTATGTATCGTTATGTAGAGAGTACTAGTGGGACAGTCTTTGAATCTACCGAAGCTAGTGAATGGAGGACTTCACATTCAGCAAGTAGTTCAATCCTTCAAGAGCTAGATTCAGTTAAAGAGTTTTATAAGAAAGAGCTTCAAAGACTCAATGCAGAAGCTGAACTTATTAGAAACAATTATAGAATTAAAAGACTACCAATCGGAGAGAATACTGATACTCAACTTCAGAAATATTCTTTTACTATTGGAGAAGAGGAGGATGATATCTACTTTAAACCGGGAGAATCTTTCTGTCCTATAACTCTGGGAATCTATGAGGAGTTTGATGAATACTTTGATGGCGACTGGATTTATGCGGACACTAAGACATATCACAATCTAACTGTTAATTTGGCCGATGCTAATCTCGACCCAACAGTAAACGAATATTATACAGAGCCCGTCATCTACTGTATAAAAAAGCCGGTTAAAGGTTATCCTAATGGCTGTTTCTTAAAAGTTGAGCTAAGTGGTATTACAAAAACTAACAATTTGTATGCTGGTAAGGTTACTTTTACATTATTCTATAACGAGTTTACAGAATATAGTACTAATGCTTACAGCAATCCAGCTGAGTTAGGTCTCTATTACTTTGACTCTCTTGATGGAATTTATAAACCCGCCACTGATCAATCTCCTGTGGCAGGGGTAACATACTATAGTGTTACTCAACAAGTTATAGTACCAAGACGTAATTTTTCAGATAACACCTATAATCATTTTGCAGGTAAGATTAGTTTTATTCACACATTAACGAAAGAACTGACTGTAAAGAGTGAGATAGATATTGATAGTTTGGTTGATCAGTCTGAGGAATATAAACTCTTCTACTATAATACTAATTTCTTCACTATTGAAACTATTGAAGGAATTAAGAAGTCTGAAATATTCTTAGCAGATCCTGACGGCTTTGGTTATGTCCCTGCCTTTGATGAGGATTATGGAGATGAATTGGCCAGTAATGATGAAATGGAGCCAGGTGTAGTCTATTATAGACTAATTAGCACAGACAATCCTCCTAAATATTGTGGGGACTATGTTAAAGAGATCCTAACTAGAGACGTAAATAATTATCTTCCCGAAGACACTGAAAGAATATATTCAAAGGATAATAGTGGAGAAATTATTGATAGATCCTTCTTATACCCAACTGGCGATATTGACGTAAACAAAACTTATGATTTCAAAAGTATAAATCTTGATGGAACAGAAGTCGAGATTAAAGTACTGATGAGAGATAAGAACGGTAATACTGATACAAGAACCTATATTGTTGATTTAGGCCAACTTGATAAAAAGTTTAACGAGAATGATGTTGTTGTCTATTCGGAAAACAATAAGGGATATGTTGGAGGATATGAAGAAGAGGTAACTACTACTGATGAAGGTGGTGGTGGAGGTGATGACGATGATAGTGGAAACAAGAAAGGAGTTAAACTAACTAGAATTGATCTTGATAAACTTACCGACGTTAGGAGAATTATTTATGGTATTAGGCATGATGAAGTAGTTAATCCTAAAGTTCAATCATCCTTTGCTAAACCTGGATCTTGGAAGAATAAGATTTTCAAAGTCATCACTAATACTGGAGATTTCGATGGCATTGAAGAATGTGTATCTTTCTCTACAGTTGATAAAAGCACCTATGAGGAGCCTACCTATGTTCCAACAGATGATATTATTTATCAACTGACTAAGACATACTATAGAATCATTAGAACTACCCCTCCTAGTCCAGGAGCTGTTAGGGGTACTGCCTTTGAGGAGGTTCCGGAATATATCGAATACTCTGACTTTATTGATAGTCCACTGCTGCATAACTGCTATGAGTTAGTTGACGGAAGATACAAAAAGTCTCTTGATATTATTAAAAGACTCTGGAAAACATATTATAGGAAAAGAAGTAGCTATAGTCCTGTATCACAGAATTGGTATGAGAAGGTAAGTAATCCTCTTGTTTTGAATCCCTATAAACACGGTCTTTTCAAGAAGACAGGTTTCGATTCAGCCCTTGGTAATTATAAGATGGAGAGAGCTACTGAGACTACTTGGGATGACAGCGAAACTTACTATAAAGTTCAAACAGATGCTCAAACCTCTTATATAACTTCAAGCAAAGATAGTCTTCTTAAGTCTCCTAGTGAAGATGAGTGGTACGAAACTAAATTTGTGAAGACAGCCGATACAGTAAGAGCAGATGGTAAAGACTACTATGCTCTGGTTAAGTGTGAGGATGGTTTAGATCGTTATATACTTGTTGAAGGCGCTACTGATGGTTCTAACCTCTATGAAGCCACTACCACAACAGCCCCTGCTAACGATGAGTTGTTCGAAAGAGTGCCTGGTGATGGTGTTGGAACCTATAACTGGATTAAGACAACAGATGAAACAGCGGTAGGTGGAAGAACTTACTATAAGAGATTAAACACTTGGTCATTGGTAACATATCCTCTAGCCAATCTATTTGAGAAAGTTGTCGTAAAGACTGCTGATACAATTATTGGTAATATTAGAGATGGGTTTAAGACATATGCAAAAACAAAAGCAGATACTACACCTCTTTATATTTCTAATACTCTTGTGTCTCCAATTGAAGAAGGCTATTTTGTTAAGAATCCAACTAATGATGTATTAACTCCTTACGTAAGATCCTATGATGTATTGTTTAATCCCAATACAAATTATTATATTGGAGAAACTATTCCTACATCATTAAATCCAGAAGGTAAGATCTGCACCCCTGTCTTATTGGTTGATGAGTATATTAGCCCAAAGAAGTATGGACTCTGTCATAAGGTTGGTCAGCTCTATAAGGGTATTGCTAATGCCATCTATAATTATAAGAATGCAGCTGAGAGAAGACCATATAGAGGAATTGAATACTTTAGCAACAAGTATCATATTCTAGATGATAGTAAGCTGAGAGAACATTCCCCCTCTACTGAAGGTTGGTTTGAGGTAAGTGGTTATATTCAAGTTAGTTCTGAGGGCGTAGATAACCCCGTCGATGATCAGGACAATTACTTGATTAGTGATAAGTACTCCTACTATGAAAAGGAAGGAGATAACTATACTCTATTAGATTTATCAAACTACCAACCAGGAGATGAATATACTGATGGGGATCTTGGAGAGATGTATATTAAACAATACTCTCTTTCCAATGATACTACTGTTCAGGAAGATAAGGATTATTATGTTTGTGAGGATGGAGATCAATTTATCAAGATAAAGATTGTAAGTTTTGAAAGAAATCCTTCTGCAACTGGAACTAGCTCTACATATCTAAGTCTGGACGAAAATGACTACGGCCCAGGTAAAACAGGTTATGCCACAGTTAAAAGAACTTATTGGTACGTTTATAACTCTAGCAGTCATAACTACGAGAGACCTGCTGATACTAGCATTGATGAAAAGAAAAAATACTATGTTGGTAAACCAGTCAATAGCCTCTATGTACTTAGTCCAAATGATCAAGGATTGTATGAAAAATATAGTGATCATGTCTTAACAGCCACAAATGACTCTAGAGCTGATATGCTTGATATCTATAGAGGTACTAATGTTAACCATAACAACTCTGACAATGTAGGCACTCCAAGATTCAAATGGTACTACGAAATTCAACAGATCGAGTTTACCTATAAGAATCTAAGAGATGAAGAATATTTCTGGGAGCCTTCTGATCTAGAGAACTGGATTCCTACTATCGATATTATCCCAAAGATCTGTATTGGATATTCCATTGCATCTCTGTTTTATAATAGAATGAGATGGAAATGGTGTGTTGGGCTTGAAGCCACTAATACTTCAGGGGATGATGATCCAGACGATCCAGACGAGCCGGATGAACCAGATGAGCCAACGGGAGACACCACGACAGTAGTTTCCAAGAGATTTAGATATGTCGAAGGGACAGGTTGGAATAGTAGAATTTTCTTCTATCCTAAAATTGATAAGACTTGGACAGTAACTCCTTTCACTCATTATGAACCTTATACGTTCGGTGATTTGTATGGAATAAGACTTGATTTCTTAAAATGTGTTCCTTGTCCTACTACTGGAAATACTGGAGAGCAAGGAGTTCTTAAGATTTTCCTCAGTGGATATACTAAAAATCCTTCTTATGGTTTGGAGGGTGAAAAAGTAGAGATAGAGGAGGTTAATCATATTTATTACGTTTGATGGTATGCAGAAACTTAAAATAGTAACGGATTCAGACAAAAGCAATAAAATCTTTACTGCTGACGGTCTAATCTTTCATAAGGACAGGCCTGATGGTTTTGCTAGTGTAGTAGACAATCAAGGTTCTTTCCAAAGAGCTGCTAGAATTAGTGAGGTTAAGGCTATGACTAGTGAAAGAAGTAATCACGTAACTATGAATAAATATGTCGATAGAGGTACGGGTCTTTTGTATATGAAGGATCCTACCTTTATGGACAGTTATGTTCTAGTTAGCAGTAATGATGATTCTTCCGTAACAAATAATCTATTGGATATAATTAAGTCATATTATAGTGAAGAGCTTGACAGAATGAAGACTAGTGAAACATCTTTGTACAATTCAGAGACCATGAGTATTGATATTCTCAATGGAACTGTAACTTTCAACCTCATAAGGCCTGGACAATATACTAGGACTTTAAACCTCAATAAAATTGCTGAGTATTATGCAGGTATAAATGTCACCTGTAGAGTAAGCCTTGTTATTCAATATACGACAAATGCTGTAATCTATCCTATGATTCAAGACTTTGTGTTTGAGGCATTTACTTATACCGGGGAAACAGAAACTACATACTCAATCGTGAAAGAAACACTCAGTACTCCTATCACTGATGGAATTAGACTTGATTATCAGGATAACCTCCTTAAAATCACTCCAACCAATGATGATATTAAAGAGTGTTTCATTAAATCTTGTTATATAACATATGGAAATTGCTCATAAGACAACCCTTCTGTGGTTGGCAAACTTAAGTACCTGTACCTCTGTCATTGCCTACTCTAGGGAATCTTTTAAGCTTCATCCGGGTAAATTCTTCATAAGTCAGGTATCAATAGAGGGAACTAAAATAGAAGACCTCCTCTCAAGCACCCCTATACCTAGCAGTATTGACGAGATTAAAAGTAACCTCTTATTGCTTGAGGATTATCAGGAGAATAAGATTTATAGGGAGGTTGATTGTACGACTGATATAGATAGTGAGGATCCTGACCTTAGTAACCTTAACTTCTTACTTAACTTCGACCTAATGCACGAGGTAATTAAGGACGATGGCATAGATACTTTAATATTCTTAGAGGATAACAGAATCTTAGCCTATACTATCCTTGACGGACCAATGGGAAAAAGAGTTGATGAAAGTGCCCAATACTTCAAATCATATAAGCTCAATAATCTGACTTTAACTTTCAGTACGGTTAATTCAGTTGCTAATAACCCTAATAACAATCCCTTTAATGAAAATGTTAAAGAGATTAAATTAGTAAATAGAGACTGGTCAAACGTTGGATTCCTAAAAGTAAAAGATATTAGAGGAGCTAAGGGACAAGTTTCTATTCAGTCAAGGTGTACGGATAATGTGACTGATATTTTCTCTGGTGGAAGTGATAAGATCTTCTATTTTGATAATACTTCAATCCTAGTTAATAACTCTACTGGAACTATTGAAGAGGTAAGATTAGAAAGAGAAAACTCAATATCAGACAATCTTCATGGATTTGGTAATGTGGCTAGATATCAAGTAGGGTATTATAAGGGAGACTTAGTAATATACTCTTGGAATAATACCGGAGCTTACTATATTGCATCACTAACCAAAAAAGATTATTGGAAACACGCCTACTACTATGACAGAGAATATCAAACACTGCCTGAACTCTTTGGTGGAAATCTAGAGATCATTGAGTTTTGTGGTAAGTATGTTAGGGTGAATGATGGAACTGATAATTGGATAGTCAATCTAGATAAGAACTCCATAGTCTGTAAAGAGGGTGAGGGGCATAATTACTTGCTAGACCCTGGAAAACCAAAGAACAAAATAGTAGATCTTGGATCAGAGTCAGTATTCTTTGATAGGGCAGAAATGATTCAGAAAATACCTGGAATAAGCAATACACTAACTGACCTGAGAGATGGAAGAGGATTAAAGGTAATTAAGAAGTACGGAAGCTGGTTTGTATTATCAAGAGATATGGACAAATCAAAAATTCTTAATCCCGAATACTTAATGGTCCTTAATTCCTCAAGATGTCTATGGATATTACCTGAAGAACTGAACAATGTTATCTTTGTAAATGATAAGACAGCCATTCTTAAGGATCCTAAGACAGAAAAAGTCTATTATCTAAATAGAGCTGGAAAATTCGGTTCTCCCACTGTAATCAAGAAAGGGTTGAGGGGAGTATCTGAAATTCCTGACTATTCTTACCAAAATGGAAAATATGTGACGAACTCTTTCTTAAATAACTTGAGAAAGTCTAGTAATCTTCCAGAAGGTAACTTTAATATTATCGGCGCTGTTGGAGGCCTAGTGTTTTATAAGGAGAACAACATCATTAATTGTTTATGATTGCTAAATTTTTAAGAGAGTTTTACGACAATGCAACAGTCTTTGGTGAAGTTATTAAGTTTTGTAACTATTCCATCGGCGAAGAAGGAGAAATAAAGGATTTAAATGCTGTTTGGAAGGAACAGGATAAGACCCTTGATGTTTGTATAGAGGGAGAAACTCTCGGTGACGTTTGCTTATATTATATGAGCGACTTGTTGGGAGACCCAATTCTTGGTATCGTAGTTCAGAATATAGATCAAGATGAATGGGTGGATGGGGGACAAAATCATATTAGAATAGTCTTTCCTTCAGAAACAGTAGCTAATATTGAAACTGAAGATTACCCATTCCAAACTACTGAATATCTTGAGAGTCCAACAAATACTCCTTCTGTAAATGCTTATTTAGTAGGTGATGATGAGTCTATTGATGAGGAATATGTCGATAAAAACTCTTTTGAAGAGTATATCCAAGGCCAATTCAATAGTGATGTGGGACTTACTTCGCCTTATATTAATACTCAAGGTGAAGCTATTCATGATAGTAGAATAATAAAAGTCTATAAGTCTGTTGAAATCTTCGCCAATGATCTTCCAGGACTAACGAACCGAGATACAGGAATAACTTACTATTATTTATATCAAGGTAATGATAGTGTCCCCATCAACTGTACTATTACTTACGATATTTGTAGAAAAACAGGAGCTACTATAACAGTCTTAAAAGAGAACCTAATAGAGAAAGGTACTGGTATAAAGTATAAGACTTCATCTACTGGCGCGGCTCTCTGGACAATAAATAAAACGGCTGGAACTCTTGACGTAACAGGTGGTATTGGGCGATGTGATTTAGAGGGAGTCTTAAGCTATACGGACTATGAAGGTAATCCATCTTCTCTCAACACAAATAGAATAACTTTTATTAAACCTGTTATTACTAAGGGAACATATACTTTCTCTGGAATTGGAACTAATAATGTTGATGATATATATCCAACTATAGTTCTAGATAGTTCCGATCCACAGAATAACTACGTAACAGTAACTATTTATAGTGATAATAAAAAATTTACTACATCTGTTTCAGATAAAAATAAACCTTTTGTAAGTGGAACGAAATACACTCTTAAGTCCCTTAATGAAACTTCTGTATCAGATAATACAAAGAATGTCATAACAACAGACTACTCAACCGATGAATTTGATAAATATTTCAGTTTGATTATTACTAAATCACCAAGTTATGACTATTTTGAAGAAGTTCCAAAAAAGATGGTTGCTCTTGAAAAGAAAGTAGTAGACTCTGTTGTTGCAATTGTTGACACCGCTGGAAAAAATCCACTTAAAGAAGGTTGGTATGAGAAATCTACATATACCAATACGGACCATGCACAAGACGTAACCTTTGTGGAATATAAGAAGACTAAAGATGTCACACCCAGCCCATCAAAGAGCTATGTGAAATTTGACAGTCCCGCCTCCACTGCTGATTGGGTGCTGGATAAAGGATTCAAGGGTTATAACTTATCTCAGGAAAAAGTAGCTGATCTCAACAAGACCTATATAACTCCCTCAGATATTCCTTGTGAGAGTGCTGTTGATGGTATAAAAAATACTAAGTGGCTTGTCAATGATAGTACTGGTTTAAAGAAAATCTCTGTAGCTGAGGCAAACACTATTAAAGCTAATCCTAATACTAAATACTTCATTGAATCTAGTAAAGTAACAAAAAGAAGAGAATTAGTTAGTAAGACTACATCTAATTTGTGGCTAGATAGTAACAATGTCTATAAATATGATTTTACTATTGAAGCTAGATCAATAACAGAGGTTGATAGTGAGATACCAAATGAGATTACTGAGAAGTGGGGACCAATTGATGAAAATGGTAGTTCCTATAAGAGATTAGTAAAAATTAATCTGAATGACCATATCTTATCTTTCTATCTGATTTATAGACGTGTTGTAGAATCTACTAACCCTATTATTCTCTATAATGATGTTGCAGAGGAAATTGACCCTTCTAATGTTTTTACTGGCTTTAGTGGTAGTAACGAAGAGATGGACAATGCTCTTGATAGTTTGGAGAAAATAATCTTTGTTGAAGGTAGTAATGTAGATAACTATAATAACTATAGAATAACTGCCCAGGATCCTAGAATTTTGTTTAAATACGGTGGTACTGGAAATCCCACAATATCAAATAATGGTATTGATACTGAAAAATATTTCACGATAAAGGTCATTAATCCTTATTTTCAGTCTAATAAATATAAATTTACAGTAGCTAGGACAACAGAGGGAGGAGATCCTGACGTTACAGATTGGGAAACAGTGGCTAACAACGGTCTTACTATGACTGATAATCAATATAAAGTCACAAAAATTCTAAGCCTTGGTTTTACTCTCCCTGATAGTATTGCTGGAGACTATTACGCTGATGTACCTATAGAGCTTACAGGAGAAGATAGTGTAAGAAGACTTGTTTCTATCCAACACACTTTAGGAGATAGCTCTATTGGTTCGGGTGAAGCTGCTGTTGTATCTTGTAATCCTAAAGACGGAACCTTAGGTAATTTTGTTAATGGGGTCGCTGTTCCTAGTTTTGCTATTCCTATTGATACTATTGGCGAGATAACTAATCTTAATATTGGATTTATGCCTCTCTGTTTTGCAAAGGTGGGCATAAATACTAGTACAGGACAAGATAGTGTTGCTGGCTTTCCTACTATTGAGATTGAATATAGTAGTGATACAATAAAAAATAACCTCTTAGTTACTGCTCAGAGAAAAAGTTTTGAATTCTACCAAACGCAGGGACTTGTCTCCCTAACCGGCCTTTTAGTAACTATAAAGAGGAGAATTAGTGCAGAGCCTGCTTGGTGGCCTGAAAAACTAGGGGATGTTTATATAAAGATAAAACTAACAGTATCAGCTCCGGAAGACCAAGAAAAAGGCTGGGTTAGAGTAACAGAAAGGGATTTTGATACTCTTACAATTAATCTGGCAGGTAAAAAAACTATCAATCCATTAAACGTATTTATTGAAGATGAGCTAGTCGAGAATGATGAGGGTAAAGTTATCCAAACTTATCGAAAAGTTAATGGTCTTGAGTACTTAACAAGAAATGACGAAAATAATTATACCAGTAAGAGAATCTTTATAACTTCAGACGATAGAGAAACACCATATTGGTTGCCAGGAAACAATAACGATCCCAACTTAAAAATTATAGGCTCTAATAAGATTCTTCCGGACCCAATACTATCCCCAAACGGGTACTATTATTCAGAGGAATTTACACTCTCTGACGGTATTCTAATTAGTGCAGATAAGAAAGTTAGAAGAAAAGATGAATACTTCACTTATCAATTCGATTTCTTTAGAGGATTTACCGACTCAAGAGATACTGAAAATGATGACTGGAGAACCTGGCTTTTCAGGGATAAAATGCAGTCTCTCTTACTATCTGTAGAACCAGAAAATAACACCATTAGTGATATTAAAGTTTACAAAGAAAATGACTCTGAGGAACCAATAGATTATATTGATGTTAGTCATATTGGGTTGTATGGATTTTTGGTTGATAGTTCAAATTCTGAAGAAACTTATCAGATTGTTTTAAAGGATAAAAGAGGTCTATTTAGTCTTTATGATAATACAAAGCCTGACGAGCTTGACACTACAAACAAAAATGAAAGATTCTATTGCCATAAAATTAATGGAGAGCCAGTTATCATCTCATTACTCTATGCTCCGGGGGATATTGTAGAAAAGAACGATACTGCTGAGGATCTTGAAAATACTGGTGCTGAATTAATAATTAGGTCCTTAAGTGGATCAGGTACTTCTAAAACGTTGCCTATCAGACTTAAGAAACTTGATGTTAATAATAATATCGCTATTGTCAATAATAACAAGATTGCTAGTTATATTGATGATAATTCTGTCTTGCTGAATGGTGACGTCATTGATATCTACAGCGGAATTGATACTAAATATACTACTAACGATAGTACAATAACCAATAATAGTATTGATGTAAGCTTTGAGGGTAGAAGAAAAGATAACGGCTATAATAATAGTAGCTTAACTCTTAATGGATTCTCTACTAAATTTCCACTAAGCCCCCTGTCTTTAAGTGTTCGAGATGGATTAGGTAATTCTAAACAAATGAATATCTACAGACAACTTAGTACGAAAGGTAAAGAACTTAAACTGCCAGCTAAATTCGGCTATGCTAATAATAATAATGCACCGTCATCCTTTTTATATGCACTTAAACCATGGCCCGTAACTAGCTCTGGAGCAACAGACACTTCGACTTGGAATAATAATGAGTGCTATTATAGAAGATCTAAGACAAATGGTCAAGGTGCATATGATGTTTATTATGACTTATATTTTAGTGGAACCCATAAGAATGCTGGATGTCAAGTTGTGTACTTATTCCAACAGTACGGTCTTATTCCAATTAGTGTGATAGATTGGGAGGGGGTAGAAGATTTATTTAGTAGTGATATTCCATTAAAGGCTGATAACACACCGTATAACTTTGAAGAAATCATAGATATTAGTAAGATAAAAATAGTCAATAATATTCCTGGATATCCGCTCCGGGCTATCAGGAATCCTGACTCTGCTCATACACAGGTTGGACGTATCTTAATCTATGAAGGCGATGAACCTGAAGGTCAAGATCTAATTGTTGATACAATTCCAACAGGCTATGTTGTTGACAACTCAAAAGGAGGCTTCTTAGTTGGATCTGTTATAGTTGACTTCAAATTAAAGAAAGATTATTATTTTAGAGAAACTTGGGGAAAATCATTAAAACAAGTAAAAGATAGTAATATAGTAAGCCGTGTATGTTTTAATATATTTAGACCGGCAAAAACATACGTAGGATACATAGCTTTGAAACAGAAAAATAGCGTAAACTCTAGTACGACTGCGGGGGCATCCTCTAATGAAAACTCTGATTGGACAAAATGGAATAACCTCGGCGGTAATACCTGGAAGGGAGGATTTAATAGCGGTAAAAGCGTATATTCGCTGATTCAAGACGGAACTACACCACTTAATATGACAACAGTTAGAAGTGAGCTTGGTGCAGATCCAGCAGCAGTTGGATATTCTTATGTGTATTCTGGCGATGTTTTAGAAGAAGTTAATCAAATCTTATCAACCGAAGAAAGCGCTGTTTATCAGGATGAGGAACCTGACGTAAATACCACACCGAAAAATGTTTTTGCTGAATCTGCTGCGGGCATTATGTCTAGGGTTACAGGAGGAGGATCTAGTGGTGCTTCTTATGCAGCCACAGCAGGAACGGCAGGATATGTGTCAGCATCTGGTAATAATCGTTATACTAGCCCTTCACCTAATATAACAGCATTAATTAATTAATGAAATGGAATTGTTTTTGCACTCTCTAACTACAGCATTAGTCTCGTTGAAAAACTTTATCTTGGAACTTGATGAAAAGGTAGGTATTCGACGGGCTATACTGTGGTTAATCATGATTATACTATTTATTGGTATTATCAACATAAGATCTGTTACTAAAGGGGTCATAGAATTTGTTAATGCTATTTGTGAAGATATTCATAATGAAAAGATGCATTGGCAAGAAGTCTATATGACCGAACTTACTCCAATCTTATCTGAGCTTAGGGCTACAGTTGGAGCTGATAGAATACTTTATTTTGAATATCATAATTCTGAAGAAAACCTAGAAGGTATGCCATTTAAGTTCTTTGACTTGATGAAGTGTATACCTCGATACGGTATTCCTGAAATCCCAGGAAGATATTATCAGAATGTAAATACCTCAATGTACACTGAATTCTTCTCTAAACTTCAAGACGGAGAAGTCCTCAACTGCAACGGGGCAAGAGATGTTGATTTTAGACGTAAATATCGTGGAATTTATGAATTAGTCTCTGAAACTGATAAGTCTAGAAAACAATCTTTTATTAGTGTTCCCGGCGTAAGAAGACCTATTGGATTCATAGTAATTGAGTGGACGAACGATAGTACAGAGAAGGCGATAGTGTATGATGAGGATTTAATTCATAATACCTTTATCCCCAGAATAACAGCTATCTCTTCTGCGGGTAAAAAGTAATTAAAAAGAATGAGTACTATTCAAATATCACGCAGTCAGTATACCGAATCAAGTAGAAGAGTTGCGATCCTTAGACTGAATGAATATGAGTTTCATAAAGGTGAGGTCGTAATGGTAAAATACACTAAAGAAGTTCCTGATTTTAGAGGCACGATAGGAATAATTGTAGCTCTTGGTATTGGGGACGGTATTGGTGAAGAATACTATAGAGTATTGACTGTAGGCAATGAAGTTACTGTAACAGGAATAACAGAACTTCTTCCTGACGTTTCTGTCTTAATACACGGTGAGAGATATATTACAAAAGTTAATGGTGTTTGGAACTACGTTTATATTGATGAGACAGGGACAGAAAGAGTCATTGAGGAGATTACTGAAACAGAGTCAATAACTTTTGTTGACCTTGGAACTGGTTATAGATGGTTCTATAATAATGGATCCTTGAAACGTGAGGATGATTTCTTTAATCAAAATTTCGTAGAGGATACAGTAGAATTTCTAATCAAATATAGCAACTTAGAAGTAAATGTAGCCCCAACTGACGGTGTATATCTTTATTCTGCTAGAACTTTGACTAATGTCCCTCTAAGTATAACAGTCACTACTAGAGACGGAGAGGATGTTACAAATGAGGTTGTACTTACTCACAACGACACAGTAATAGAGGGAAATACTTGGACTATCGAGAATATTTCAGAAACGCAGGAGATAACAATAAAGGCTAGTCATACTCTCCCGGGAACAACGTTTAAGGCTGTTTCTGAAGGATCTTGCACTATTTGGTTCGGTGACTATATTTACTATGGTTTAGTGGGAGAGGAAGATCTTGATAATTGGTCTAACCCAACAGAATCTCTCCTTGGCAATCTTGAAAAGTCCCTCTGTGTAAAAGATAGAAATTTCGCCTGGGAACATAAAGATCTTACTAATCAAGCTGTTGTATTTGCTACCCCTAAATATTTTGGTAGTCTTCTGCATATTCTTGATGATAATAGTATGGATTATATTGATGATTATATTTGTTCAGAGATTTATTTTGAAGAACAGGGTCTATACTATTACGTTTATGTCAAGAAGGCAGCTGTATCTATTAATGACTTTAAGCAAGAATTAGTATTTGTTGATATTAATGATCCAGACTATATCAACTCTTTCTCTAAGCTCGATGCTAACGCCTTGATTGAAGCGTGGGAAGGCAAGAATGAGGCAGGAGGTTTGCTGGTTCTTAATGATAGGGGTAAAATAGATAAAACACTGCTCGATGAAACAACTGGTATTGATGGTGATGACATTATTCTTTACCTTGATGGTGGATTTGTTAATTCTTCATCAGCTATCCCGACTGGTAGCACGAAGAAATTCTGGATAAAAGATATAAACAAATATTATAATGGAAGTTATATTACAGATCCAGTCGTTAAAGCTCAAATCTACTATATTGACACCCAACTATTTCAGTGGAATGGAACAGCCCTAGCTATGATTGTAGGCTTTGATACTAATGTCATCACTAATATTAATGAGATTTTATAAATTATGCCTTCAACGATTGGTACAAACTTTCTCTATGAAGGGAAAAGATTCCTCGATGAGAGACAAAATATGGCTAAGAGTTTGAATGATTTGGCAAACTGGACAACTCCTGTACCTGATGGATTTGAGGTTATGATTGGAGATATTAAATATGTTTATAACTCTTCTAATGCCTCAAACCAGGTTACAGGTAAGTTCAGAAAGCTCTTGGCGGATGATATAACTGATACTGCAAATGCCAATAGCAGATCAGTAGCACTTAGTCTGTTATTGCAAGTACTGGAAGAGAATAATACTAAGGACAGTCAGATTGATACGGCCTTAAAACAAATTAGGGCTGAACTCTACCCTATTATTATAAGTGACCTAACAATTTCTGCTAATTCTCCCGGTACTGGATATATCACAATACCAAGTGGGTCAACAAATGTTATAGTAGAGCCAGGCCTTAGCTTCTTTCCAGTATTAACCTGGAATACGAGAAGACTTGTGAATGGTAATATTGTCGCTTGTCCTACAGATACAAACACAATGAGTGTTACTGTTGGTGGGTCATCTATTGGAGATTTTGGAACCATAACTGTTGATAGTAATGGTTATAAGACTTGGACAGCAGGTGACTATACTGGTCTTCAAGTTCCGGGGGATATTGTATTTACTGTCGGTGGTGTAAATAATGAGAACCTAGTTAGTGGCTCAGAATCCTTAACAGTCAGATATAGAAGAAAATTATACTATGGGGCCCTGACTAATACTATATCGATGTCAGAAATCCTCGGCTTTGACCCAATTGAGGCGGGTTTTGCTAATGAGTTTATTATGGACCCTGACACCTATCTAAATGGAAAACTCTTGGATATTGATACCACTGGCGGAAAATATATCTATATACTAATTCCAGATGCTTACTATAACCCAAATAAAAGTGTCTGGGTTGATGGAGTACGTGATACTGATTGGATATCTGGAACTTCAATCTCTGTTAGAGGAGAAGGACAAACTAGCAGCTATAGATACTATAGAAGTCTCAGACAAATTAATGCTGCCTCAACAATCATCGAAATCAAGTGATTATATGATGGTAATTCTGGATCCCGGACATAATGGGAAAGTTGCAGGAAAAAGAAGTCCTGACGGAAGACTAAGAGAATATCGCTGGGCAAGAGAGGTTTGTAGGATAATAGAAAACCAACTCGATAGCCTAGGGATCAAACATCAGAGAACAACCTATATAAGAGAAGATGAGGGTCCTGAAATTGGACTCTTAAAAAGATGTATTCGAGCTAATGAAATTGCTAAGAATAACCCAAAAGAGAAAATTATATTCTTAAGTATTCATGTTGATGCTGATAGAGGTGAAGGATGGACAAACTCTAATGGTTGGTCAGTCTTTGTTTCACCAAGAGCGAGTAGTGAGTCTAAGAAATTGGCATCTCTAACAGCTAATCACGCTAGACAGGAAGGACTTAGGGTAAGAACGCAAGAAACAGGAAAACTCTATTGGAAAGCTAATCTTACAGTCTTAGGAAAAACAAGTATGCCAGCCATTCTCGTTGAAAACCTATTTATGACTAATAAGAAAGAAGTAGAATTTCTCTTATCTGATAATGGTAAACAGACTCTGGCTAACATTATGGTTAAAGGGATTTGCGATTATTTCGAGATAATTTATGAGTAATAAGAAAGAAATACATGCGATATTAAGATCTGGACAAACAATCTGGCCTGCAACTGCTACGGATGCTGTAGGACATCCAGAACTAGGAGTCGACTTAACATCACTTATTAACGAGTATAACATTGACTCTATTTGGCCTAATGGTTGGCCTATTGGAGATTCTTGTTATAGTCTTAATACAGCACTTGATAAGATTTCCATTGCCTTGCTCGATAAGGATAAGGTACTTGGAACAAACATTAAATTTAAAGGGAGCTCAGGAAAAGTTGAAGATTGGACTTATTCTGACTCTACTAAAACATTCTCTGATCCTACCGCATGGGAAAAGAGTCTTAGTGTAGATACTGCTTTGGACGCTACCTCTGAAAACCCAATATCCAACAGTATTGCAACACAAAGTTTTATAACGTCATCTCCCACAGGTGATGATGCTGGCGATGTAGAAGAAAATCTGATTATAACAGCGCTTCGAAAGACGCCACAAACACTAACAGATGAAGAACAGGCACAAGCTAGGACCAATATTGGTGCTGCACCTGCCAGTCTTGTTGAAGTTGTTGAAAGAAACAGTGAAGAGATTCAAAGACTTAGTTCCTCAGCTTATTACGCAGGTAGTTTTGGGCCTAATACTAGTCTCACTACTCTTACTATCGATTCTGGTGATAGTTCTCTGCTTAATAAAATGTCTGCATACTTGTTGGATACCTCAGATAACAGCTCTTCTAATGGTACTGTTCCAGTTGCTATATTGAATCCAGCAAACTTCCTTAGATCAAAAACAACCGGAAACTTTGTACCTGCTGTTGGGATTACAGTTGAGCAATATAATGAGTGTTTCGGTGACGACTATACTTTTTATACCTATGATTCAGAAAATATAGCCTACGAACCTATAGAAGCTTATGATGGAGGCTTCGATCCTGATGCTGAGTGGGCTATTGATAAGGAGCTTATTGCTAATGGTGAAGATCCCAGAACAATCTATACTTCAACTAATGGAGAGACTTTCCATGCCGTTACTCACAAAGTTAGACCCTGGGAAACTACCGAAACAAAATATACTATCGGCGTAGGTTATCCAGAAACTATATACCTGCTCGATGAAGAACTCGGTAATAGCAATAAAGTTTGGATAGGACTCTTTAAAAATCCTACAATTTGGGATGGAATCACTATCAGCTCCGACAATAAAGTTAATCCCTTTGCCATATCTCCTGACTCTTGTGCTACTATCGTCAATGGCCTAACAGAACAAAGTAGGTGCTTCTATTATCTATATAGAACTAGTACAAGATGTAAAGGACAAGATGGTCTTCATCAGAATATTTCTATCTTCAATAATAGAAATAGAACCTATCCGAGAACAGGACTTAGCCAGGTGGAAGCCGGAGAGAAATCAAGAATAGGTGAAAGTATGACCTATCATGAAGGATCCTGGAGAGCTCTGTCTACTATGATTTCATTAGAAAGATTAAAGGCTGAGAATAAGAATTTTTGGAGTTCCCATGACCAAGGACAAGAAATCAGTGTTCTAACTAATGAAGATAGTTTCAAAAATGTTCTGATAAATGGTGGTGTAAAATATACCTGTGTTGAAGATGGATCTAGTGACACTAACCACTTTGCCTCGTTTGATGACATCGCTAACATTTATTACACTATTGATACTACTGAGGGGGCCACAAATGAAGACGATCCTCAAGTTAAGTGGAGGGATATTCTGAATCAAGGTTGGCCCGCTAGTCCAGTTATGGAAGCTCAAATGGCACTGTCCTATGCTAATGAGATTGGTGTACTGTCTTCCTCAATAACTGGAGGAACAATGAACTACTTTGACTTCTATGGCAATACCTACTATTGGTATTATGGAGATGGAGTCCTTAGTGTGGCCTTGGATGAAAATAGCAAAATGACTAATCTTACTGTTGGTAGAGTTGATACTATCGTAGCTAAGTTCTATGAAGATCCCGTTGAAGGAATAGAAACTGGTTATGAAAGAGTATCAAAAGATTACCAACTTACAATCTATACTGTTACCTCCCTTTATGACGGAATTAACTTTGGTAGTGATAGACTTAATTATTGGAATGGTGGTATAGAAGTTGTAAATAATGTAAGTAGCGGAGTTACTACTGGTATCGATCTCTATTATCAACCCGATCCAACAGAATGGATTCTACCTGGATCTCCTATCACTACTAATACTGACTTTAGCTGGGTTTCAGAGTATAAATATGCTACCCATACAGGCGCCTCACTTGATGGGGTTCCTAAGAGAAGATATCCTTATACTCCTTTTGGTTCTACAACAGATCCCGCTAGCAGTAATAACTTAGGTGAAGGATATCAAGTAAAAGCAGGTATTACAACGTCTGGACTCTCTGATGGAAAGACTAGACTCTTTACTGCTATTGGACGTATTCCTCTTGAAACTGGATCAGTAGTTAGAACAATCCGTGCTACAGGACCTGCTAATTCACAACTTAATACTTGTGCGCCTACCTTAGAGGCTAAATTAAATATCTAATTATGTTTTTCAAGAAAGAAATTATACTAAGTGATCAGTCTAAAGATACTTCTGGAGAAAATGTCTGGTTGAACGGAAAACTGATAATTACTAAGGGATCAGATGAAAACATAGTATGGATATTTCATGGTACTGATTCCTTTGGAAATACTACTGCTTTTGCTATTCCCGTAAAAGGAGAATTAAGTAAGGCTAATGTTATTAATGCGGCAGAGATGACAGCTTATGGACTTCGAGACTCTCTGGCAGTAGCAAGTTATAATGCTGGACTATCTAGAAGATTCAGAGAAAACCCTAACGATCCCGTCGTGGCTGAACATGATAAATTTATTAGGGACGTTAAAGAACAAATAGCTAATTACGGACTGAATTAAGACTATGCCAAGTAATGATGTAGTAAGTATCGAGATCCTTAAAAAAAATGGAATTAAACTGTATCCGTTAACCTCAGTAAGAGCAGTTGTTGATAATGAGGGTAATACAGTTGAGGATATAATAGACTCTAAACTTGAGGGCAATATTTATAGTAAACAAGAGTCTGACGCTCTGATTGATGCTCTGAGAATAGAACTCATGACTGAAATCAATCAAAAACAGATGGCGGCTGAGGCTCTTGTGTTTGATACTGTTCCTACCGAAGGATCTGAAAATGTAGTTCGAAGTGGGGGTATCTATAATGCCATATATCCTAAAGTTTCATCTTCTGCTGAGGATGTCGAAATAAATAACGTAAACAGAACACTACTGAATACAGCCATTAGAAAGACAGAACAGGTCTTAACTGATGTTGAAAAAGAACAGGTTAAGATTAATTTAGGAGGTGTTTTGAGTGCTAGTGATGTTGTTAATAGCCTAGCCTCCACTGAACCCGCCAAGCCTCTGTCTGCTAATCAAGGAAAAATACTTAATGAGACGATAATTTCAAGAACAGGACAAGGACTTTGCTGGGTTATGGGGGCTTCTGGAGGCTCAAGAGTTCCAGCCCGGGGAGAGATCTGGAGAATTGCAACAGATCAGACACAAAGTAACGTCTTTAATGCTATCGCTATTGGAGATGGAATAAACTCTCTTGCAAGCCTCACTAAGTATTATCTCAGTGGTAGAACAGTTAATGATTTTGCAGCTAGTTAATTATGCAACTTATCGGAAATGAAAACGGACCTAGAAGATATAATCTCCAAGCTATTCAGGCTGGTGGCTCTAGATCTAGTTTAATCCTTGCTAACAATGAATATGCTCTGATCAGTTCAGATAACACAATGACTTCTGACGGTCAGGGCGTATTTGATTGTTATATTGTTGGTGATGGTGTAACTGTTGCCAAAGAACTTACTCTCCACTATCTTGATACTACTGCAGAAATTAGTAGTACTGTTGAGATCCTGGAAGCAAAGATGCAGGATCTTTATGGTGAATATAAAATGGAACTTACACCAACAGAGCTTGATGACTTAACTATTAATTTCTCAGGTAATGTTGTTGAAAGTAATAATAATAAGATCCTGTATGTCCAAGTATTGAGAGGAGATAAAATTGAAGTAACACAAACATATGAAACAGCACACGGACTGAACTATGGTCTGTATAGTACTGTACCCTCAATAAGCACTAATCCCGTCTTCTCTGGAAACACTGTGGCTAGCGTAAATCCATCAATAAAAGTCACTATTTCGGCTAATGGATATTTTGCCGTCAGTCAAGATGAAGGTGGAACAACGACAATTAAGAAAGAAACTGACGAACCACAAAATGGTAGAGTTCTTATCCTGGAGGATAATGTCAAGGATCTACAGGAAGGAGAATATGTTGCCGATACTAAACTCGATCTTATTCAGGGTCTTTTGGAGGTAGACTATACTAGTGAGGAAAATTACTCAATAGAAGGATCAACTGGTTACTATAACACTAATGTAAACATTGGTACTACTATTAACATCTCAACAAAAACAGGTGGCTCCAGTAACGCGCAACAATCAATCCTTATTCCTGTTGAAACCGGACATAAATTTCAAATCTCAGGAACAGGAGGTACTAGTGCTTTACTGTGGGCATGGTTAGATACTAATGCTGTTCTACTTGATAAAAGTGAACAGTCTATTACTGCCACTAATCTTATTATTACAGCAGGACAAAATGGATATCTAATCGTTGGTCTCTTAAAAGCAGAACCCTACTCTGTTAAGAGACTTGCCGACATGAATTCAAATCTTATTGAACAGCTGGAAGAAGATAGAGATCGTAGACGCATTACAGAACAAACTTCAACAACTGTCACTATACAACCTAATGCGTTTAACCATTGGGCTACTCCTATAAGTAGTCTGACATTAACGCTAGCAGCTGGAACAGAAGGTTTTGCAAATGAATATATGCTGGAATTTACTGTTACAGGTAATGATTTCGAATTAAGTCTTCCTAGCGATGTGCGTTGGCTAGAAGAACCTATATGGGAGAGTGGCTACACATATCAAGTAAGTATTCAGAATAACCTTGCACTTTATGCCGGATGGGGGGCGGCTGAATCATGAGCAGCTTTCGCCGTAGAATAATGATGATGGCTATGGCTATCGAGGGATATATTGCTGCTTGGTTCCGCTCAGATGGCTGGTTCCGCAGCGAGCCGTGGTAAAGATAATAAAAATGATATAAAGATAACAAATATGACTAAGAAAATTGTAGATAATACTCCACTTACTAATTTTGAGGATGCTTGGGGAGGTATTTACCAGGATGGAGATAATGTAGGTAAAGAATGGGGTAAAAGTCATGAAGTAATAGAGTCTGCTATCAAAACAAAAGTTTCCGAAATAGAGTTAAAGAATGCGTCGCAAGATGAAGCTCTCAATAGTAAAGTTGGGTACGTTAAAGTTGTTGCCAACAGCGATGACTCAGGACTCTGTATGGTAATGTTCAAAGATGCTGATGCATACAGTGACTGGACTTTACTCTCCGATACAGATAAGTGGGGTGAGGAAGGTCTTGCGCTCATTATTTCATACGATAATCTACCAACAGCAGAAGGAGGAGATATCTATACAGTACAGCTAACATTACAAGAAACACCCGCTAGTATACAGGCCAATGATAATGTAACAGTAAATATCAAAGGAACCTCTACTATTACGTATGCTGCTGGTGGAACAGATAATATAAGTGAGGATCTCGTAGTAACTATTCAGACTCGCACAAATGCATCAGCGGCTTGGGTAAACCGTGATCAAATTGTTATTCCTGCCAACTCACTATCGTGGACAGAAATTAGTTTAAAGCCATTCCTGACATCTGGTACTAATTATGTACGAATGAAAGCTGCTGGAGAATATGCTTCATCTGTCTGGCGAAGTTTTACACTAAGCGTTGTTAACCTATCCCTAGTTCCAAATAGTCTGTTGGAATTTCCAATAACAGGAAGTACATTATCTCTCAATTATCTTGTTGGCGGTGCTGTAGCAAAAACCCTACAAATGGAGTTTGGTACTGGTATTGGAACGTCCTTTAGAGCACAATATTCATACCTAAATGGTGATCCTGGATGCTCACGTAATCTCGGAACAGGAACTAATACAACAACTGGTATGACTTTTGAGTTTACGGATCCTTCAACACTATCTACACTTCTCTCTGGTGGAGTACATACAGTAAGAGCAAGGTTGTATGTCAATGAGTCTGTTTCAACTCCTTGGGTAGAAAGCCAATATATTGTTGCTGACGGTAGTAGAAAACTTCTCAGCATAAACAATCTCAATACCTCATTCGATAACTGGAGCGAGGTACATTTCTTTGATTGGGCAGTATATTGTGGTGATGAAGAACAAATGACTGTAGTTTTTCGTCTGATGGATGAAAATAGCGAAAATTCTTATGCTACCTGGACGTTTACTGCAGAAAACAATCAAATGTATAATCTTTCAGTCCAACTCGGAGTAGAAATTGATGATGTTGATATAACAGAGTTCATTGGCCATATGTATATAGAGGATGGTGAAGGAAACCAATTAGTAAGCCCACTATCTTTGGTATTCAGTAATTCTGCAACTAATCAACCTACTAGGGGAGCTAATTTTGCTATTAATCCCTCAGATAGAAACAATAGCGAAGAACATCCAGATACTATAGTAAATTCCATAACAGGTAATACAGTAGAGGCTTCATTTACTGGATTCAATTTTACTACTGACGGTTGGATGGAAGTTCTACGTAACCTGGATGATCAAAGTAGTAATGCTGAAAAAATAAAATCCTTGCATATACCAGCAGGACGAAATCTGGATATAAATTATAATCCTTTCCAGTATTTTGTTAGTGGTAATAATGCTGGATATAGCATGACATTAGAAATTGATTTTCGTACCTATGCTATTACAGATGACACTGTACCAGTACTTCAAATAGGGACTGAAGCAGTAGATGGAAAGATCTGGGGATTTGAAATGCTACCAACAGAGGCCTATATAATGACCCAAGGCAAACGAGCTCTCGATGACCAGAACGTTAGCTGGGCAGAAGAAATGAGAACCCGCCTTAGTATCAATGTGGTATACAATCTGGGTAGCTTAAACCTAATTCGCATCTTTATTAATGATAAGATAGAGCGTGAAATTACTTATAGCGCCACTGACCGCTTTACAGATAGTACCAACGTTAGTACTATTATTGGTAGTTCGGCAGCTGACATTGATATCTTCAGTATTAGATGCTATGAAAACCAGGCACTATCAACGGCAGAGGTAATGCAAAATTATAAATCATCTTTGGCTACTACTTCTGAAAAAATAACTTTTCAGGAGGCTAATGATATCTTAGATGATAATGGAAATATAAGTTGGAGTAAGTGTTTAGGAAAATATAATATTATTGGACATACAGGACATCTACCAAAGTATGGTGATGAAAATAAAGGAAAAACAACTGGAGTTTCTATTGAAATTAAACAAGTTGGAGATCCTACTCATAGTGGAAAAATAACTGAATTAGAATCCAGCGGACAGGGAACTACTGCAATGACTTACTACGACTGGAATCAACAATACAAGATAACAGATAATTCAGTATTTACCTCTGATGATGAAACGACTCACGCAGCAGGTAGTGGATTTGCACTTAAGGAAGGTGAAGCCCTAGCAAAGAAACTTGTTGGAAAAATCAACTTTGCCTCGTCAATGCAATCTCATAAACTTGGGCTAACATGGATCTATAACGATCTTTTTAAGCAATTAATAACTAATGGCGTAATAACTAGACCCTCACAAATGAGTCTATATGCTAACGCTAGAATTGCTGTATTAGAGAAACCGTTCCTTTTCTTCCATCGTGAGACAGAGAATGATCCTTGGGTATTCAAATATCTTATGACCTTTGGTGCAGGTAAGGGAGATAAACCTACTTTTGGGTTTAATAAAACTAGTACACCTGATATGCTGATGGTTGAAGGCGCAAACAATGATAGACCATTAGCCTTATTCCGTATACCTTGGAATGATGATATCACGTACTCTCCCGATGACGAAGCTTGGATGTATAATGGACAAAAACAATTAGACTTTGGATTTGGTGTTACCTCAAAAGATAGCAATAACAAAGAATATCCTAGCTCAGAAAATGCTATTAATGCACAAAAGGCCTTCTTTAACTATGTTTACTTACACTATAGTCGCTTAAACGTATTTACAGGAACTTTAACTCAATTACGAGCCAGTGAAAGTGTAGATACTACGAAACTATATTGGGTAACAAGTAACGATCCTAATATAGTAGGAAGTAGTCGATATGATCTCTATCGTTATGATGAACTTACTCAGCAATGGGTAGATGCAGGTATAGAAAAGCTGGGGACAGGAAGTTATGAGAAATTAAATTTACGGACGCAGTATGAAAACTTCTGTACTAGTCTGGGAATAACAGCAGTAGAGTGGTCAGAGGGACAGTGGGGTAATATTAATAATATAATTATTAGTACTCGTCAAAGAGATTTTCATGAAACAGCATCTAACTATATTCACATTGATGATGCTTTATATCATAGCTGTTTTGTTAAGTTATATGCAGGTACAGATAACCGAGCTAAAAATACTTACTATTATACTGATCCTGTAACATTAAAAATTCGTCATGAACAAGATGATGTAGATACAACATTAAAGACTAATAATGTAGGCCAACAAAGAAAACCATATTTTGTTGAGGAACACGATAAAAATGCTGCGGATGAATTCTATTGGCAGGGCGAAGAATCAGGATATTATAATCTCCTAGAGGAAGCCTTTGAGACAGAAATGACTGCCATGATGAACAATATGTTTACTGCCATGGCACAACTTAGTGGAACAGTTTTAAGATTTCATGAATCTTACCTTCTCTCAACACAGGATTACTTCCCAGGAATTGCCTATAATGAACAGGCCCGCTTAGTTTATGAAGCAGCTGCAAGAGCACAAGCTTCCGGAGACTATAAAAATGACTCTGCACAAGCTATCACTCAATCATGTGGGTCACAAAGATGGAGTGAGTATCAATGGCTACGAGATCGTATTATGTATATATCATCTTGGTGTGAGTATGGAGAATTTGCTGGAAGTTCTACTGCAGCCAATGGTATGTCATGGAGAGGAAAATCTGGTGCAATCTATAATTTTCAATTAACTCCTGCTAAATGGCTATATCCGCGTGTAGGATCTGATAGTAGTAATTATCCCGCCAGTGCAAATGGAAAGAGAGTTAGAGTAGCTGCTGGAGAAACTATTAGCTATCCCGCTATTACTCTCTCATCAGACTCTTGGATTGCTATTAGAGGTATCGACTATTATAGTGATCTTGGTGATATGAATATTGGACTATCCTCACAACAAGGAACGTTCTCATTCTCAGGAAAGAGATTACGTAGGATTACAATCAATCCTAATGGTACAGATACAAACCAATTCCTTGCTACCGGTGTAGAGATAAGCAATGCTATCAATATTACTGAGTTCATAATGAGGGGAGTAAATACTGTTTCAGGAGCTCTAAATCTAACAAAATGTACAAGACTTACTAATCTTGACTTACGAGAAAGCTCATTTAACTTAGTACAGTTTGCTAATGGTGTACCCCTAGTAACAGCTCGACTCGGCTCAACAATGACAAGATTAGAGCTATCCTACATAAATACTTTACAAACTCTCACTCTAGAGGGCGTAAGTAGCCTTAGTGCCGTTGTTTTGAATAGTATTGGAGCAATTGGTAGAAATATTGTAGAACAATGTTATAGTGGAAATGCACCATTAACAGAGCTAACCTTAACTAATGTCACTTGGCAATCAGTATCGAAGGAGCTTTTAATGTGGTTAGCAAATCTACCGTCATGTACATTAACCGGAAGCATTAATATGCTAGTAGCAGCACAGTTATCTTTAGATGAGGTACTAATGCTCTACAGAAAGTACGGAAATATTCAAGATCCGTCTAGTACTTTGTACGTTAATTATACGAAAGTTGCTGTTCAACATCTGTATATCACTGGACAAAAATACTTCAAGCAGACAGGTACTACACAATTTGGCATTACTGCAGATACTGGTAATAATATTGTTTTTATTAATGAAAAGCCCGCATTAAACTGGCAATTTGTTAAACTAGACGAGAATCAACAAGAAGTTGAGGATCCTGATGCAGCAGCGTTTATTCAGATAACTGATTCCGTTGAAGGAACAGCAAACATAGTAAGCTTAAATACTTCTGGAGATGAAACTCGTTATAAACTAAAGGTGACTGCACAACTTGCCAACGGTGACACAGTTAGTGCTTATTGGAAAGTAGGAGCATTTGATAGATTACCCAAACGCGGCGACTTTGCCTATGCTGATGGTTCTTTTGATGATGACTTCCACTACGACAAATCTATAGTTGGATATGCCTTGAGAGTTACTAATGGTACAAATTCATTAAGCATCGATGTGGTTGCGAAAAGAGCAACAGTAGTTACTAGTACTAACTCAGCACTTAATACCTCCGCATTACCGTGGGGTATTCAACAAGGAACTGATAGTAATACAATAGACGCTACAACCTGTTCAGCGATTGCCAGTCAAAGTGGTGTTACCTTAAATAGTTTTGCTCTTGGTAATAGTGGTACGGGAGATTATGACTCTCAAACAAAGACAATCGCAATGTCAGATAGATCAAAAGCTATCATTAAAGGCTGGATTGCAAATCTGTGGAATACCGTTGATTTAACTGCTCCAGAGTTTAGTACAGAACAAACTTATGATCGTGGACAAACAGTCACCTATGAAGGCATCATCTACTTGTGTAAGACTGCCGTTACTGAGGCCGGGGCTTTTGACTCTACAAAATGGTCAACACTTTCTGTCGCCCAAAAACAACTTATGGAATGGGCAAAACAGAAGGCAGTACAGTTAGAGCTCCCAAGAAGTACTACAGAACTTGGAGATATGATGTTAGCACTGAACTATCTTGAGAATGCATTTGGCGCAACAAATCCTCAGAGATTTTATATGCTATTTTATCCAGCTGGATACGCTTGTCAACTATATGTCCCAGAAACAAAGGATGGTGAAACCCTTAATGTGCAATATGGACGTGGACACTGGCTATTGCCTGCTTGTGGTATGCTATATAAGATATATCAATTTTATCATGCTTCGCGCAATAAAGTAAATAATAGCACTCCAAATAAAGCCTATGCCAATGAAGACCAATCACTGGCTGACGCTAACTATCCGCTTATGGCTAATATTCTAAATCGTCTTAATGAGGCTGGAGTAAATACCACGTATTATCCAATGTGGAATAACAGTTACTTCTGGTCGTGTTCCGAGTACAATGCTGCGTACGCATGGCCCGTCGGCTTCCAGAATGGTACCGTGAACTACCCCGACAATAAGTGCAATTCGAGCGTTGTTTGGGCTGTTTCAGCGTTTACTTACGCACTCAGTGCGTAACTTTTTGCTTTGTGGATGGCGGCTTTGTTAGCCGTCGTCCGCTTTAAAAACTATTAATTTGATGTCAGTAGATATTAACAAAAAGAAAATAAGAAGTGAATCCTACGGGACACCATCTAATAAAGTAATTATTTCTGAACAAAATGGAATTCTTGAAGCACTATGGAACAGAAAGGCGTAATAATTCCTCAAGAAATTGTAGAGGCTAGCAATTCAAAAAAGCGAAATCATCGCACTTTACGACAAATGTCTATCTATCGAGATGCGATTGAATTAAAATATAATATTGTTAATTTATATGACTTAGTGCCTCGTAAACTAACAAAATTCATAGATAGTATTCTTTTGACAGTAAGCGAGGCTAAAAAATGTATTGGACTATCCCACTCTGTATATGACCCCAGTCAGAGAGTTGAATATCTCAACATGGTGCGGATCTTCGTTGAGGATGTCCAAGACGATATACACATATTATTCCGTAAAGGACTAATAGGAAAACCAGTAGAAGATAAAATAAAGAAAGTGGCACGTGGAATCGTTGCACAAGCAATAGCGTTGCGCGATTATAACAATGGCCAGGGTAATTATAGTCTGTTATGATTAGAGTGTCATATAATCCGCTAAACGGGCGACTCGCTGCTTCACAAGAAAAGTGTGGCAGCTACTATGTTGCAGAGTCGCATAGAAACAGTAACTTCTGGTCGTGTTCCGAGAACAATGCTACGAACGCATGGAACGTCAACTTCCAGAATGGTACCGTGAACAACAACAACAATAAGTACAACTCGAACGTTGTTTGGGCTGTTTCAGCGTTTACCGATTATCCCGTGCCACAATCTTTTATTAATTCTGTATGGGAAGCATACCATGACTGTCTTCGTGGAAAGATGCGCTCTGCACAAGCTGTTGAATATATGACTAAAGCGAACGTAGATATACCAGTTTTAGCAAATGAAATGTGGGAAGGTACTTATAAGCCTGGAACATCTACCTGCTTCCTAGTTAAATACCCAAAACTGCGAGAAGTTTTTGCAGCTTCTTTCCGAGACCGAATCGTACACCATTGGATAGCCCTTCGACTAACTCCATTGTTTGAAAAACGATTTGAATCACAAGGTAATGTGTCTTTTAATTGTCGCAAAGGGTTTGGGACAGACAAAGCCGTAACACACGTAGCAGAAGGTATGCGAAGTATTTCCAACAATTATCGCCGTCCAGCATGGGTGTTTAGAGGGGACTTAGAGGGATTTTTTATGTCCATCAATAAAGATCTTCTCTGGTGCCTACTGGAGCGATTTATAAAGCGGAAGTATAACGGTGAATATAAGAATCTCTTACTATACTTAGTTCGTGAGGTTGTAATGCATCACCCAGAAAAAGACTGTATTATAAACTCACCTCCAGAATGGTGGAATGAGTTAAATCCTCGTAAATCACTATTTACTATGGAAACAGGACTTCCTATTGGCAACCTTACTACTCAGTTATTTGCTAACTTTCTCATGTCTCACTTCATCAGCTATGTACATTGGCTATTTCGTGGTAAAAATTATTGTGTAGCACAATTTGTTGATGACTTTATTCTGGTAAGTGATGATTTAAAGTTTCTAAAAGAATCTATTTTTAAAATAGAAAATTTCTTAAAAGATAAACTAGGGCTGACAATGCATAAAGAAAAGAGATATTTTCAACCAGTATCTCACGGAGTATTGTTTGTTGGAACGTATATTAAACCCGGAAGACTATATCTTAGTAATAGAACTATTCGACACATGAGAAAAAGATTTCAAGACATTGATAAGTTGATGAAAGAGGGAGATATGACCCCAGCAGACTGCCGGTATGTAGAGTGCGTTATGAACTCATATCTTGGATTCTGTCGGAGAAGAAGAACTTATCGAAAACGACGAAAAGCTATTGACAAGATGGGAATGGGCTTCTGGGAGAAAATGTACATTGTCGGGCCATATGAGATAGTAAAATTAAAAAAGAAATATAAATTAAAATTATGATGGAAACATTTTCAGAGAAACCGGACACCATAATAAAATCTTTTGGTCCAGGAACAGTATATACTACTATCAACTATGATGCTAAAGAGAATCCAGACGGAACTTGGAGTGCTATTAGTGTTACTATAGAGACAAGTGGGTCTGTAACAAAAGATGATATTCTTAATGCGCTCCTAGTTGATATCGACTCTCAGACTGATAAGAAGATCCTATCAGGTTTTACATGGCGAGGGAAAAGTGTATGGTTGTCAGCTGAGAATCAACGTAATTTTTCAGAAGGGCAAAGAGCGGCGATGATTACTAATGGTGATTCTCTGCCAATAACCTTTAAGATTGGTGAGGATGAACATAAATTGCCGATCTATCATGAATTCACTACCGTAGAAGATCTTACTGAATTTTATCTGCAAGGAGTAGAATTTATTAATCAAACACTCAATGAAGGCTGGCGGAATAAAGATGCAGCAACCAAGTGGGTAGATAGTTTAGAATTATAAATAAAATAGCAATGAATATTCGACAATTAAAGGATTCTGAAGGTAATGTCTTTGCTCCTAGAACTCACGTTGAAGCTGTTATTGATGATAATGGTAATAATATAAAAGACTTCGTTCAAAGTGCAGTTCTACCTATTAAGGGCAACCTAGACTTTTTGACACTTCAGAATAAGATCTATGGAGATGGAGTTACTATTAGGGTCTCAACACAAAATAATGGAGTTTATGATGCATATAAAGTAGGTAATGGTACAGATCACTTTAACGATCTAAAGATATTTTATGATTCAGAGATTAGAATAGTCTACTTAACCGAAGCTGAATATGAAGCTCTTACTCCAAAAGACGAAAATACACTCTATTACATCTACGAAGAGGAGTCATGATTATAAAAAATAAAGAAACTGTCTCTATACACTGGTGGAAAATCGTTGGAGGAGAGTTTGTTCAATACACTGCTACCGCCGTATATAGAGGTGCAGTTTTAATTTGGCAAGGCATAAGATCCTGCTTTGGTTCAGGTCATTGGGTTGGTGCTAAACCTTGGCTTGGAAAAGAAGGATGGAAAGGAAATTGATTTTTAATAAATTATGGCAGATATTATAAATACTTTAATCCCTGATTTTGAAACCTCTTGGGAAAACTATGCCGGAACTAGTGTAGAAGAGTTTATAAAGAGGTACCTAAAAGATCATAAGGATAATAAAATTGGATACTTTTCACAACCAGAAAAGGGGAGCGACGACCAATATCACATGCTGGCCTTCGCATCAATAGAGGATTATGAAGAGTGGGTGGGAGATCCTACTAAGACAAATTTAATCTTAGAAAACATCGTACTCCCTGCTGCTGGTGGTGGCGGTGGAGGTGCTACCGTTACTACTCTTAAATTGGAGCTTGTTGATACCCCGAGTACTATTGTTAGTATTGATGGAATGGTATCAGCAAGTATTAGATTTACATCAACACTTAAGGAGGCTGATGCAGCACCAGTAGATAACCCTGTTACTGGCACCCTTAATATTTATGGTCGTACTTCTAGTAATTCATCTTGGGTTCTAAAGGCGTCAAAAAATATAAATTCAGCCAGTATTGATGATGAGAATGATTATGAAACCTATGACATTTCTGAATACGTTGACGCTGATGTTGTAGGATATCAGATGAGATTTATTGTCAATGTCAATAATGATGATATGCAAGCAAGCTCTAATGCCGTTCAGATTAGTAGTATAACAAAAACAACACTTAGTATTGAGTTTGCTGGCAATTGGGAAAGACCTATTATTGGTATGAAGGACGGATCAGACACTGACCATAATACATATCTCTTCCGCTATTATATTGGGGGTGCAGTTGGTAAGGATCTTCATATTCAAATATCAACTTCTACTGGTGATATGGACAGTCCTGGAAGCACTGCAAGTACTAAAGAAATCACAGTAATAGGTCTTGGAACTACTTCATACTTAGAGACACCATACATCTACACATATACAGAACCTTCTAATGAAAGTCAAAAGAAGTTCCTATTAAGTCATGGCGTTCATACTATTACTGCTTGGCTTTCTGTTAGTGGTGATCCTTCTAAAGAATCAGCCAGGGTTGTTAATCAGGTCATGGTTCAGAGAAATTATGATGATAATGATGAGTCCCAGTATGATGGTGTTCCTAGATTATTAATTCAAAATTGTGTCAGTCAAGCATCTAATTACGTAGCTACCGATTTCTTTAGGTATGCCCTTTATTGTGGACCGACCAGCAACGATGAGGGATATGTGAGATTTGCTTTTGGTAATAGTACTGGATCAACTGAGTATCTTACCTTTGAACAAACAGCTGCACAGTCTCTTACGAAATATACCTTTAACAATACTCTTGAGATTGAAGAGAAAGTCCTTAGAACTATACAGACCTACTTGAGAGCTACTGATATTGAAGGATCCAATATGTTGTCAGGTTTTACTGGAAATAGAATACCTGTTGTCGTAGAGAACTCAGAAGACTTTACCCCTACAGCTCACGCATCCTTTATCTTAAATCCAAAATCTAGAAGTAATTCAGAAACAGCAGAAAATAGAGCTACAATTATCAATGCTGCTAATGGCCAACCAGTATCAGCAAACTTTGAAGGATTTAACTGGACTTCTGATGGCTGGATTAAAGATACTAATAGCGTAACAGGATCCGTAGGACAAACAGTGTTGAGAGTCCCAAGTAATAGATATGTTACTATTGACTATGAACCTTTTGGACAATATATAGGAGCTGAGGATAGTAATTCTGATGTAACTATTGAAGTAGATTTCATGGTTAGTAATATAACAGATGAAGATACTCCCATTTTCAGAATCTGTGAAGAAGATGCTAATGGAAACTGTACTAAAGGTATTCAACTTAAACCGCTAGAGGGTGTATTCATGACTACTAGCAATACCTCAGAGAAACAGCAAAACTTCGCTTGGCAAGAAGATGTTAGAACACATATTGCCTTTAACGTTGTTCATAATGTAAGATCTCTGGCTGGTAACTCGGGTGAAGTACCTTATGGTAGAGTTTTTATTAATGGTGTTATTAATCGCGAATTTAAATTTAATAATAGTTCTGCAAATGAGTTTATTAGCTCTGGTGGTCATGGTGGTATAAGAATTGGTGCTCCCGATGCTGATATTGATATTTATTCAATTAGAATTTATACTGGTAGCTATGGAGGCCTTAGTAGTCGTGATGTTGAGCAGGATTATATGTCATCCTTACCTTCAGCAATTCAGAAACAGGCCTTTAAAGTAGCTAATAGTATTACTGCTAATGGTTATATCAATTATTCACTTGCTAAAGAACAATATAACTGCTTACTCTGGCATGGTTATAATGTAAGTAATCACTCTGCAGCAACACAACAGGACCAAAAAGGTTATCTCGAGATTAGTATTGTCAATAAAAATGCTGATGGTACCTATACTCAAGATAAAGACCATTCTGGAACCTTGACTGAACTTACAATGAAGGGTCAGGGTACTACAGCCAAGACATATTACGAGTGGAATAATCAGTGGCAATGGAAAGGTGAAACTGGAGGATTTACTAATTTGAACGGTGAGGAAGTAGGTCAGAAATACGCCATGACCAGTGATATCCCTGCAGCTAAGAAATTGGTTAGTAAGATTAATTACGCCTCTTCAATGCAGTCTCATAAAGCTGGTGCTACCGCCCTATATAATGATCTATATAGGCGTATCTGTCTGACGAGTAGTGACGGTAATACGATAATGAAGACTAATTCTAAGGCCCGTGTTGCTGTTTATGAACTTCCTTTCCTCTACTTTGTTCAGACGCCGGAGGATGCCCAGCCAGTATTCCAAGGACTCTGTACCTTTGGACCTGGTAAGATGGATAAACCAACTTGGGGTTATGATAAGGCTATGAAACTCTTTGGTATGTTTGAGGGAGCAGATAATAATAATCCCTTAACTGACATGAGAGTGCCCTGGAATGAGGAAGTTACTTATAATCCCGACGCTGAGTGTTACTATTATAATGGTCTGAAAAATATTAATTTCGATGCGGGTAATACCTGGGTTAATACGTCTGGTGAAGAGCTACCTTATCCGGAAGAGCTTGAAACGGAAGAAACTGTTGGTACCTTATCAGCTGAGCGTTACATTAAGAATGCATGGAACTGGTTATACGAACATAACTGCTTTATTAAACCTTGGGAAGATACAATAGCTAATCTGAGAGCTTGGACAGAGGATCCTTCACAAAATACTGAATACGATCCTATCAATACCAGCTATTGTTATTGGATGACTAATGACTCAAATGACTCAGAGTATATTGAATCACCAAGTTCACAGTATAATCTATATCGATATAACTATGCTCAAAGAAAGTGGGTTAGATCCACATATCGTAGCGTAACAGGTACAGCTACCGCATCTGTAACTTGGGGAGGAAACACTTATAATATTACTAGACCTGTTTGGGGAGAATGGCAAGAAGTAAAAGTTAATACTAGATGGAATCTCACACTATCCTCTTCAGTAGAAACAGCAAACAATCAGATTATAAGTGCCATTATTGAGGACTTTAAAACTGGTAACGTTTCACAGGCTAAGTATGGAGTGGCATTGAATGTTGAATCTTTCTTCGTTCTTAATGACCTTCTCTTCCATCACGAATTTATTAAGCTGATTGCTGGAACCGATAATAGATCTAAGAATACCTATTACGTTGTTGATCCTGGTACTGGTAAGATAACTCTATCACAGGACGACCTTGATACTATTATCAGAACTAATAATGTAGGTTGGCAAAGTAAACCATATTGGGTTGAAGAGAGAGATATTATGGGTCGTGATATCCAAGGTAATCCCACTGGTACTCACTGGGAAGGACAGTTTAACGTTCTCCAAGATCTCATTGAAAGAGCTTACGGTATTGGAACTGGTGCTAATCAAGTAACCGATAGAAAAGCTAACTCGAGATTGCAGAGTATGATGTCTAGTATCTTGGCAGGAATGACAGCTCTTGCTACTGGAGGAGTTGAAACCTCTGTGTGTGGTTGCTGTCAAAAATACTTCTATAATATTCAGGAATACTTCCCTGCAATTGCTTTTAACGAGACTGCTAAAATCAGATACGAAACAGCTCAACTTGCCACTGAACAGGGTACCTTCGACCCTCCCGGTATTATGCCTATCACTCAGTCTCTTGGTGATCAACTCCAGGCTGAAAAGGAATTTATGAAGAGAAGACTTATCTACCTCTCATCATATTGTACCTATGGAGAATTCTCTGGTGCTGCTGCTTCAGGATCACTCAGTGTTAGAACTGGTCAAATGCCTAGCGGTCTCAGTAATTTGGAAGTAGTACTCAACCTTGTTCCACATCAATGGCTCTATCCCTCGGGTGGATTTGGCTCTTCAGTGGTAACAGATAACGTAAGACTTGCACCTGGAGGTTGGAGAGTCGATGCACAAGGTATGCCTATTAAGATAGTAGGTGAAACAGAAAATCCCTTACCATTTGTTATTGGTACTGTATCCGGTGACACTACTCTGGCTCTTTGCGGTGTTAACTATTATAGAAAGCTGGGATCCTTCAATAGATTCATAACAGACCCAAATGCCACCTTTACTCTCAATGGTAAAAGACTTGTTGAGTTTGATGCTTCTGGTGATGGCTTAGTATTTAGACCTACCAATATTAATATAACCGAAAATACAAAACTCATAAAAGTTCTTGATCTGAGTGGAGTTAGCAGTATTAGTGGTGTAGGTAATTTTACTGAACAATATAGACTCCAGAAACTAGACCTAAGAGGAACTAACTTAAGCCAAGTTAATCTACCTAGAACGGATACTCTGACTGAACTATATCTGCCAGGAACCTTGACAACACTTAGTCTCTCTGATCTACCTAATATCACTAGCTTCGCCTTCCAGGCCATCGATTATACTGTTGGAGCTGAAACCTATTCGGGATATCCAAACCTAACAGACCTAACTATTAACGGACGAAACCTGAATGAGGCTGTCTTTAGTACCTATAATATTGCTTATAACATTTATAGAGATAAAACTAGAGAAGGAGTACCGCCACTTGAAAACTGTAACCTTATTAATGTTAGATGGGGAAGTAGTACTAATAAGATAGTTAGTACTGACGTTCTCTGCTACTACGCTAAAGTTGGAGATTCAACACTATCAGCTAGAACAACCTTTAGTGGCAAAATCTATCTCCACGATAATGAGGCAAATTCAACAGTAGGTTATAGATATCTTAAGTGGGCAGAGAAGATTGAACTGATTAATAAATATGGAGATATTACAGATATTAATAACCCTCTCTACGTTGATCACCAAATCTACTCTGGAGGTAATAATGGATGGTCTCCCGGTGTTAGAGGTGAAATTAGTATTCCTAACTTTATCTATGGTAATCTTCTGACTACTAAGACTGTCGGTGGTGTAACAAAGTATATTTATCAAGGAGGTAGCATTATTCCACCTACCGAAAACTTTAATGACTTCGATATTATTGATGGAAAACCTGCTATTACTTGGAGCTTCTTAACAGTGGAGGATGACGATACTAGTGTTTATATTCACCAAGATTTTGAGGATTCTTCTTCTGAATATGCACCGAGAGTTATTAATTCTGAGTCTGGAGTAACTGGAGCCAACACTGCAACCTCTATTAGTGGTCTCGTAACTATAACAGACCAGCAATCCTTAACAATGGAGTTTGATTCTGCTAATGTTCTGAATAATCCTAACTTCCTTGAGTCTCCTGACCAACAGCAAAGACGTTTCTGTCTGAGAGTCAGCATTGTCAGAACTGATCCTACTGGTAATACTCCAGTCGAGAATAGAACGACAAAACTCGATGTCATTATTGGATTCTTTAAGAGAGCACCACAAGTAGGGGACTTTGCTTGGAATGATGGTTGCTGTGATGATAAGTATAGTACAGGTAAAATCTTAACTGGTGTTGTATTTATGTCCACTAGACAAAATGCTGGAGAAGGTGTTGAAATCTATGATGTTAGAGTTGATGCCTATAACTCAATCGGCTCTGATTATTGGGGACCAGGCAATAATAGTGGATACGATACTATTTTTGCTACCTACGTTAACTCGATGTATAGGCTAGGACTGTCTGATGAAACTATTAGCTCTTCCGCTGCAACACTCGATAATGCCATCTATAACGGTATTACACCCTATAGAGCAGGTGGCGGTAGCGTTGAAGTTATTAATTCTAATTTAGCAGGATCCTCACGTACTATTGGCGGTTCTAACTGGACTATGTCAGCTAGTAATATGGAAATGACCGACGGCGAGGGTAATAGAGTTTGGCTACCTAATCCTAATAATGTCGCCTACGCTAATCCTTATACCGCTGGCTGGTTAAATGCTGCTTCCAATACTAACGGAACAATGACTTACTCAACCTCTATTGATGTCGCCACTAAGACAAAATATAGAAATCCAGGACAAATTGCTACCGATACTGTAGCTGATAAAGTCTATAAATTCTTTGAATATGTCTTAGCTAGAACCACAATCACTAATCCTGATTCTGGTGCTGTTCAATGGATAAGTAAAGATGATACTACAGCAGGACGTGAAGGTGAACAGGGAAGATGGGCTGAAAAATATCCTTTCATTAGACCCTCAGATGATGACACAACTGATCTGTGGGAAGAGAATATGTCCTCTTACTACTTCAAAGATATGACACCAACTACATATACTACGCAATACCAACAGTCTTGGCCTGCGGCGCAATTAACTAATAACGGTAATGCTGCTTATCAGTTTATGTTCTATCCAGCATTTATGAAGTGTAGACAGTGGGAACCTACAACAGGGGCGGGCTCGAATCGCTCAAGCTTCTTCAAGCGGGGGCAGTGGTACCTCCCTGACCTGGGGGAAATATGTAGGCAATGGTGGCTCAACAATAATGGAACCTCAAGAAATGATACCTACTTCAATAAAAACGAAATGGGCAATATGAGGATATCTACCCTCGAAGCACTACCCGAACCAGTTAGGCCTATCTACCACATCCTGGTAAGGAGGGCTCAAGCGGTGGGATCAGCCTCCGTAGTCGGCTGGGGGGCACATGTAACAGGTAATAATGGTGTTTCTGGTGAATGTTACCGTACACTAGCTTATAGGACTAATGGTTTTGTATTTTGTGAAAATAACGGACTCAAGGCATATATTTATAAATCTAACCAATACTTGTTGAGACCTGTGGCAGCTTTCTACTGGCGGCCTGAACTATAGTAAACTTAATCTGGGAAAGGGAGGGAAATAGACAAACTCTCCCTAATCCCCTTTAAAACCATAACAAAATGATAGAAAGAATTTATAGCACAGAAAAGAAACCAGATAAGATTCAACATTTTATGGTTGGAAATCAAATCTATACTGTACTGGCCTATGATGTTCTGGAAAACGCTGATAAAGGGTGGTCCTGGGTTGAGTTTCTGTTTAAAGGCCAAAAACCAGACAAAACAACCATAAAAACCAGACTAGAAAACTACCTCAATGATAGGTGCGACCAGAATATACTAGAGGGATTCACATGGAAAACACACCCGGTCTGGCTATCAACAGAAAATCAGATCAATTATCAAAGAAACTATGATGCCGTGAAAGAAAACGAACAATTCTTGCCGGAAATTAGACTCGGAGATAATACTAGATATAAGTTCGAAACACAAGAAGAATATTACCAGTTCAGAAATGAATACTCGAACTTTATTGACGATTGCCTGAAAAATTGCTGGGACGATAAAGATAAATTGGACGAATGGATCGATAACCTCTATGATGAAGAATAATAAAATTTTAGCTAATACCTCACCCTATGGTAACTGGAACTATGGGAATCTTATTGGGGGAACAGCAAAAATTACGTCTAAAGCTGTAGGAACAGGATCCTGGGGCGTGCCAACCGATGAAGTGTTCCTTATTAAAGACGTCAAAATAAAAATTGAAACACAAACAGGACGGGGAGTCACGGTAGTAACACTGGAGGGACTTAATGGGAAAGAATTCTACCTAAAAGATCTTCAAATACTTAGCGTAACTAAAATCTGCCCCGCCATCTGTGGTAATAGTACTTGTGGAAAAGTTATCTGTGGTAAAAAATGATAGAGTATAATAAAACTAAATGGGTCGACGGAAATACACCAATCGACGCAGAAAAACTGAATAATATTGAGACCGGAATAGAACAAATATCAAATCTCGGAATAATCTCTAAAAGCGTTGTGGGCATTGAGGTAACAGAAACAATACCAGAAGAACCCATAGACAAATACCTGTACTTTATTTTGGGAAATGATGGACAACTTAAAAATATAATGTATGGATCTGTCATAATTTCTTGATCCGGAAGTGAGGCCTAGTGTAAAAGCTAGACTTCACTTCTTTTTTTTTATTCATGGCACATGTAACAAGTGGTAGTAGAATTACCAGTATTCATGAAGTATCAGTAATTTGTCGTGGCACTCTTTCCGGTTCGACGATATCAACTGATGGTAATCCTAATTATTTAAGTAAATCTAGCCAATACTTGTTAAGGTCCTTATACATACATGTAACAGGAGGTAATAATGGTGTATGGAACATTAAAGAGAGGAACCGGGTGGAAATGAGTATTCTATGGGGGAATGGAAATATAACTGGGGCTGGACAAGCTTGTTATAAATCTAACCGATACTTGTTGAGACCTACATTGGTTAGATTTATTATTAACATTAGTTCTTCCTAATACCAGTGAAAGAGAGGTGGTCTGTTTCTGACTACTTTCACTAAGACCAAACAAAGTATCTATTGTTACATGTTATAAGTATCGGTTAGATTTCATTTGCTCACCTCCACCACCAAAAAATCCTCCTCTACCTAAAGAAAATGCATAAATTATAGTTTTAGACAGTTCATACAAAGAATGCCTCCATACATAGTTATTACCTGTTACATGTTAAAAATTTCAACAAGTATGGGGTAGATTTATAACAATTTCCAGCCCCTAATAAGATAAGTCCGTTGTTTAAATTTACATACCACATTAATATTTTAGAAATTTCACAACAGCTAAATCTTCTTGTACTTACTGTTACATGTTAGTATTGGTGAGATTTCATTATCCATCCATTCTGAATATAAACGATTGCTTGTCCAATAGCTATTCCTCCCGGATGAACTTTTGAAGTTTCTCCTGAACTATGACTATATCTATTACCTGTTACATGTTAGTATTCGTTAGATTTAAACTTATGTACTGCAAATTCAGTAAGAACAGTACCCTCAGATCTACACTGAAGCGGCATACTAGTATATTTATCGCCTGCTGCAGCAAATACTATTCTACTCATACCACTATCTGTTACATGTATTGGTTAGATTTAGAATAACCAACTCCAAGTGCAGAACTACCAACTTCTCCTTGATATAGAAAAACCTGTGTACTATGAGAATTACTATATTCTTTAATACAGGACCTAGAATACATAGAGTGACTATAACCTGTTACATGTATATTATAGTAGTATTGGTTAGATTTATAATTTGCTAAACCATCTACCCTAATAGAAGCAGAATTACCAATCGAATCTATTTTACCATTATTAACCTGTTTAGCATGACTTCTAAAACTTGTTACATGTTAGTGTAAGTATTGTTTAGATTTATAATTACTGGCTCCCCTCCTCCAGTGAATGATATGGACAATTCAGCCTGAAATCTAACTGGAGATACAATACTCGTCTCACCAGCTCCCCAGATGAAAAGATAATTACTTCCTCCTGTTACATGTAGAGAGTATTGGTTAGATTTACTAATAGTAGTATAATAACCAATGGCTATTTGACTACCATTATTAATTAAACAATACATAGCTCTTTTTTCACCTTCTCCACAACTACTTCTATTATAACTACCTGTTACATGTTAGTTAGTATTGGTGAGATTTAGAATTAGAGGATCCTCCTGCTCCAATAAAGAATATAGACAGATCATTAGCTTTAAATCTAACTGGAGATACTTTACTTATTTCACCAGCTCCCGAGAAGTAATAATTACTATTTCCTCCTGTTACATGTCTGTATTGGTTAGATTTAGAAAAAGGATGACTACCGATAGGATCCCGATAATGGACTATTCCAGTACTAACAGCAATATAAAAAACAGATAAATTACTTACTTCAGCTTGACTAAATCTCTTAGTACTATCTGTTACATGTTTGCCAGTATCGGGTAGATTTCATATAACTAGCAGTGAATACATCACCCCTATCATTATAATAAAGATTGATGAATAAACAATGCATAGCTCTTTTCTCACCCTCTCCACAACTACTTCTACAGAAACTGCTTGTTACATGTTAGTAAGTATTGGTTAGATTTGTAATTTCCTGGATGCTGAATAAGTACCATCATATTATATGTTATAGAATAACACATTGGTTTGGCTTGTTCTCCAAAAGCCCATTGTCTATCTGTTACATGTAGAGATCCCTGTATTGGTTAGATTTATTTACAGAAGCTATAAAATTGCTATTTCCAAAGTAATTAACCACGGAATATGATGTCTTACTATTATCCTTACTTGAAACCATAAAAAATTGACTAGTACCTGTTACATGTAGAGATCTCAGTATTGGCTAGATTTACTTACAAAATCCCTTCTAACTCCTTGATATAGACACCAACTATTACCCCTTCCAGTTTCCATACTACTAGCTATCGTGGCAGAATTGTTTGTTACATGTCAGTATTGGTTAGATTTATAAATATATGCCTTGAGTCCGTTATTTTCACAAAATACAAAACCATTAGTCCTATAAGCTAGTGTACGGTAACATTCACCAGAAACACCATTATTACCTGTTACATGTAGGGACTAAGTATTGGGCAGATTTATATGTATGTCCTCCAGATGCATAAGAAGCATAAACATTTATACTATTAAGAGTTGTACAACAAGCATTGAACCTACATTCTCCATTAGAGGATCTTGTACTATCTGTTACATGTTAGTATTGATTAGATTTTTCAGGTCTCATAGCAGATCCTCCAGAGGTATTCCAAACTGAGGAATTCCACAGATAATTGATATAAATTTTACTTTTCTCTATTGCTGAACATCTATTACCTGGACTTGTTACATGTATGAAAAGTATTGGTTAGATTTAGTCCAGCTAACAGCACTAGAGGCACTTGGATTTATGATACCAAGAGATAAATTTACTGTAAAAGGTCTTATACTTGACCAGTCACCTATATTATGTCTTCCAACATTAGTACCCCCTGTTACATGTAGAGAGTATTGGGTAGATTTACCTATATTAGCAAATCCATTCCAAATATGATTACCACCATTACTCTTTGTCCAATCATATAATTTTGATGCACAAGAACTACTATGTCTACCAATACCTTCTGTTACATGTTGTAGTATGAGTATTGGTTAGATTTTGAAGTACTACTATAAGTACTACTGGAAAGATATGATCCAGAAGAAAGTACTATTAGAGATCCTCTTGATGCACTTTGCTCTGCAGACAGCCACCTATTACTATCTGTTACATGTATGGAAAGTATTGGTTAGATTTAAAAGCAGTATATTCACTCATTTCAACATAACCATTAGAAACATTAATAAAGTTAGACCTTTCCTTAGTTAACTCATTTAAAGATCTTCTATTAACACTACCTATTTCATGTTAGTTTAAAGTATCGGGTAGATTTAAATATTCTCATACTCCCTACGCTTGTTCCTACCTCACCATTCCAAGGACCTGCAGTCTTACCATATACCGTACTATTTTCATCTACACTAAATCTAATGTTAGCTTGATTATAACCTGTTACATGTATTATTTTAGTATTGGGTAGATTTTTGACCAGTAGGATTACTGTAATAAATTAAATTAACTTGATTTTCTGTAGGTCTTAGTGAATTACCCATAGCTAAAGTATGTGACCTATCAGTTGTCTTATCTACTGAGCAACAGAAAACATTCCAAGGATAACCATCATAGTTATAAACTGTTACATGTAGTAAGTCCATGTATTGGTAATTTAATATTTTACCAGGCCAGTCATGTCTTATGTTTTTTGTATTATCACCAATTATAGTATTAATCTTTTTACTAGATTCATTGCAACATGGAAGAGCTAAGTCTCGCCAACCTGTTACATGTATGCAGATTAAGTATTGGTAAGATTTATACCCACCAGCATGGTAAATACCTATTAAGCTTCCAGATATAAAATATGCTCCCCGTTTTCCATCAATATTTTCACCAATACACCATATACTATCTGTTACATGTTGTAAGTATTGGTTAGATTTGTAATATCCGTTGCCTGGATAAATTCGTCCACCCGAAATAAAATTATAACTAGATTGCTTTGAGTGTTCACATGTATTATATCTCCAGTCTGTTGTTACATGTTAGTATTGGTTAGATTTAATAGGATTTATACCAAAACCACCTAAAGAACATATACCTCCTGTTCCACTATAACTACCTAAACTTAAAAATCTACAAGTAGTAATAGCGGAATCTTCACAACAAGATACTTTATAATTGTAATCTGTTACATGTATGTAGATTAAGTATCGGTTAGATTTATAACAACCTGTATAGGAATAACTTGTCATTGGATAAACATTATTACCATGTCTTTGCATTGGGATTATCTTTGCTGATTCACAACTAGAATATTCCTGACTACTTGTTACATGTTAGTAAGTATTGGTTAGATTTAATCGCTGCAGTAGAATATCCATTATTTGGTATTATTACATATCCTCTATCACCCAGACAATAGATAGTATAAACCCCAGATGTCTCACCACTATCACCAATAAGTGTCTTTGTTGTTACATGTCAGTATCGGTTAGATTTATAGGCTAAATTACCACTGATATTGTCAAATACTCCTCTAGAATCAAGACAAACTCTAACTGCATCTTTCTTTGTATACTCTTGTGTGGACCATATGAAAGTACTAAATGCTGTTACATGTTGTAAAAAGTATTGGGCAGATTTAGTTCTCCACCAGGATCCTCCAGTCTGACTTACAACTGTTGAATTCCAAATATAATACAGAAGCGTTTTACTTTTTTCTGCTACTGAAACAAAATTTCCTTCTCCTGTTACATGTATGTATAGAAGTCTCAACAAGTATTGGGCAGATTTATAAATTAATTCTACTACTCCTCCTGTATATGTTCCTGCAGGTAGATTAGAACTAATGAAAAGATGAACTGATTTATTTCGTGTCTTATCATGTTCAGTAGTACCATGACTATGAAGATTATAGCTTGTTACATGTAGTATAGTAAAGTATCGGTTAGATTTAATCCAAGTAACTGTACTAATACCTGGATTTACGATACCAAGAGATAAATTTACTATAAAAGGTCTTATACTTGACCAATCACCTATATTATGTCTTCCAACATTAGTACCTCCTGTTACATGTTAGTCAAGTGTTGGTTAGATTTTAGTAATGTTGGATAAAACATTAGGGTCATACTACTACTTATTCCCATAGAAATTTTTGGTCTGAAGTTGGCAAAATTATCTGTATCTCCACTAGCCCATATATAATAGCTACTACCTGTTACATGTATGTATAAATATTGGTTAGATTTATTTGCAAAACTACCAGGATCATAAAAAGTTCCTACCATCGAATTAGGATGAACCATTATTATACGATATATACTGTTTTCCAAAACACTTGCATATCTGTCACCTGTTACATGTTAGTCGAGTATTGGTTAGATTTAGGAGTATAAGAATGAGCAAGCATAACTAGATATGAATTAGTTATAAGATATGCAGATCTACGGTCGGTAGGTTCTCCATTAGCCCAACTAGTACTTGTTACATGTAGTGTAGTATATATAAATATTGGTTAGATTTAACTATATCCCAACTAGACTGATGAGATACAATCTTTCCTTCACTTTGATGTACTTCTACCGGTTGACTTTTTGTCATTTCTCCTGAACAATGACTATATATACTAATTGTTACATGTAGTATAAGTATTGGTTAGATTTAAAAGTCAAATTACTGGAAGTAAGTCCTCCATAAGAAAGCACTACTAGAAATCCTTTTGTTATACTTTGATCTGTGGATGACCATTTATTTCCAGATGTATTTTCTGTTACATGTTAGTTATTGGTTAGATTTACTAGGGAAACCACCTCCACCTCTATTTAATACCATTCCATTTCTATTATCTACTCTATGTGGATGAGTTGTAGCCCACCCTTGACTAGGCCCTCTATCTCCATAAGTACTTACTGTTACATGTTAGTATTGTTTAGATTTAGTTGGCTGACCAGTTTGAGAAAAATGAATTAAACCATCGTGAGAATATATAATATAGATAGATATTTTACTAACTTCTGAACAGTTAAGTATTTGATAGCTACTACCTGTTACATGTTCTATTATACCAAGAAAAAAAAATAAAGTCCCCCTTACTCAGGGGAACAGATACCTCGCATAATTAAGATTTCTAAAATTAAACCACTATCGCTATTAAAATCTGACTTATGAATATCAGAAAAACTTCTATAATAGTTACAAAGATTTGAATAACTACCACCAGAAATACAAATACAATCAGTATTAATAATAGAAATCGTAGTAGAACTCACTGAAGATATTGAGAATGAATACCAACCTTTATCATTAATAATAGGAACGAAACAGCTTAATGGAAGATGCTCATATGATTTTACAACTACCTCCTGTTCTGTCGACTCAGGATCCTGCCAAACACACCTAGTAACTTCCCTTTCATGATATTCTGTAATTACCCCCGTACCTGTTTCGTTTGCTGGCGTTGAATTTTGAGAATATTTCCTAATTTTCGATAAAAATAATTGGCCAGTTTCTCCCTGATGATTGGCTAAAAAATATGCCATATAATAATCAGCGAATTCTATACACAACCTATCATCTAGATTACCAAAATAAGGTATTTTAAGTTTCTCAAGAATAGAAAGAAATTTCAATTCTTCTTCTGGATCTTCAATATTAAAACATAAATAACAGGATTCCTTTGTTCTTTTCATCAAATATAAGGATTCGGGCTCATTTTAGTTACACAAATTTTTCGCCACTAAGAGCTTTCTGTTGAATGAAACGGAATGATTGACTGAAATGACGAAGGAGTGAAGGAAAGAATGAAGTGTAATGAGACCAAAGACATGGAAGGAGTGAAACGACTGAAAATTATTAATATACTAGTGATTCCCCTCGCCCTCCCGGAGCCACAGAACCTTTCATCTAAAGCTGAAAGAACCTGAGCCCGAGGTGAATAACACAGTCTCTCCTCATCCTACTCGGTACATAGGCCCTCGTTTAACGGATGAGGCCGCTTCGCGGTCGAGACTTCGTCTTATAGAATAATATACCCTGAATAATTAAATAAAATAATAAATTCAATAAAATAAAA